TTGCTGGTCATCGTTCAGTCCTCCCATAGTTTTGTCCCGTCGAGCGTGGTGCGTCGGCCCAGTACTTCGACGAGGTATTTCTTGCCTTTCTCCGCTCCCCATTCCTCACGACCCTCGCGGTACTCGATGCCTTTCAACTCGAAGGTCATGCGGCGCGACTCATCGTCCTTCTTCGGGTAGCCGAGGGAGAACTGGACGTGGGTGTAGCCCGCCTTGTTGATGTCCTCGTAGCCGTTACGAAAGGAAAACAGCAGTGTGTTAAATCCACAGAATCTCTTGCACCAATATGGTGTTGCCTCCCGGTATTCTTCCGGCTTCTCGCCAGTCTCTATCATCCGGTACCACTTAGCCTTCAGTGGCTGATGCAGGATTTTGATTGGTTTCTGTTCCATAGATTATTTCTTTAGTTCTTCAATAAGTGCATCGGCGTACCACACGGCACGTTCTGCCGTTGCTTCCATCGGGGTCTTGCCTTCCACATTTTCCACTCTGGCACCGGCATTCAATGCCACCGTCAGTTCATGAAACACCTGCGGCATCATCTCCTTCGCAATCTCATACCTACGCTGCTCCCAGTCGATGCAGTTGGCATTCGCATTCTCGTCTCTCATATCGCTCAGTCCTCCCTGTCTTTCTCGTTAAAAGCATCATTTAACTTACCACTCGCCGATGTCTCTGACATTTGGGCTGAGACATGAGTTGCGTTTCTTGCCGCAATAATATCCGTCATCCGCTCCATCATCATTTGAACGCCGTCCCTTATTCCTCTCTCGTAGAAGTTCAGCACAATATCAGTAAACTTCCTGTCATCGACAAATCCGGGAATCATCTTCTCCAGTTCCTTCCTCTTGCCTTTGACAAAGTTCTCAACGGCTTCGTCCTTCTTTGCAGAAGAAATATACATGTTGTTCATACGTCAACCTACCTCTATTTCATACCTAATGCGGACACCCCAACGACGGGCGATGGCCTCGAAGCCTTTTTGTGTCACTCCGTAGAATATCGTCTGGCCTATCTCGCCCCACCGCTTGGCATAGCCGTTGCGAACGAGGTCTTCCCATTCGGGGACGCACTCATTATAACATGAGCCGTTGCGGAAGGCTTTGTAGAGCCCGTCCTTCACCTTGTCTTGCTCGATGCCGATGCAATGCTCCATGCGCTCGTAGTGCTTCTCCTTTGGCATGAAGTCGGGTTCGCGCTCGTTCATGTCGAGCACTCGGAATGCGTGAACGTAGTCCTTGTCCTCTCTGCGCTCCTTCATGTATTCCTCTGCTTTCTCGCGCTCGTCGGGGCCGAAGAACTTCATCGTGTCCATCTTGAAGCAACCGCAATGTCCGTGACCGACAAGGAATCCCATTGTATGATACGACTGCGACAGATGCACGGCCACGGGTCTCTCCGTCAGCATACTCAGCAGGTCGAAGTCCTGATTCAGCAGCCACAGCAGCATCTTCGGATGCTCTGTTATGCTCTCGGACTGCGTACTGCGGCTGTACGGGTAGCGGTAGTCCACATGATACGAAAGCGCGTTGTATTCGAAGAACATCACGGTAAGCGATTTCTCGCCGTCGCTGATGCGCGTCTGTTCGTAGTCAATTACGATGGTGTTACTAAACATGTTACGGTCGATGTCCGTAATCGTGAAGTTACCCCAATAGTCCTTGTGGCCATAGTGACCACTCATTTCAACAATCACTCGAAGTTCTTGATCGGTGATGTCTCTCAGTTGTCTCTTACCTGGTTTTAACATATCGCCAATTTATTATTTTCTTTTAAGTTATTTTCTGCTCTTACTATAACCCCATTACGGCTCTCGCTGCGGCGATGTCGGCACGGGGGCTTTCCATGAACTTCCGATACTGCTTGCAGTGACCGCACGGACGGAACTCGCGCATCCGCTGCCAGATGTCGGCAAAGTTGTCGGTATTGACATTGCCAACTGACGGACACAGGCGGCTTTCGCTCATGTGGACGTTGCCCTCGCAATCCACCGACGGCTTGCAGAACTGGCGGTGCAGCATCATCGTGATACCAAACTCCTGCGGATCGGCTTTCTGAATAGCCACAAGGGTAGCGTTTAGACACGACATGAATTGCGGGTTCTGCTCTATCTCCTTTTGTGCATCGGGGTTTGTCTTTGCACGTCCGAGGTCTTGCATGAAGATGTGAGAGTCGGCATCGACAATCACTTTGTTGTACTTCTCGTATTCGTGCTTATGGCTCACCACATAGTCGTATTCCTTATACCATTGCTTGTTGGTATATACCTGCATACCGAGATAACAAATCAGATGGCTTATCCACTCGATGCGCTGACGTTTGCGCTCGTCCTTCAGCCACATGCCGTTTGACACGATTGTAAAGTTGCAGCCGGTAGCCAGCTCCATCCATTCGCACATTTCGGTGATGTGCTCGTTCTCCGTCGGTTCGCCACCTGATAGAACGAAATGGCTATTGCCTATATACGTGCCGAACTTCACGGTCTGCTTGAACGTGTCAAGCGTCATCATCAGTCCCGTTTCCTGTGCGTCCTCCATGCAATGCGGACACATCATCGAGCATTTACTTGTAAGTTTTATCAACATATCGCCTTTAATTTAATTTATTTACCTTTTAACTACAATACAATCACTTCCTCCTCGCCCCGTCTGCTGACGTATGAGAACACCTGGTCACGGCTCACCTTGCGGTTGCCGTTCGGAATGTCGCACCATAGCACGGAGCCAACGTCGCTCACGGTTTTCTCTCGTAAGTGAGAGCAATCGCCACATCTGGGTCTTTGTCCCTTTGCTTTCATAATCTCTTCAATCCTTTATATTATTTCCTTTGCTTCCATCGGTCAGGCATCCTTCAGTAATTTTTACCATAGTTTGCTCTTTAGTAATCTTATAACAATTTCTCCATTTTTTATTTTACATTGCTGAGTACCCTTTCAAAATCAGGTAGATTGGACTCTTCTTTTCGAGTTAATTCTACAATTTCTCCGTTATCAACCTTGAAGCCCATCTTTTCAAGCACGTCATCGAGAATAGTAGTAACCAAAGTCCTGTCAATGCCCATGCGATGGCAATAGGTTTCAATCAGCAGGGCGATGAATTTGTCAGTATCTACTTTTGTCATAATCTTATTTTTTAAGTTAATAAATCTTGGTCACTTTTCTTGGTCACTTTTGAGTGACTAAGTTCTGTTTCCTTAACGAAGTCAATATATTCAACTGTTATCCTGTCAGCATCCACGTCCTCACGCAGTAGTTTATGCAACTTGGCTGGCGAGAATGCCGACTTCCAGCGGAGAGGACAGAATATGGTGTAATTAGCACCATTTTCTGTGAGGTCATCAAGCCTATATGGAAAACCATAGCTTGATACAAAGCCCATTGTTTCCATTTTGAACTTCTTCAGTTCTTCTGGGTTATTGATGTTTATCTTTCTCATTTCGTTCTTTTTTATGAAATAGTTTTGATACATACTGAAATAATATACCAAATATCTTATCAAACTCTTTGCTGCAAGTTTCAAGGCTTCGTTCAACTCTCTCCATTTCTCCCTGTCGCCTATAAATATAGTCAATAAAAGTCTTTTTATCGTCATATCTTAACCTTTAAATTGATAGAACGGAATTTCGTCCTTCAGTTTCAGCGTGAAGCCGTGCTGCTGCTCCAGCTGCTGCTTTTGCCTGCCGGCCTCCATGAGCAGGCGGTTGCCATATAAGCCCCGGATGATGTTGGCAGCGTCCATTGCCGCGCTGGTCATCTTCTGCTGCCGGTGCAGGGCCTGCACGGGGTCCATCGGCTGACGGGTGCCTATGGCCTTCAGTGCGTCGCTGCCCATCAGGTAGATGTCCAGCAGGTCGCTCATCAGCCTCTCTTGCTTTTTCTTCGTGAGTAGTTTCATATCGTCTTTGTTGTTGTTGAATGTGGTCTGGCTTTGGCTTTCGCCGTGCCGTTTCTGTTTGCGAAGATAATAAAAGGATTATTGGGAGTGGGACATTATCTCAAATCGAACAGATTGCCTTGGCCGACATCGCCCAATCTTCTGATGACGGGCTGATGAACCTGCCACGGAAACTCCCGAAATTCGTAATCGACCTCTCTGTCGCATTCATCGCACAAGCCGAATTGCTTCTGCCAAGGAAGTCTGAACGGCTTGCCGCATTTCTGACATTGCGACCTCATTTCCTCCATAAGGTCTTCGTCGGTCTTGCCGAAGATTTTGCCTTTCTCGTTGCGATGCCTGCGACCAAATATGCTTTTGTGTTTTGCGATGGCCTCGTACTCGTCGCAGGTCACGAACTCATTGTCGATGACGGCACCGATAGCGATAACCCGCTGCTGTGGCTGGCTGAAATCGCGGTTTTCCGTGAGGTCAATCCTTTGGTCGAGCATAGCCTACTTCTTGAAGATACTGCGGATTTTGTCAAAGAACGATGGTTTCTTCTCGGCTGAGCCAGACGTGATGTAGGTTGCGATTGGCAACTGCTGACCCTCTGGGGCGCTGATATAGCTGTCTTCCTTCTTTTCCTCAATCTTATACGTCTTCAAGATTTGCAGCAGTTCCTCGCCCGTCTTGGGAACCTCGGTCTTAATGACAGGTGTCTCGCCTTTCTTCTCCTTGTACTCCTCAACCATCTTGTCAAGCGTCAGGTCGCAGTATTCGTCCACCCAGTCGCCGAGGAAATAGAATCGGTCGGCCACGTTGCGGTTCGTCTTGAACACGCCAAAGAGTATCGGGTCTTTTTCGCGGCGTTCCTTCTCCACCTTGCGCTCTTCCTTTCCCGTGTAGTCCGTGAAGACCACATAGAACTCGTCGAACAATTCCTTTGACTTCTGAACGGTCTCAACCAGTTCATCGGGCACTTCCCTCATGTAGCGCGACAACTCCACAATCTTTACCGTCTTGTCGGCCACGTGCTCGATGTAGTCCTCAATAGTATCCTTATAGACGTAAGTGTTGATGCCCATCTCAATGAGCTTTTCCTCCTTGATGAGCGTATCTGCAAGAAAGCAGAGTTTCTTCATCGACTCCACCTGCCCCAGCTTGTTATACTTCTCTGCCAATTTCAGAAACACGTCGTATGAGCTTTTCAGCGCCTCCGTCGTGATAGTCTTTTTTGCCCCTTTAAGGAAGTCGAAATACTGACTTGGGGTAATTACCTTTTCTTCTTTTGCCATAGTTCCTTATACTTTTTGTTTCGTTACGTTGTCGATGATGTAGGCGTTTTCACCTGCGATGGTCAGGTATTCACGCGCCTCTCTTAGTGTCTTGAAGTCTATCTTCTCCCATCGTGGAATCCAATCGTCAAACCGCTTGTCGATGCAAATGCGGTGGACGTAGTGTAATGTGTACCGCCTATGTGGTGGCGGAATGTCTGGTGCTTGAACGTGTCCCATAATCGTATTAGTCCTTTTTTATTTCAATATCACGGCTATAAGCAGCAGTGTAGCCAAGAGCCATCCTGTCAGCGCCAGTGCGAGGTTCATCACCCATTCGCGGTAGGCACGGCGCTCGTACCGCATGGCATTGTTGATGTGCATGAGCTGCTTGCCGAACTTGCGGTAGAAGGCCGACGTGGCATAGCTGGCGGCAAACTTCATGATGCGCTGCCGTGTCGCGCTGTCGATGGCAAAGGGGTTCGGCTCGTACTCGTCCGATGGCGTAACATAGCCGTACCTCGGCTGGCAGTCGAAGCGGAACGTGTCGGCAATCTCGTCGCAGCCGCCGTTCTGCTCACGGACGTAAGCGTCGATATGGATGCTGCACACACCGTTCTTCTTGTAGTATTCCACTGCCCGTTCCTCAATCTGTTTGGCTTTTGCCTTTGCCAGTGAAACGAGCCTGTTGTACTCATCCTGCGTCAACGTAATCTTTGGTGTGACGCTCGTTTCGTTCAATACTTTTTCTATCATAATCGTATTATTGCTCTTATTCTAATGCTTTTAATAATTTCTCTGCGCTCTCTCTGTCACCGAAGCCTTTGACGTCAACCCACTTGTCGGTGAAGAATCCCTCTTGTAGCACCTGCACGAAGTAGCCGTCGTAGGGGATGCAGCCGCCACCGGGGTAGCAAGGGTATCGGTGTTGTATTCGGTATCGGGGCATCGGTCAGTTCTCCATCAGCCGTTCTCCTTAAAACTTGGGTCAATAATGCTTGCAGGCTCGTCATTCAAAATATCGACCTCGCATTTTCTTAGCCTTTTACGGATGTACTTTTTATCGTTTTCAAAACGCCATAATTCATACCCGTCCCACTGGTCATGCAGCCAATCTGCAATAGAACGGAGCAAGTGTATATCTAAATCAATAGCACTAAAGTCAGGCATCCTGATAGGCTTACGGAGTTTGTATGCACCAAGATAGTTATGTGTTTCTGCTATTGATTTCAAAAATACAAACGTACATTGACCGTTGGAAGCAAAATCCAGACCGTTAAAATGATAAAAACTATTATTTATCGTGTTTTTAATATACGGCAATGAATTATTGTAGTCAAAATTTGTGTCTTTCCAATATTTTTGAAAATAGCCGAGGTCAAAACTAAACTCGCAATACTCGCCTTCTTGGACTTCCATATCCATCACCTTCATACAAGTGTCCCATATCTCAGCAATAATACTAAACTTCTTTTGAATTATGTTCATATTCTTAACCTTCTTTACAACACAGTTAATAAGTCATAAGCCTTTTGAACCTTTCTATATACATTACCATCCATAATACTTTGGAATTTTGCCTCTTCATTCTTGAAGTTAACGCTGTTTTGGTAGAATGTGGTTACACCGTTGATAGCCCATAGACCGTTTCCACTTTCGATTAAGTCCTGACCTATGCCACCTTGAATAGCCTCTTTCATCCCAATAAATATATTACGGCTTCGTGTAGGTATGTCATCATGTTCAATATTTCTCGTTTCTAAAAACACCTTCTTCGTTTCTTCGGAAAAGGTAAGTTCAGCGATAATATTATCAAGGTCACGCTCGGAGATTTTGATGTTTCTAAGGTGTTCAAGCGACTCCTTAAAAGACTTCTGGTAAATATTGTAAACACCAAGTGTCTTATACACAAACTCAGCGTTTTCTTTGTTCAGCAAGTCAAGGTTCGACATTACGTTAGTGGAGTGACGGAACGAAATCCTGCCCGTATTATGTCGCATCGCAAAGTTTAGCGTATTTTGGCAGCACACGCGCACATTTGTTACCATGCATTTCACGCTGCCCGTGCCGTCATGGGAGGTGGTGAACACCATGTACATTTCTACGCGGTCGTCGCCCTTGTTGTCGAGGATGACCTCTTCGGGGAACTTTGCCGTTATGAAGACCCGTTCACCGTGGCCGAGGACACCCGCGCACTCGATGACTGGCTTGTGGTCGGTCAGCCCTCCCGTGCAGAGGGTGTCGATGAAGGTAAACGCGTCAGGGTTCTGAACGATGCCGTAGGAATCGCTGACGATGCCAAGGGCAGTGTTCTTGTCCGTGCGCATGGTGGCCTTCTTGCCCTCTATGAGCGCGTCAAGGATAAGGTCTGCGGGAACGCTGCCACCTTTCATTGCATCGGCGATTGCGGGCGTTATCATCATTACGTTCTGAAGCGTCACCTCGTAGTCTGCGTGTGAAGCCTCCAATGCCTCCTTTACGGTCATCGGGCGGTCAAAGACCTGTCCCAGCCCGTGCCATGCACGTTCTATCCTACCGTTCTCGGCAAAGGAATATACACCGTTGTTGTTCTCTAAGTTGTGTGCCATATTATTTTACTAATTTGATTCTTTCGGGTACGACAATTGTATTGTTACATGACAGGCAGCAGACATCGTCCCTTACGGGCTGTGCGCTGTGCGCCTCTTTTCCTTTTATCTCCTTGCCGCAGAAGCAGCAGTGGATTGTGGAAACATAGTTCTTCAGTTTCTCTGCGTCGAACAGGTCGTTCTCAAGCAGCCAGCATATCATGGTGTATGCCGCTTTAAGCTCGTTCTCGTAGTAGTCCTTGCGATGGACGGTTAAGAGCATCAGCTGCACCTTGCCTTTGCTGCTTTGCGTCATCTGATACCTTGTCGGCATCAGTTCAAGCAGCCGTGACAGCGACCATGCGGGAATATGCTCGCAAGCGGATCTGGATTTCTTGAAAAGAGAGGCCACCGTTTCGGAATACTCTGTCAGCAGCTCAGTCTTAGGCTCAGTCGGATTTATGTACCAAGCCATATCAGCGGTCTTGCAGTCAAGCCCAAGCTCGACAAGCCATCTGCTCTGTTCAATACTTGTTACCTGCATATAGGTTAGTGTTTTATTTCGTTTATTTCGTATGATTCTACGTTCGGGTCGTTCAGTCCGAAGAAGTCCACAAGGAACTTCTCGTCCACGCATCCCATGTAGGATGGATGGAGCACTGCCCCACCCTTCTCCTTAATGGTCAGCTCGAAGTGTCTGTAAGGCTTCATACCGTCGGCTCGTCTATCGTGGTGATGAACTCAAGCAGCTCCTTCTCGCTCGCGAAGCACTTGTTCTCCGGATACCCGTTGCCTGTGTAGGACTCGCTGTCGTAGAGCGTGACGCTTGTTTCGCCTTTTGTCGTGTAGGTGGTGATGCGCTTCACCACAAATCCTTTCACTTTAAGGGAGTTGGTGTCGATGGTATACACCGCGTCGCCTTCGTTGTACTTGGTAATGATATTCATATCTTTAAGTTTTTGTGGCGGCTGGTTAGACCACCGTTACCTTTAATGCTGTCGTATGTACTCGTAAGCCTTGCGGGGTGTCGGAAACTCCGTGCCGTAGCCTCTCCACAAGTCACCGCGAACCGTCACGTCCTCGTAGAAGCCACCGTTGGGGTCAGTCCAGTTAAAACTGATGGAATAGCCCATCTTCTTTATCTTCTCGGCGTAGTCCGATGCCGTCCTGTTGTATTGTTTCTGTCTCATGCTGCGTTCAGGTATTGTGTGGTCTTATTCTTTGTGTCGGCATCTACCTCGTACTCGTTGCCGTCCTCGTCATAGGCGGTCAGCTCCACCTCTGCGTATCGGCTTGTCTCGAATATGTCGTACACAAGCCCGTAGTAGTCGTACTCGGTCTCGGTCTCTATCTCCACCCTGCCCTTGGCGTTGACGGTCAGGTTGCCGTCAAGGTCGATGTCAATGTCGAAGCGTCCGCTCTCGTCGTGGTACTCGGCAAGGCTTGCCATTATTCGGGCTTTCTGTGCCTCTGTAAGCGTTATTCTCTCCATAGTGGTATAGTTATCGGTTGAACAGGTAATCGGCCAACACGCAGGCTGCTATGAGGGCGAGCGGGACTTTGATGCCGAAGATTACAAACTCTCTCTTGGTGAAGTTCTCGGTGGCGATGTCCTTGTCAAAGACGTTGCATATTGCTTTCAGGGTATTCATAGCTGAAATGGGTTTAAAGGGGTTAGTATGCGATTCTCATGAGGTTAGCCTTCTTAAAACACCTGAACTCTTGTTTCTCGGTGTCGAAGTAGACCTGTACGGTTGGATTCGGCTTGCGTCCGTCACCCGTGGTAGTGGGCAGCATGTCGGCTCTTAAAGTACCGTATGCCTCGCGGGTAGATCCATCCACCTTGACGAAGTAGAACTTCACGATTCTCTGTATCATGGCACAGCGCAGCTTATAGTTCTGCCATGCCTGCTTCAGTGCCTCGCTCATGGTGAAACCATTCTTTTTCACGAACTGCCAGGCAAGGGTAAAAATCTCGCTGAGGTGCTGGTTCTTTGTCTTCATACTCGTCTCGCGGCTATAACCCTGGCCGCCCGGTTTAAAAGGGTTGTTTCGTTTGGTTGATACAAAGGTACAAATTAAGTCTTTATTATGCAAATATGTTAGCTCTATTTTGCATATATGGCATATCTTTAGCTTTTAGACACATTTCAGGCCGCATTTTGCGCATATTATATATAATGTGGGCGTGTTCATATCTTCTTCTTGTAGTGGTCACACGCCCTTTCAGAGAGCAGCACAGACCTGCTCTGCGTCCAGTAATGGCAGCGTCCGAGTGTCGGCAGCTGTCCGTGGACGGTAAGCGTGTTGAACGCCATGACAGGGGTTACATGGGCGCATTCACGGCAGTAGTGTATCTCTTCACTGATAGGGGCTTTCTTTCTTGGTGGCATGTCAAAGGTATTTTATGAATTTAAGCTGCTCTCCGTTGGTTATATGGGTGATGCCCGGATATTCCTTCTGTAGGAAGTCCCATACCCTTGTTCCGTGGCGATGCCACATTGAGACGGGGTGTATTCTCTCTCCTGTGGCCGTCTGGTAGAAGTCCACCTTCAAGCGGTCTATGAGCGTGTAGTTGGCGGCACGGTATATCGTCCCTGTGTTCCCGACGGAGGTATCGGCATAGCTTATCAGCACCTTCACTTCGGGGTGGGCTGCACGGAGGTAGTGGTGAAAGAGGCTGAGGACAATCGTTTCCGAGAACTTCGGCATGTCATCACTGAGCCACATACGGTCGAACTCGCGCACCTCGTCAGGGTTGAACCCTTCCTTGATGGCTGGTCTGATGCCGTAGCCGCAAGACAAGGCACCGTTGACCTTCCCACCGTACCACACCACCATTGAGACGAAGGCATTGGGCGTAGCCTTGTGGGAGTAATGGTGTTTCTCGATGATCCTGTCAGCCTGTGCCTTGTCGCACTCCACGAGCTTTATTCCCCTTACAGGGCACTCGTAGCCTATGCACGTGCCGAAGAGGTCAGTCAGCGGTCTCTTCTCCAGCTTCCTTCTTCTTGGCATACACAACGACCTTTCCTTCCACGGTGGCAGTCCATAGCGACCTCTTCACCTTGAACGTCAGCAGTCCTTTCTCCACGAGCCCTGCTGCGATGTTTCCAATTATGACCTGCTTCGTGTCCCCGACGAGTGCGTCAAGCCCCTTGCGGTGCGAGGTGTACTCCTCGTGCGTCTTGCGGAACTTCCGCACGTCCTGCTTGCTGATGTGGTAGCCTACTCCGAGCTGCACGGGTTCGTACTGCTCGATAAACTCATACTTTTTCTGCGGGTCAAGCCGTCTTGCGATGCCGACCAGCCATGCTGCTATTCTATGTTTCATTACTGTCTGTTGTATGATTCGCGTGATATGTAAAGTTGTCTCATTCTCGTGACGGCATCAACGGGTTCGTCCTTCATCATGGAGCACGGACAGACAAGCCATCCGTCGTATGTCATCCACAGCTCGCCGCCATGTTCCTTAACCTGAAAGAGGTTCTGTGCGGCAGCGGTAGCCTCTTTCGTGCGGTCTCTCTTGAAAAAAGATATTATGCTCATAGCTCGTCGTAACATTCCCTTGTTTCTTCATCACACTGTTCTAACCACCACCCGAAACCGGTTGTCGGGACGTTCCGTCCCTCGGTGTACCGTCTGCACCTCACGCGGAGTGCACAGCCCTTTCCCTTGCAGTAGGTGTAGTCTCTGTTCATAGATAAAGGCGTTTGAAAAGTTTCTCGTAGAACCTGCCTTCCATCACGTCCTTGTTCCTGATGCGTATGGTGCGTATGCCGATGCTGCGGAAGTCCGCGTCGCGCCTGCGGTCGTGCTCTTTCGTCAGCCTGTGCACCGAGCCGTCTATCTCCACGGCAACCATGTACTGCGTCAGGAAGAAGTCAAGGAAGTAGCACCGCTTGCGTATCATGAAGAACGCCTGTCGTATGGGCTTCGTCTCGAACGCAGCTGTCATCTTCGCCGCGACGCGCTCAGGCAGGACGGTGTTATGCATCAGCCGCTTCATCGTGGCCGCGACCCATTCCCGCTTCATCGGCGGCAGATCTCTCACGTCCTTCACCTCTATGCCTGGCAGGTGCAGCCCCTCAACGCTTGTGTAGACGGTTCTCATCGCTATTGGCAATGGTGTCAGGATGTGACACCGTTTCCCGATGCCACATCCTGCCCTTTCATTTTCTCGTGAACACTAACGTTACGGCATCGAGAATCTTGCCCACCAGCGGCCAGTCGTACACACCGTTGGATGCACCGCCGACGATGACACCGCAGATGCCGCCCACGACATAGTTCCACGCTGCGGGCAGTCCGAAGTCGAGGCCGTTGAAGGCCACGAAGCCGAGGCCGACCAGCGTGGCGACAATCCATGAGATAGCATGGACGACGTTCTTGTCCTTGATACTGAACGCGCCGTGCACAGCGGCTGTGATGATTTGCGTTCCTACGAGGATTGACGGGATGGCTACTGCCATCTGGTTCAAAAGTTCAACTACTGTTACTTCCATTTGTTTTCGTTTTTTAGTAAGACATGTTATTTGAAAATCACTTTACGTATTTGTCCCTGTATTGCTTCATCACGTTCTCCATGACGTTCCAGTCGAGCGCAAGCATTCCTGCGGAAGCGTCCTGCACCATTTGCAGCAGCTCCGTGTTGTCGTCGTTGTACTTGCAGGAACGGATGATGTGGAAGATGCCGTGCATACATCCGATTACGCCCATGAGTCGTTTGGAGTCATCCTCTGCGGCCACCTGTCCCGACACCATGTCAAGGTCGTGCTCCTCCTGTGACAGCGGCTTCATTTCGCCGTTCTCGTCCTGATGGAATGCCTGCACGTTCTTCCCGAACACCTCCCTGAGTCCCTTCAGTATGTCTATGCGTGAGTTGGCCACAAGGTCGGAGCACAGGCCGTTAAGGTCTTGGGGAAGCGTGTCCTGCACGATGTCGATACAGTCCTCACCGTAGAGCTCGCGGACGATGGTGTACGGCTCGTATTCGTCATCCGTGAGCCCTTCCGTGCGTATGATGCCGCCAGCATCGTAGTCGCTGCCCTCGCCACCGTACTCGCTGATGCTTGAGAGCCTGTTGCTTGCAGCGTAGTACTTCCACGAGCCGCCGTACTCCACGAAGTAGTCGCACAGCCTTTCCTGCCATCGGTTCAGGCGGTCGACGACCGAGTGCATCCACAGCTCGTAGCGGCAGAAGTCGCAGAACTTCTCATCCTGAAAGCCGGCGATGCTCTCTTCCTTGCGGAACGACACGGGGGCGCAGAGCATGCGCATGGGGGACAGCCGCTTCATGATGGCGTTGAACATCAAGGCGAGCTTGGAATCGTCCTCGATGTAGCCGAATGAGGTATATGAGTTCTTCTTCATAGAGCGTATATGTCACCGTGCTTTTCCCTGTATGCCGTGCGTATGTTCTCCAGTGTCCGCCTCCTGAACGCTACCTTCTTCTGTGCGCACTCGATGGCCTTCGCATTGTCTTCTTCAAGTATGCCGAGGCAGTGTTGCAGGTAGCCGTCTGTCTTCACGCTGCCGTTGCCCTTCCCTGCGTTGTCGAGCCCCTTGCGGAGCTCCCAGTCGAGGCAGTAGGACTTCGGGGACACCGTGCCCTCTCCGTTCAGGCAGATGCGTGTCTTGTGGTCTGGCTGCATGTGGCTGCATGACGCGCAGCACTTCTTCACCTTTATGCCGTAGCCGTTCACAAAGTACAGTTCTTTTCCGTTCATAGCTCCTCCTACACTTTCTCGTAACGTACTATCCTTTTTCTCTTCGGTCGTTCAGCCTTTGCCTTGGCAGCGGCCTTCTCCTCCCTGATGCGCCTGCGCTCGGCCTGTGCCGCCTGTGCAGCCTCACGCCTTGCAAGCCTCTCCTGATGCCTGCGCTCGCACTCCTCGGCGTAGATGAGGTTGGCCTTGCGCTTCTCCAAGTTCTCCAGAAGCCGTTGCAGCTTCTTCTCACGCTGGCCAAGGAGGTTGACCATCTTCTCAATGACGAAGTCCTCCGTCTCCTCATCCCTGACGAACAGGGGTGCGTACTTTCCTTTCACCTTGTCGAACTTCTCCTGTGTCTGTCCGTCGAACACGGCGATGCGGTACTTCGGCACGTAGATGTCGATGTCCACGTCATTAAACCTGCTGTGGTGGTTACGCTTGTAGCCAAGCCCCATCTCTTCCAATAGCGCTGTGATGCGCTCAAGTTTCTTCTCGTTGTTGCTCATGTTATTCAAATGTCTATTTGATATTCCTCTATCCATTCCCCGCACTGCTGACACTTCACGGGGTCTTCTGCATACCCGTAGTGCTCCGCGATAAACGCGAGCAGCGGTATGATGTCGTACTGTGTTGTCACAAAGCCCGCCAGAGCCTTTCTGATGGCCGTGTCGCGCTCCTTGTCGCTGTTGTCGTACTCCACGCCGTCAACCTCGACAACCTTGGCCGTACAGCCGTCTATGAAGCGTATTTCCATGTGCCTATGCTTTCTTGTATTTGAAAATAACATGGTCGTGCTTGCAACTACCGAATATCTTATCTGTACTCCTCGCTCCGCAACCATGCTGGCCTTTTGACAATATTACACCTATAACACATCCGTCACAGGAAAATTCTGATTTTTCCTTTTCTACAACGTACCTTTTGCCGTTGTATTCAAACTCATCACCTACCTCCATTTTTCACCTTCACTTTTTTCCGTAATTATAAAATACCATACCTCTTAGCGCACACCCGCGAAGCATCCGCAACCAGCGCACTCGACCACGCACGGGCAAGAGTGTACGTGTTGGAACGGATGATGTATCCATAGCCCCTACTGAGGAAAGTGAACCCTGGCAGCTCATCAAAGTTGGCACCTTGGATGGGTATACGTTCACAGTTGTTGGTCTTGGTACACCAGTTCCGTTTTATGGCATCGTTCACGACGTTCACCGCTGTCCTTGCACAGCAGCCCACCGACCTTGCTATACGACGGTAAGAGACCCCATATTCCTTGTATTCGGCATTAGGGTCATCGCAGCACTTCTTGCAGAGCCTGCGCACCTTTTTCAAGTCGACATCTGGTGTCGGCTCTTTGCGCAGTCGAAGGAGACTATTGATGAAGTCCTTTTGTGCCTGTACGAGCAGGAATATGAGGTCTCTTATCTGGTTGTAGATATTCTTGGTCTTGTCAATCATGAACTTGGATATGTTGAGATTCCTGTGCTTGTTGTCGGAGGCCATTTTCTTTAGGAACAGGTTTCCCTTACCGTCGATATAAACCAGCCCCATCTTTATCAGCACGTCAACGTACTTGCTGACAGTCTTGGCATGCATCATGGTAAAGCCACGTCTGTTCTTCTTGTTCTTTTGGCACTCAACCCTTGTCATCTGACAAACTTTGTTCACGGTGTAGTTGTGGATAACGGAGGAGTCCTTGGTCAGTTCCTTCAAGAGCAATGCAAAGGCCACCGCCCTCTGTTTGAGCGGACTGCCTTCAATGTCATTTATTATCCTCCGTCTTATATTCTTCATAAACAACAAAAACCACAAGAGGTGGTGGTCTCTTGCGGTTTTTCTTACGTATATACTTGAAACTCATCCGAGCTAAAAGTCTACAATGACGCATTCGCCACCACACGTTTGCAGATGCAAAGGTATGCAATATATTTGATATGATAAGCATATATATTTGTTATTTAAACTATTTTAATAATCTCTTTTGCATATTTAGCATATATAATGTTTTGTCTTTAAATATTTCTATGTAATTTTGCACCCACGAACAAGACAAACGGCTGCTACCCGTTGCCATAAGAGAAAATAAAGAATAAGGTTAAGTGGCGCACCTTCGGAGTAGTAGCAGTACTTTCGAGGGTGCGCACGTTTTATAGACAATGATAACAAAGGTGGCCATAAGGGACAACAGGCGTTCGCCTGTCGGGTACTTGTCCGAGCTGAAGAGCTTCGCCAACGGGAAGGAATACTGCTTCAAGCCCGGTGTGAACGTCATCGTCGGCGAGAACGGAAGCGGAAAGACAACGCTCCTGAGGCTTATGGAGGATTATCTCATGGTGGGGTACAGCAGGTGCGAGCGCGGAACCTACAACAGCAATGTCAGCCGAGTCATGGGATTTGGCGACAAAGTTCCCGACGGTGTGGATGCCTATGCCGACTACACGAAGAACACTTTCAGGCTCTGCCACAGCGGGGAGCGCGTCGGTGAAGAGGCAATGATGAGCCGACATGACTTCGCGGCTCTTGTCGGCCAGAAGTCTTCTTCCACAGGCGAGGGAGTGGTGATTGCACTGAACTCGCTGTTCCAGTATATGTTCAGCAAGGATGCCGGGCTGACCTTTGACTACGGGCAGTTCAGGGGAGGATGGGCAGCACCTTACTTTGACTATACGGAGAAGCACCGCGTGACGTGCGATGACGAGTGGACAGTCCTCATGGACGAGCCTGACAGGAACCTGTCGCTTGAGAACATTGGGCATATAAAGGCCATCTTGTCCTTCCACAAGCCGCACACGCAGATTATCGCCGTGGTGCACAACCCGCTGCTCATTTACGCCCTCTCAAAGAAGCGATGCGTGAACTTCATCGAAATGACAGAGGGGTATGTTGACAAGGTGAAGAAGGAAGTGAACAAACTAATACGATAAAACGATGGTCATACAACATTTGCTGAATTTGGAGAATAAAGCGTTCTGTCTGAACTATATGGACGAGAACGACCTCCGTTCGCTGCATGCCATGATAAAGAGCGCATGCCTGACACAGCGAAGGGATTGGAACGGAATTAAACAACAAATAGAAACAATTATAACAGTATGAAATATCAGGAATTTAAAAGAGCAAGGAAGTTTGGTAAGGACGAGGGGAACAAGGGTCTGCTCGACCGTATCGCCAAGTGCGAGGATGCACTTGAGGTTTTTGACTGGCTGAAGTCGAATGAGAACAAGGACGCGGAAGGCAAGCCCATCTACACCGCCTCCGTCACGGTGAACATCCACGGAAGGCGCAGCGAGGACGGCAACGAGAGCGGACTGCGCTCCATCACCTATGACACCAACCTCGACTTTGCCGAGAAGAAGGCACGGGAAAGCTACGACAGGTTGGTGAAGGAGTTTGAGGAGAAGTCAGGGGAGTAACGATGATGGAATACAACAAGGACAATCCGCTTAAAGTCTTTACCGCATTCTCTGGGTATGACAGTCAGTGCCTCTCGATGAACAGGCTGCGAGAAAACTTTCCCGATTTCGATTACGAACTGGTCGGCTGGAGTGAGATAGACGATGCTGCAAACACAGCTCACGATGCCCTCTTTCCCAATGCGAAAGACAAGCAGTTTGGAGATATAAGCAAAATATCATGGAGCGAGGTGCCCGACTTTGACGTGTTCACATATTCCTTTCCTTGTACTGATATTTCGGCGGCGGGCGTACAGGCTGGTCTGAAACGCGGCTCTGGGACTCGCAGCTCATTGTTATGGGAATGTGAGAAGGCCATAGCAGAGAAGCGGCCATCGTACTTGCTTTTAGAGAATGTAAAGGCTTTGACCCAGCAGAAATTCTACAAGGACTTCCAGGAGTGGTTACGTATATTGGAAAGCTACGGCTACGACAACTACTGGCAGGTGCTCGATTCATCCCAGTATGGAGTGCCGCAGCACCGTGATCGGGTCTTTGTTGTGAGCATCAGACGTGATGTTGACCAAGGCTACGAGTTCCCGCTTCCGTTCAAGTTGGAGAAATGCCTTGCCGATGTGCTGGAAGACGATGTTGATGAGAGTTATTTTTTAAGTGATACCATGCTTAGTCGGTTTGCTGAAAAGAGCATGGAGGAGGACGGGAACAAGGATTCTGCCGATGCCATGCAAGGCTCTTTATGGGATGATGATGAATGGGAGGATTAGCGACAATGTGCTCTATGCTGGCAGTATCAGCAGTAGTCAGGACGGCGTGGTTGTGTATGTTAACGGTGTCTCTCCCTGCCATACCGCAGGGCACGGAAACTGCCCCAAATGCTTGCTCATATATGAGACGGAGTGAGGCTTTTAACGCGCCAAACGGCTGTGCGAGGACTATCAAGTGCAGCTACGAGCGCAGCGGATGGGGATTCTACGACCTGCAAGGCGATACTCCGAGTGCCGCCACAAGCGTAATGACTATATATGAGACCGAATAAACTCCCACCCCCATATCGGAAGCGTGGACTGCCCACAACAGCCGATGGCGTTGCACCGACCATCACGGCAAGCTACGGAGGACTTATCGGAGTGGCGAATATGCTGACGGTTGCCCATTTTCCAAAAATGTGTTGTGCGATTGTATATGAGACAGAGTAGGAATAGCTGGAAACGCGGGTGTAACCCCGAAGCGGACGGGACGTGCAGAACCATCAAGGCAAATATGTATAAAATGTCCGTGGCGAACTACCTGCATCAGAACGACTGGGGCGCAACGGGGGCGATGGTGGTGTATGAGACAGAATGACAAGATACTCGTGGAAGGCTATGTGTATGCCAGCCGTCAGAACGGAACGGTGCTGAATGTAAGTGGCGTTTGCCCGTGCCTCGGATGCGGAGCACACAGCGGTGTCGAACCTAAAGTGATGATGACCTATGAAACCGCATGACGCAAGGGCAGTAGGGCGTGACAGGACGCAGGAAGAGAAGCGGCGCAGGCACAGGCACGGCGACCACGGGGCTACGTTCTCCAAGGGCAAGTACGGCGTACTGCTTGGAAGGATAGCGCAGACTATTACAACATTCGCAACAAAAGATTGTATGATAGCGGAGATATATTTTACGGAATGAGCAGAAGGAGCGACAACATACGGTTCAAGCGGATGCCCAACGGTGACATCAGATGCTTTCAGGGCGACACATTTGATAAGCGCGGTGTTGCAGAGTGGCAGATAACCAATCCAAGGAACGAAAGCCCGACCGTAACGACCGCAGGACATATAAAGGTATTTTTGACTTTTGAAACGGAATAAATAGCATGAGACAGAATGATTTTCACAGACAGGTGCGCATCGTCTACCGTGCGCTGAGAAGGAAGTACGGACAGGACAAAGTTGACAACGAGGCACTGAAGCTGTTCAAAGTGGCGTTCCCCATAGCCCTCCGGCTGGACTGTCCGAGGTTCGTGTATCCCCGTGGCACGGCAATGCCAGACGGTGTACAGGAGGCTTTCACCGACACCACGGAAGCTGAGTTCTCCCCGGAGGCACGGCGGCAGCTCGCGGACATCATACGGTCGTGGGGCATCAAGAGCGGTGCAGCCTACGGTATTGTTACGGGTGTTCTCTTCACCGTGGAAAACAGGGGATCGTGGTCACGCGGGGAGCTGCTGCGCTTTCTTGCGGACATCTGTCCTTTAAGCATGAGGATTCGTAAGCTTACAACAAGAGAGGTTTTCAGACTTCAAGGAGTTTCTGAAAAGGATATCGATACGATAGAGAACTGTGGTATTTCCAAAAGTGCGCAGTACCGTCTTGCAGGCAACAGCATCACAATTTCGCCCTTGTATTACATTTTCAAAAATATCTTTATTACACCTACAAACAAGAAACCAATCCAGCAAACACTACAACTAAGTTTATTTTGATATGGAAGAAATTTGGAAAGATATTGAAGGTTACGAGGGAATATATAAAATAAGTAACAAAGGTAATATTTGGTCAATACCAAGAATGGTTCACGGTCAGATGTTTGGTGGAAAGATGGTGAAACAAAGAATAGACCATAGGCAAAGCAATGACCGCATTGTAGTGGAATTAAGCAAGAATGGTAAAGCGAGGAGATATATTCCTGCACGTTTGGTTGCAACAGCATTTATACGTCCACCACAAGATGGAGAGGAAATAAATCACTTAGACGAGAACCCTATGAATAATTGTGTAGAGAATCTTGAATGGTGTACACATAAATACAACTGCAATTACGGGACAAGAATCCAAAGGATAAAAGAGAAGCAGAATATGGCCGTATTGCAATTTACGCTCAACGGGGAGTTTATAGCGGAATACGCCTCTATGCACATAGCAGCAGAAGCGATAAATGCAGATGCAGGGCATATATGTGACTGTTGTATTGGTAATAGAAGGAAGGCTTATGGTTTCTTTTGGAGGTATAAAGACGATGCTCTTTATGCAGTAGCAAAGGAAAGGATAAAGAAGAAGATAGCTGACTCAGCTGCGTCCCGTAGTGCCAAGTTTACAGAAAAGGCTTATAACGTTGTGCAGCTGGATATGGATGGAAACTATATAGCAACATATCCGTCATCTAAATATGCAGCTGAAAGTATTAAAGCTCCGCGTCCTATGATTATAAGTTGCTGTAACGGAAAGATAAAGCACGCAAGGGGATATAAATGGGTATATGAAAAGGATTACACCCCTGCCCCGCCAAAGAAGCGCAACGTGTCGGCGATACAGATGGACTTGTTCGGCTGACGAAGCTAACCAAAGCTAAAGTCGCCCGCCAGTAGCTAACTAAAGCTAAGTAATTTGCACGTTAAAAACATTTTTCGTACCTTTGCATCAACGAAAACGAAACCCCCTTAGACACCAAGGCCGGGCGCACAACAGGCCACCAAGAGTATGAAGCAGGTAACAGTACTGCAGCTGAACGAGCAGAACACCAGCACACGCTACAAAATGTTCGCACCGATAGACCTCTTGAAAGACATGGGGCTGGAGATAAGCCTTGAAGAGTACAGCCTCGTCTGGTCGGGTAGTCTTGATATAGAGGATGCAGAGGACGTGTATATGAAGCTGCAAGGGCGCAAGCCCGAAGGCTACAAAGGTCACAGCCTTTCGGTGAGCGACATAGTCATCATCGACGGCACGACCTTCTACTGCGATGACTTCGGCTTCGTTGACATCACCTTCTCAAAGTACGGTGAGGCTGCATAACATTTAAGACAAAACGGTAACAGGGATATTGGGCTTTCAGGCTTACCGAGGCCGCAGGAGAGGCTTCTGCAACGTAGACGGCCAACTGTGCCACCGACGGCATGAAAAGCGGACACGGGCAAAGCAAAGGGCAAAATGACGCAACAGAAATGGGCAAGTTACTAAGTATAATAGAGACGGCACAGCGGTTCGGCATGACGGCACAATCGCTGCGTAACTGGATGGAGAAAGGCTACATCGAGTTCAGGACGGTTGGCAGGGCAAGGTATATTGACGAAGACACCGTCAATGCCCTGCAAGATACGGCAGAAGAAATCAATGCCGCACAGCAGCGGCTCGAAAGGCTGCGTGACGAGGTCTGCGAAGAGTACAGGCAGAGGGAGCAGCAGCGCTACGAGGAGAAGATGCAGCGGCGTTACCTGAACCTGATGACGGGTGCAGCCATACGCAGCGACTTCTTCCGCATAATGGTACGCATGCTGCAACTCTACGGAGAGCTGAACGACCGAGAGGCAGAGACACTGACCGATTTTCTCAACGGCATGACCCTTGAGGCAATCGGAGAAAAATACGGTCTGACCCGCGACCGTGTCCGTATGCTCGTGGAGAAAGCCATCCGCAAGAGCCAGCGGCTGACGAAGATAGAGGAGATCTTTGCCGAAATGCGAAGGCTGTATGCCGACAACGAAGTATTGAAGCAGGTCATCAACGTGCAGAAAGTACGCCTTGCCAAGTACGAGAAAGCAGACGAGGACGGGTGCAAAAAGACCTATGAGGACTGCAAGAAGTACATGGAGGAGCACGACGAGATATGCAGAAACCTTTCCTTGCAGCTGACGGACTGTGGACTGAGCGTCCGCGCATTGAACTGCATGAAAGCTGAAGGTATCAAGACCGTTGGCGACCTGTGCAGGCTCAAAAGAAAGGATGTGCTTAATATCCGCAATTTCGGTAAGAAGACGCTGCCAGAACTTGAGGACATGCTTGAGCGTATGGGGCTGTCGTGGGAGATGGACGTGGATAGAATATACGAGGAGCGCATGAACATGATATAATTGGATTTAAGAGAATTATAAGACTATGAGCAAGAGAACAAACAGTATCGTGGCGGTGACAATCGCCAAGTACGCAACGGTGTATGTGGAGGCAGACACTCCCAAGGAGGCTGCTGAAATAGTGAGAAACAACATTGATGACATCTACGAAGAAATGTCAGACGAACTTGACGAAGCCTTTGAGGACTCGGACATTGAAGTGGACTGCTACGAGAGCTACACAAGGGAGGCCGAGGGCTGGATGGGTCATATCTGGGCTGACGGTGAGGCGAAGGCACTCAACGAGTATCTGGGGGAGCTTAAAGAACAGAAGGAGGGATGACCTATGGGCATCAGAATCAGCACCAAAAACGCAAGGTGTCCGCAAGGCAACAAGCTGTCAAGCAAGATTGTGTCGTACCTCTTTGAAGAAGAGTACGGCGAGTGTCGTAACTATTCCCCTTCGGAGATTGAGACCATAAGAAAGGCAGCAAGTATTCTACAAAGGTAAGACTATGAGCTTCATTGACGAAGAGATTGGCAGGTTCTACGACCACAAGGTTCCCGTGGCGTGGTCTATAGATGAGTACGAAGAATGGATGAGGTCGTATGAGAAGAACCGCTATAAATACCCCGACTGGGTGACAAAGGACGGGCAGCACATACCAATCTACAGGCTGGAAGACAGCCACCTTGCAAACCTCATTTCCTTTGTTCAGCGCAAAGACCCGAAGAACGAGACCCGCTGGGCTGACCTGCTGAAGCATGAGCAGTTATACAGGACGCTGCTTGCAAAGGTCAAGGTGCTGCGTTCGGAGCTTGCAGAAATGGAAATGGTGTCTGAAATGTGCTTATAAACGAAGCGTAATAGGAACGGGGAGCGACCATTAGCCACTCCCCGTTTTTATTCTGCCACACCTTCACCGCTTCCCTCGCCACCGCCTCCTTCGGGCTGCGGGTTCTTTGCCGCTGCCTGCATCATCTGATAGGAAAGGATGTCGGCGTAGGTCTTTTCGGGGTTGTCCGAAAGGCCAGCGTTGCTGATAGCCTCCAAGGGACTGACGAGCGGCACGTCACCGCCCGCAGTTTTCCACTTGTTGATGTTCAGCATATCATCCTCCTGAATGAACGGCGTGATGGTGTGCTCTATCTGCACGGCATCGATGTCCTCCTCGCGGAAATTCAGGTTGAGCTTCTTCAAGAAAGCCTTGATGACGTTGCCCTCACGCTCAAGGAACTCTATCCACGCACCGCTTTCGTCGCCAACCTTCATGTGTGCATCGGTGAACAGCATCTTTCTTGCATCGTAGCCGATATTGCCGAGGTTGCGGATATTCTCGAAGCTGATGTCGGGAATCTGTGCCTGCATGAAGAAGAGGTTCAGCAGCGTCCTAATGTGGTATTCCAAGGCCGCAATGCTCTGTGCCCACGACACGTAGCTTACATCGCCGCCCTCCATGACACGGTAGACGCGCCGCGTCTCGCCCTTGTTTTCCTCACCGACGATGGAGCCAGCCACCTTCAGGATGGGGGCGCAGTTGTAGGCAAGCACGTCGCTGTTGCGGCTGATGGTGTACTCTATGTCCTCGCGCAGACGGCACAGGCCGTCCCAGATGGGACGCGGACGGTAGATATATACGGCGGGAATCTTCCCGATGTCGAACTGCTCACCGTCAAGCACCTCCTCCCACTCGGCCTTTTCACCGTTGCGCCAGACGTAGTGGCGGTCTTTGGTGTAGGTCTCAAAGAACGTCACCCACTCGTCCTTCACCCGCTTGCGGTACTCAAAGCTCATGGCGTACATTTCCCCGTACTCGTCAATCAGTGGGTAGAGCTTCGTGTCATCCATCGGGGAGAATGTCTTGCATTTCAGCTTGAAGTCACAGGGGAAGCCGTAAAGGTTGTGCCGCTCTCGCTTGGTGTACCATATTGTCAGCGCCTCGCAGCCTGCAAAGTAGTTTAGCCCGCGCCGTTTGTTCTCGCTGTCGATGTGCGCCACGGCGTAGATGCGCTCTATGGCCTTGGCGATGGCCTTCCGCTCATTTGTCTCGGTGCCAGTGTAGGTGCGCTTTACGGGAATGGCGAAGGTAAACTCCGTCATGCGCTTCGTCAGCAGCTGCTCAAGCCCGACGGCAAGACGTGCGGCAAGGTCGCGCGTTCCGTCCTCGTGGATTTTGTCCTTGCGTCCCTGCGTGTCCTTGTAAATCTTGTGTAGTTTTGGTTCGTAGTCTTTCACAAGCAGCGGCCAGTTGGGGGCGAGCGTCGTGCGTCGCTTCAGCTGCGTGATTACTTCCGAAGGGTTGGTGTTGGAAAGAATCTCGTCAATGTCAATCATAATGCCATCCTGATGTATATTTAGTAATCAAATACCATTTTTGCTGCAAAGATACAAAAATATGCTAAATATGCAATAATCTTCTGATAAAATTTGCACACATAACATTTAATTCGTATCTTTGCATCAAAATTTAGACATAAAAGGGTATGAGTAAGATTTGTACTTCGATAAAACAATCCAAGAAACTAATTGAACTTGGACTTGATGTAAATACTGCTGATATGAGATATGGTTATATAGCACCTTATGATTATTCTGATAGAATGTATGATGGAGGTTACGATGAAATTCCGTACCCAAAGGATTTTCTCGTAAAAAATCCCAACTTCTCTGCCAATGAATATGATGCAGAATTACCATGTTGGAGCCTTGCAGCATTGCTTGATGTTTTACCAATTAGTCTGAATATATTAAGGGATGGAAGATGGAATGCAATGGTACAATATGATGGCGAGACAATATATGAAGTTAAAGACAATCCAGTTGATGCTTGTGTGGCTATAATAGAAAAGTTACATGAACTTAAAATGTTGTGATATGAGTACAATTATGTTAGTAATCATAGTGGCATGTTTAATATTTATAGCATGCTCTCTTGTTTCAATAGCAAATACATTATGGAATATTTTACAAGAACTTAAAAACAAATAACTATGACAATAGAAGAAAAAGCAAAAGCCTATGACGAGGTCATTGAAAAATTTGCCGTGATACTTAACTTGAATACTGTCAAGGAAAGCGGAACAATCTTTGCTGATGACGTTAGAAAAATACTCCCCGAACTCAATGAGGATGAGAGGATAAGGGAAGTATTGATTGGTTATTTCAAAAAATACAAAGTACAAGAAGCATGTGGTGTTAAGACATTCTATGGAATACCAACCAATAATATTCTTGCTTGGCTTGAAAAGCAAGGTGATACAAATGAAACTATCAATAGGGATGAGTTTGCACGAGGTGTTCTAATGGGGGCTGCTACACATCTTATCACTTGGATAGATTATAACTCAGCAGAAGGTAATATGTGTCTTTCCAACATGGAATGTGAGGATATTGAAAATGCCTTAGTTAGTGGTGATTGGGATAGGATATATACTTATATAAAGAAGAAACTTGAAAAGCATGGTGAGCAGAAGCCTAATTTTTGTCATCATGAAGTAGATTTATCAGGATGTTCTGAAGAGTACTGTAAGGGTTATTATGATGGCTGGAATAACTGCAATATGCAACATTCACAATGTAATTCTGAGAGTAATGATGTAATAAAATGTCTAATAAATGGAATGAAATTCTATTATGATGACAATGAAGAAGCAACATGGGGAACAGAAAAGTTCTCAATGAAAGTAAAGGATATTTTATCTTGGCTTGAAAAGCAATATAAACAGAAGTCTACAGATAAGGTTGAACCAAAGTTTAAGATTGGTGACTTTATAGTAAATGATTACTGTATGGGCAGAATAGTCGAAATTACCAACGATGCCTATCTGTTAGATACCGAACAAGGTATTCCTTTCTCTTCTTATAGTGCTCGTTTATGGGACATTACCAAAGACGCAAAGAATGGCGATGTGCTTGTGCATAATGGTTGTACATTTATCTTTATGGGAATCAAAGATGGTATAGTACAAGCCATCGAGGAAAATATGCTTAAACTTGTACCCTTTGGTGAACCAGATAAAGACAATGATTATCATCCTGCAACCAAAGAACAGCGTGACAAACTTGAAAAGGTAATAGCTGATGCTGGATATACCTTTGACTTTAAGAAGAAAGAATTGAAGAAGATTGTTACTCCTATTTTTCATATTGGTGATAAGGTTCGTTATAAAAATCATAAGTGTAGTGGGACTATAACTGAAATCACAGATACTGAGTATATCTGTGGTTATGCAAAACTTCCTATCTCAACTCAAGATAAGTTAGAACTTGTTGAACAGAAGCCTATCATTATTATTCCAAAATTTAGGGAAGGCGATGAAATAAAAACTGCCAATGAAAAATCTCTGACTATTACAAAAATTGACGAAAAAGGATATTGGTCAGAAGACTTGTTTATCTGTGATTTTGATGAAGAATGTTTATGGGAACTCGTACCACAGAAGCCTGCTTGGAGTGAAGAGGATGAGAAAAATCTTCAAGGAATAATTGACGAGATTGAGGCAAACAAAAATAATGCTCCAGATTATGACCTTGCGACTTATGATAGGTTTCTTTCTTGGCTCAAATCAATCAAAGACAGATACACTTGGAAGCCGAGTGATGAACAGATAGCTGCTTTAAAATGGGCAATAAATAGTGTACCCTATGTCTATTATACAGAAGAGTTAGAAGGATTGTTAGATCAATTGAAGAAATTAATAAAGTTATGAAAGCAAACAAAATCCAACAATATTTGTGTGATGTTATTCATAGTCAACAAGACTTTTGGAAACATAGTAATGACATTACCTCCCCTACCCATCTTAATGATATAGAAGAGGAATGTTATGCTCAACTTTGTAACTTGATTTCCGATGAAGATAGAGAGGAGTTTCAAGATAAATTAAAGGATTTGTATTGGTTTATTAGAAAATTTGACAAAGTATGAAAGCAAACGAAGCACCTGAGAAGATTTATGTAGTAGATTCCACATTTCCTGATTATGTAGATTTTGATGGGTCTCCTATTAACACTAAAAGGATTGATGACCACGATATTGAATACACCAGAACAGATGCCTTTATTGAGAAGGCTATAAAATATGTTACAAATCATTTTCTTGCACCAGGGATAGATAATAAAATTGAGGACTTTAAAAACTTTTTGAAAGGAGAGTAAGGTATGACAATAACAGAGTGTATTACAGCGTGTGTATTTATTATTTGTAGTGCTTGGGTAATAGTAACATTTTTAAAAGATACCTAGTTATGGAAGAATATATCAAAAAATCCGTTTTAGTAAAGGAGATAGAGAAGTGTTATAATGAATGCGTTAAAAGGGCTAAAATTACTGACGGTGACTATTGGTATGCTAAGGCTGTTGCTCACCGTGATGTATTAGAAATTCTTGATAACACCCTTGAAGTGAAAGATGTGGATTTGGATTTTATGCTTCACGAATATTGGAATCTTTCTTCAAAGATTACTATAGATTGTCTTGAAAGTGCAACAATGACTAAAGATGAAATGATTAATTTTGCCAAGCATTTCTTTGAACTTGGGCTTAAAGTACAGAAAGGAGAATAATATGACACAAGAATATAAAAAACTAAAATTAAAAGACCTTTGTGCAAGATTGCCTTATAAAGTTCTTTGTCACATTAATGGCGATGACACAAACACTCCAAGAGAATTAAGCAGAATTGAAGTAGATGAATTAGATGGTATTTTGTTGGACTTTTGGACTGACAGAGAAGACTATCTTTCTATACAAGTTTATTTGAGCGAAGTTAAACCATATCTCCGCCAAATGTCAAGTATGACTGAAGAAGAGGCAAAGGAGATTGCTATTTTACATAATATTAAAGATATTTTATCTGTAAAAGTTACAAGTGATTATATTGACGTTATATTTGACGATGGGGTTTGCAGTACAGAAACAAGGACGATTTGGTATGACGAGCTAATTTCATCAATCGAAATTTTTGATTGGCTTAATGCTCATTATTTTGACTATCGTGGTCTCATTGAAAAAGGTCTTGCATTGGAGGCCACCGAAGGAATGTATATCATGGAAACCAAGAAGCGGAGCAAGCTCAAAGTATATGAGAAAGATTAACATCAACAATCCCGATGAGCTGAAAAGGTTCAAGCAGGAAACAAGCGGTTTCGTGTCGAACTACGGTTTTCCGTACCGCCTTGATGACCTTACGGAGAAAGGGGCAAACTACACCGTGTTCTGTCCTCTCCGATGGAAGTCTGCGTTTCCGCCTGCCAAGCTGCACAAGCTGCTCCGCGAGGATGTTGATGCCGACAGGATAACAGTTGAATATATCGACTTTATTAAAGAATAGATTACAAAAACACAAAAAGTATGAAGAAACTATTTACATCAGAAAGCGTTAGCGAGGGGCATCCAGACAAGTGCTGTGATGCGTGCTCCGATGCCATCCTTGATGCGTTCCTCATTCAGGACAGGGAGGCGCATGTGGCAGTAGAGACGTTGGTGACGACGGGTCAGGTGATTGTGGCTGGAGAGGTCAGCTCGACGGCATACGTCGACGTGCCCACCGTAGTAAGGAACACCATCCGCAGGATAGGCTACACCAAGCCTGAGTACGGCTTCGAGGCAGACAGCTGCGGAATACTCACCGCCATACACGAGCAGTCGCCCGACATTGACCGTGGAACGACCTCCGACCTTGGACGCTTGCAGGGGGCTGGTGACCAGGGCTTGATGTTCGGCTATGCCACCAACGAGACGGACACCTTCATGCCCGTGGAGCACTACCTTGCCACAAGGATAGTACAGGCACTTGCGGAGATTCGCAGGGAAGGCATGCTGATGCGCTACCTGCGTCCCGATGCGAAGAGTCAGGTGACGGTGGAGTATGACGTGACGGGCAAGCCGTCACGCATTGACACCATCGTAGTGAGCACACAGCATGACGATTTCGGCTCCGACAAGGCCATGCAGGAACAGATACGGCATGATGTCATCAACACGCTCATCCCCTATGTCAAGGCGAAGATTACCGACGGGCGGGTGCTGAAGCTGTTCAACGACAACATCACCTACCACGTCAATCCGACGGGAAAGTTCGTCATCGGCGGGCCAGCAGGTGACACGGGACTGACGGGAAGGAAGATTATCGTTGACACCTACGGGGGACATGCTGCTCACGGTGGCGGCGCCTTTTCGGGCAAGGACTCGTCTAAGGTAGACCGTTCCGCTGCCAATGCAGCCCGCTATCTGGCAAAGAACTTCGTGGCCAACGGAATCGCTGAGAAGATGCAGATTCAGCTGGCCTACGCTATCGGTGTGGCAGAGCCTGTGAGCATCTGCGTTGACACCTTCGGGACGTGGTCGCACGGATGGAAGGACGAGTATACGGCACAGTTCATCAAGGAACACTTCGACCTCACGCCGTGGGGCATCGAGCAGATGCTTCACCTGAAGAATCCCATCTACGAGCCGACAGCCGCCTACGGCCACTTCGGACGCACACCGTACACCAAGGACGGCATGCGCTTCTTCCCGTGGGAGGACGTGATGACAAAGGACGAGCTGCTTAACCACAAGAAGTTTTAGCCTATGGGATGGACTGACGGAATAACAAAGGCTGAGAAGGCCTACATCAAGGAGCACTTCTCGGATATGAGCATCGGTGATATCGCCTTGGCTCTCGGACGGTCATACGAGGCCGTGCGGAACCATTGCGCGGCCATGAACCTCCACCGCATCCATAAGTGGACTGCGGAGGAGGATGCCGTGCTGATGAAGCTTTGGGGAACCTACACGGCAGAGTATATCGCAAGGCGGCTGAAGTGTGCGGATGCCAACAGCGTCTATAACCGCGTCCGCAGGCTGAAGAAGAACGGCAAGTGGATGACGGGTACGAACGAAACTTGATTCTTTTCTTTCTTTAGTTCATTGTAAGCGGGCTGGCCGGTATGTCTTATTGCATTGTTAGTGCCGTGCCAGCCCGATTTTCGCTAACTAAAGCTAAAGGTCGGTGGGTTAAGCTAAAGAGAGATAAAATACTTGCACCATTGCCGTCCTTTTTGTATCTTTGTACCAACAAAACCCTTAGAACCCGACCGCGATAAGGTAAGCGGCACAATGAGTATGAAGAGACAGAACAGTATCGCATTCGCAAAGGCTACCTTGTTTGACATCCGTCACACGTCAAGCCACAGAGGTTACGAAGCATATATCAATAAATAGAAACAGGAGGTACGGATATGGCACAGTTAGTAATCAAGAATATCATTTTCAGCGCACGGGTAAGTCCGAAGAAATACGAGAGCCTGCCTCTGACAAACGAACAGGCTTTCAGGGCGATGATTGACAAGGTGAAGGACTTACAGGTGGAGCAGGGCTGGGAGGTACACGACATCTTTGAGACCCCTTCTGCAAAAGGCTTCATTATGAAGATACGCGCCAAGGACGGGTGCGACTACTACTGCGAGGTGTCTATGCGAAAATGAGGCCGCACGTCGGCGAGAAACACTTGCGGTGGCATAGTTGTTCAACCGAATGCCGAAAGGCCGACAGAAGCAAAACAGACCCCATAAAACGAAACGAGCCTGTATTGCGGGCGATGGCGGCTGACAGACAGGTTGTTGGCAGCTTTTACACAAAAGGGGGCGGTGCAAGGTTTCCTGCCACGCCAAGCCTTTGCATCATCTTTCGGCCTTCATCCGTTATGGATAGCGGGCTGTGGCTCGCGGCGTAAGGGTCAAATATCAACCATCGGTTCGTCTGCATAATGCTTAGTTACCCAATACTTTTATACAAGGGAAAGCTATTAAAGAGCGCCATTTCTGCCAATTCTCATCGTTTTCAGCTTTATCACCGCCTGTCCGTCCGGGTGCTCCTTGAAGAGCCGCCAAGTGTGAGCGTTGAGATCCATAGTTACTCTTCAATTTTGATTTTTGAAAGTGAATGCTCTTTATTCTTGTCGATGTAAATGAGACAAGCCATTGTGACATAGTAGCACACACACAAATGAATCGTTGCTACAAGGGAAACTGCGAAGTAAAGGAAATCGTTGGTTTCTCGGCTTTTCCCTATAGTACCCAAAAACATAACAAAGAACCAAATAGAAGCAATGCTACACAAGAAAATCAATACGGAGATAACTTTTAGAATTTTCATTTTTTTTATTTGCAAAAATAAAAACTTTTCCATTTCCCCAATTGTCTTTAAGCAAAAAAAAAGTTAATATGCGTTAGAACGTTTATTTACTAAATAGTTTTTACTAAATTTGCGGCATATTTTAGGATAACAGCCATGCCGATAGGAATAAAATTTGATATTATATCAAATCACGACCCGATTGTAAAGTCATTCAACGCCATTTCTGGTGCTGTCAACAGGATGTCTGCTTTCGTTAAGAAGGCCGGCGGTGACATTGGTAATGTGTTCAAGCGCATGGCAGACGGTGGCCAAACTGAGGTTTTCGAGCGCAGGGCACAGTCGATAGCCAATGTTTTCAGTAAGCTTGTTGGAAACATCGGTCTCGCTGGCGATGCTGCTGATGCAGCCCGTGACAGGATTAAGAAAGCGATGGACGATTTCGCAAATTCAACGGAACGCCCAAAAGCGAAGTTTCAGAAGTTTGCTACCGAGCTATCCACAATCCTTAACGATATAAAGACAACAGAAGCCCCACTTGGCAACACATCGACCATAGCAGCCATACCAGCATTAGAGCAGCGTCTAAAACTTGAAGCCGACATCCTTACCGTTTTGGAACAGCAGAAAGCAGCCGCAGAGCAGCAGCGCAACATCAATGCCGAGGGTATCAACCGTAACAAGGCAAAGCTTGAAGCGTATGAGGAACGGCTAAGCAAGAAATACAACGGTGCAGCAGAAGGATTCTACGACGAGGCAGACATTGCCCTGTTGGAAAGTGGTCGCGAGGCCGTGGCCAACTGGACTAAGGCTTGGGAGGACAGCAATGCACAGGTACAAACCTGTGACGCGCTGATTGCGGAGTCAAACGCCCGCACCGAGCAGATGAAGCACTCCGTGGAAGAACTTAATAATGTATATAAGGGATTCGCGGACACGGCAGAGTCAACGGCCACAAAAATATTTATCAGTGAGGATGTATTCAACCGTTATCACGAACTGGCGAGAACGATAGAGGACTTGAAAGCACAGATTCAGTCTATGCCCGACAATGACATAGACTTGCCGAAGCTGAACAGCCTACAAGAAGAGCTGGCAAAGAATCAAGAGGAGTTCCGTGCGTTGGATGAAGCGGCACGCCATGCGGCAGAAGTACTTGGTTCAGACCTTGCAAAGAAAGTGGAAAGCGCATTAGAAAAGCTCTATGACATGAATAAAGCGGTAGAGCTGAACCAGCAGCGTTACGATGCACTTGAAGAGTCATTAAAGAAAGCCAAACAGCAGCTTGCCGAAGCCCAAGACCCCGTAGCCATCACTAAGGCACGGGAAGAGGTTGACAGGTTGCAGAAACAGCTTGATGAATGTTCAAATAGTCTCTCCAAGTTCAAGGCAGAGCGGAAGGATGCCGTCAGCGAGGTACAGAAACTGAGCAATGATATAAACAAAAGTGGTGCAGGCGGATCACCGGACGGGCCGGACATCGCAAACGCCGTAACCAGCCAAGCAAAGGAGCTTGTAGGAAAAGTAGCAGCCATTGCAGGCATCGGGCTCGGGCTTAACGAACTAAAGGACTTCTTTGAAAAAGCCCGTGAGTGGCGAGAATATTTTCAGGACATCGAATCATCTATGAAGGTATTCCTCGGCAGTGCAGAAAAGGGTGCTGAGTTCACCGCCAAGCTGAAGGATTATGCCTACTACAATATGTCCGAGTTCTCGGACTTGGCAAAAGCCTCTCAGCAGATGATTTCCTATGGTCACAACGTCGATACTATCATCCCGCGTCTTGACCAGCTTTCCAATGTCGCAACAGGCACACATGGCTCGCTGATGGAACTTGTCGATGCTTATAACCGCGCCAAGGCTACTGGTGTGGTAGATGCACGAGGTATTCAACAATGGGCTGTGAAGGGTGTAATGATTAAGGACGTGTTGCGTGATATGGGTGAAACCGTGTCTGGTACTACCATTTCCTTTGATCAGCTTAACAAGGTTCTCGACAAGGTAACAGGTGAGGGCGGTATGTTCCACAACCTCATGCTGTCAATGATGGATAACATTAGCGCAGAGTCCGGACAGTTGGAGGATAACCTCGCCGCAATGTACGAGGAAATCGGCCAGAAGTTCGAAGGAGTCTTTGTGAAGTGGCTCAAATTGCAGAGCGCAATGGCAGAAGGTCGCGGAAACTTTGTCAGTGATGAACTACTTGACTGGGGGGCTGAAAAAGCCAATTCCGCACTTGACTATTTGCTGGAGAACTGGCAGAAGATTATTAATACCATAAAAGATGTAGTAGTAGCATACGGAATATATCGTGCTGCACTTATAGCCAACAATGCATTAGAGAAAGCATCGGCTGCTTGGAAATCATTCAACGCGGCTGCTATAAAAGCGAGTGAACTGGCAACCAAGCGTGAAATGGCCGCAAAGATAGCAGAGACGGCATCGGAAGCTGCTAACACGGCAGGAACAAGGCTTAACACGGTTGAAAAGACAAAGAATGCTTCGGCCACACAGCTATTGGCATTGGCACAGCAAAGATTGCAAGCAGTCATGGCGGCGCATCCATACGCCCTTGTCGTGGCCGCATTGGGTGCTTTAGCTTATGCTTGCTACGCCTACCATGATAGTCAATTGACGGCAGCGGAATCACAGAAACTACTCAACGATACAGCAGCTGAATATGCAGAGCAATTGAAAAACCAGGAAGGTGAGATACGGAGCAATATTAGCATTATTCAAAGCAATACCGCTTCTTTGATAGCTCAGACGGAAGCCTATAAAAAGCTTATACAATTGCGTGGAATCTTTGCAAACTATTCGATGGAAGAACTTAAAGGAATGTCATCTGAACGAATAGAAGCGTTGATAAGCCGTAGTTCTGAAGAAGAGATGAAGTCGTGGGAGCAACGTCGTTATGAGGCTGTTCAAGAGTTGCAGGAAAAATATAAGGATGCAGGAATCGCTTTCTTCCATGATGCAGATAGGCGAATTGACGCTATGGCTGAGAAACACAATCTTGGCGAGGAATGGGCGAAGTCTCTGAAAGATGACATTGGCAGTACAACAGATTTAAGCGACTTCTTCGACCGTCAAGCGACAGATGCGGCTAATGAGTTACAAGATAAACTGATAGAAGGAGCAGAAAATGGGATTATTGCAGGATTCAAGAACGGTTTTTCTTCCCCAGAAGTCAGTAACACAGCTACTGATGTTCTTAAGTCTTTGTATTCTGAAATAACACCACTCGACAACAAAACAAAGGAAAATATTGAGAGCTTAAAGCAGTACGAAGAAGAACTGCGTAATCTTAAAAATGAAAGGGAATCTCTTAAAGAGCAAGACCCAACGGGGGAGGCTGGTGCAATACAGCTACGTCTTCTTGAAATAGATGGCTTGTTGCCTAAAATAGGTGGGAAAATAGAAGAAATCAAGAGGAATCAGTCTGAAATTGACTCACAGGTTTCTGAAATATCCAACAAATATAAGTCACAATTTCAGGAGCAGATACAAAAGGCAAAAGAAAAAGTAGAAGAACTCGGCAATCAGATGGACAAAGCATCTGGCAGTAGAAAGGCCGAGATACGGGTAAAGTGGGAGAAGGCCATAAAAGACCTTGACTCATACGAGAGCATTATGAAGCTCATAGAGGCAGGAGATACGGAAGTAGTAGTGCGAATAAACCGAAAAATAGAAAACATCCAGCTGGGTGACCAAGCTCTTGTTAAGATAGGGAAGGACTACGAAAAAATAGACGACCTTGCACAGGAGTTTATGAATCGTCTCGGTGCAGCACGGAAGGAGTTTGCCGAAATGAGCGGTGAAGGCGGTCGCAGCGCAGAAGAGATAGCCGAAGCATACGGAATAACGTCCCAAAGCGTTGAGGAAGATATTGACAATGCGAAGAAGAAAATACAGGATGATATAGACGAGTTAAGCAAAAAGTTAGAAGATGCTAAAGACGAGAACGAAGCCCGTCCGCTTGAATTGGAGATTCAGCGCAAGCAGGAACAGCTGCAATACATCGATGACCTCAAAACAAAGTTGTTAGATATTTGTAAGAATCCGTTTGACGCAAACATTCTTGTAAACATCACTGGCAAAGTCTCCGGATGGGTGAAGAAGCTCTTGGAAATGGCTGGCATAATACAAAAAGGTGAGAATACTGACGGCACGGATATATCAGAGCGAGGAAAGACAGAAGGAAAAACGGCTCAGTCAAATATCGACAGCAGCTCAACAGGCAGCTCCACTCCTACATCCACGAAGTATTGGAAAGCCGAAGCAGAAAAGGATCAGAAGAAACGGATGGCCGAATACAATCGTTTTCTAAGTGGCAAAGGACAAAGCGATGATGGCACTATAGATTTCTCTAACCTCACACAGAAGGAGTATGAGGAACTGAAGCAGCGTTACAAGGACGTTGAGCAGCTGATGAAGAAAGGTTCGGAGCTCGCCAAACAGCGTGCCGCCGCACAGGTCAAGGAGAAGCAGCAGGCTCAGAAGCACACCGAGGAGATGGTGAAGCTGGAGGGTGACGCGGAGCGTGCCCGTGAGGATGCGAGGATTGCGGGGATAAAGTCTGCCGCAGAGCGAGAGAGGGCTGAGCGGGAGGCACAGCACATGCGCACCATAGAGGACATCAAGCGGCAGGAAGAGGACATCTACAAGAAAATCTACCAAGACCGCAAGACCGCCTACGAGACCGCCAACAAGGGCAAGCAGAACGTCACGCCCTTCGAGCTGACAGCCGAGGGAAAGGGCGGCTGGCAGGGGCTTGTGCGCAACTCCCTCGAATCCGTACAGGACGCAGAGAAGCAGATGCTCCGCACGTTCGGCAAGGGCGATATCATGGATGCCTTACAGCAGCAGTTCGGCAACGGCAACGTCGATGTGCTTGCCCGTCCGCTGATAGATGCCGCAGAGCTTGTCAGGAAAGGATGGACGGACGCAGGCGACGGTATCGCTACCGTGTTCTCATCATCCTACGAGGTTATGGATAAGTACGGGAAGTCCCACGAGATCCTTGTCACCCCTATCCTACCCGACGGCACGGTGCTCTCACAGAAGGAGCTGGAGGATTATATCGGCAATTCGCTTGAAGGTGCAGACAATATTCTCGAAGCTGACGAGAAGAAACTTGTGATAGCCGTAGACATCCCCGTGCCCGATGCACAGCTACAGAAGCTGCACGAACAGCTGACAGACCTTCCCACGGACAAGATAGAGAGAATACAGGAGCTCTACAACACCATCGACCCCGACCCTGCCATTGCTGCCATCAGGAAGATACAGCAGAGCCTTGACACCATTGACCCGTCACAGCTTGAAGGGACGTTCAGGACGTTAGAAAGCCTGAACGTGTCAAATCTTACCGAGCAGGAGAACGCAATGCTACGCGAGTTCCTGAAGAAGCAGGCAAGCGAGGCCGCAAAGACGAACGCAGCGCTGACACGCGAACGCTTGCAGTCCATGCGAGACTACTTGAAGGAATACGGCACACTCGAACAGCAGCGAATGCTTATTACCGAGGAGTACGAGGATAAGATAAGTGCTGCACGTGCTGAAAAGAACGAGGGCGCAGCATTGAAGTACACAAAGGAACTGCAGAAGATACAAGGGCAGTTGACTTTTGAGAATATATCGAAAGATATAGACTGGAAGGCGCTTTTTGGTGGCATTGGTGCAATGTCGAAGCAGATGATGCAGGAAATGATGAGCCGTCTTCAGTCTTATACCAAGACCGACGAGTTCCAGAAAAGCGGTGCGGAGAATCAGGAGAAGGTGGTGCAGCTGATGTCAGAGCTGAGAAGCTATCTTGGTTCGGAAGATGCTGCAATGACCGACCTCGCGGCTGCTATGATAAACTTCAACAATGCCGTGACCCGTCTTGAAACGGCTCAGAGGGAAGAGCAGTCCGCAAAGTCCCAATATGAGCAGGCGAAAGGCACGGACAGCGAGGCCAAGATGAAAGAGGCGTTCGACAAGGCAAGCGCATCCGTTGTTGAAGCGCAGGAGGACGTTAGGAACTTTGGTACGGCACTGAATCAGGCGAGCGATGCCGTTGTCAATTACGTATCAAAGCTCGATGTTGCCCTGAAAGATTCGCCCTGGGCAGGAACGAAAGGGTTCAATAGTTTGCAAAGTGCTTCCAGCGATATTAGCAGGTTCATCGGCGATGTCAACAAAAAGACCGCAGAGGATATGGCTGAGAGGCTGAAAGGAAACATCGGCTTTGAGCAGATGCAGCAAGAGCTTGCCGAGGCCGTGGCTGGCGGTGATATCAATCAGGCGCAGGCCGACAACCAGCTTGTCAGCGCATTCGGCACAAGCATGGAAAAAACCCTTTTTGATGTCAAAGAGCTCCTTGGTGGCATGGGCGGCACGATGGAAGGTCTGCTGTCAAGCTCCGTTGGATTCTTCTTGCAGGTGCCAGAGCTTATACTCAATCTCGCCAACTCTATCAAGGGGATGGTGACGGGAATCCTTGACTCGATGACCGAACTTATATCGTTTGAATGGCTGAGTGACCTTGTGAACAGCATTCTCAAATCAATTGGGAACCTCGTGCAAGCAATCTTTGACCTTCCTGCCAATCTGTTCAACGCTTTGAGCTCAATCATAACAGATGGCGTCGGTGGGCTTCTGCAAAGCGTCGGCAATGCTATCACGTTTGGCGGCTTAGACACGTGGCTTGGGAATCGGAGCAACGCAGAGGACATTATGGACTATCGGAAGGAGTTGATGGGCAAGCTTGAAATCATCAACGACTCCGTAAAGCGAATGACCGATACGCTGTCTGAATCGTATGGCATGTCGGCTGTCGAAACGGCAAAGGGAATAGAGAAACTGCTCGAAGAACAGCAGTACTACTACAAGGAAAATGTCTTGTCGGCAGGCAACAGTGATTACGGTGGTCGTCACTCTGAGTGGTGGCATCGTAACAAGAACGGTGGTGAGGACTGGCGTACGTTCGGTGGTGAGGTTCGACACGGATATGTAGACACGCTAAAAAAATGGATGGAGGCCAACGGGTACGGAACGTTCAAAGGTACATCGTGGCAGAACTTCTTTGACTATCTCGGTGGCCTTGAGAATGGCCAGGGAGCAGAAATTCTCAGCAGGATACGAGAAACACCGGAATTGCAGAAAGTGTGGTATGAGCTGATGCGTAAGGACTCTTACGACAACGGTCAGATAGCCAAGGCCGTAACAGAGTGGGCTGACAGCTATGAGGACATCAAGAAGCTGAAAGACCAGCTCAACGAACAGCTTCTCGGTACAACGGCAGAGAATATCTTCAATGACTTCATGAACGCTCTCTACGACATGGCAGACGGGGCAGAGGACGTGTTTGACGATATAGCGGAAAGCTGGCAGAAGATGATAAACCGTATGATGATTAATAACATCGTAGGCCAGAAGTTGAGGGAAGAACTTGAAAAAGAGTACGACACGTGGGCTAAGGAAGTAGAAAAAGCAAACAATATCGAAGACGAGAATAAAAGGCGGCAGGCCATTGACAATGCAAACAAGACCTTCTACAACGCCTACAGCAAGACTCTGGAGAGTGCCACTGACAAGGTAAGGGAACTACAGGAGGCTGGAGTGATACAAGAACTCGACGAGGTGACGAAGCAGCAGTCTGCCACGGTCAACTCCGCACAGAACATCACCTACGAGCAGGCAGACGCTCTTGCAGGAATACTGCTTGGCCACACGGCACTCTTCGAGCAAGGCCGTGCCACAAGTGAGCTGATATTACAGAACCTACAGACGATGCAGGCGGGCTTCCAAGGCTCCTTCAACGAGCTGCGCAACCTCACCATACAGGCCAACGGCACACGCGAGACGATGCTGAAGGTGATGAAGGAACACTACGAGAGCTTTGACACGAAGCTGACGAACATCTACAAGCAATTACAGGAGGCATAGGAATGGCAAGGGGAGAACTATACATCAAGACGAGCGCAACGTCATCCATCACGGGCAACGTCAACGGGTGGGTGGATGCATACGACACATGGGGCGTCTCTTTTACCGATGCTTCATTGTCGGAGCTCATAACTCCGGCACCGATGAAAGCGCCCGTGGAGAACAAAAGTCGCATACAGGACGGGAAGCGGGTCGTCTCTTCACAGACATACGTAAAGAAGGACGAGCGCAACGTGTCCCTTGAGATGCACGTACATGCGAAGAGCAAGGCTGTGTTCTGGCAGCGGTACAACAGTTTCTGTGAGCAGGTGCTTGACAGGCAGTTCATTGACATCAAGAGCGGCTATGTGAGCGGAAAGGTGTTCCACATGACGTATGAGAGCTGTTCGCAGTTCTCTGAGTTCATGCAGGAAATGGCGAAGTTCTCGCTGCGGCTGAACGAGCCGAACCCAGCGGACAGGACGGAAGCACAACAAGGATAGATATGAGGACGAGCACGATAAAGATATACTACAAGGAGAATGGCACGGTGCAGGAATGGGCAGTGCCAGTCCTTCAGGAGGCAGAACACGAAGAGGAGCTGATGAAGTCCGACTTCGTGAAGCTGTCATGGAGTGACACAGAGAAGAGAACCATTCCTGTCGATGCGTATGTCATCCCCTACGATGACGGCATACAATACTCCCTCTTAGAGCCGTATGAGCCTGAACAGCAGTCGGAGGCAGAATGGCACTATGAACCCCATTTCCATCATCCGAAGATGTATCTTGGAAAGGTCACGTTCCGCGTGGCGGTGAAAGACACGCAGGACAACGACATCGACAAGATAGACTGGCCGTTCACAGGCTCCGTCTCTTCGCTGCTAAACGGCTTCGTCATCCCCGCAATAAACAGGGAGCTCTCGCTCAATGGCGTAGATGAGTTCGGTGTAGTCCTGAAAGATTTTGATGACAGGGTTATCACTGCCAACTTCGATTCGACCGACATCCTTTCCGCACTTAGCACGGTGGCCAATATATGTGAATGCGAATGGCATATCGGATGGGAGGAGAAAACGCTATACTTCGGCCATATATCCCTTGACAACGGCCTTGCCACACCAACGCTGACCGCTGGCTGGAATGTTAGCGTCCCGTCCATGCGAAATTCGAAAGAAGGCTACTGGAATGCCTTTGAGCCGCAGGGAAGCACACGGAACATCCTGCGAAGGACGGCAAGCCAGGAGCTTGTGCAGAGCGACGTGAGGCTGTCCCTCAACCGCGAGGTGTACCCTGACGGCATCATCTATACGGACGGAAAGGGTCACGAGGTAAGCAAGGACAACTTCACGGGAAAGCTGTTCCTGAAGCCGCTTATCCTCGAAGATGTGTACCCAAGAATGGATATGTATGTGTACGATGTCAAGTACAGGGAGTGCTACCTAACAGACGACAACGGCAACAAGGTCGTGTCGTACACCGATGATGACGGGACGGAGCACTACCTGCGTTATGCAAAGTGGTACTTCCGTCTTGCCGTCCCAACGAAGAATGCTCAGGGGGAGGCCGTTGCGTGGAGTGACTACGCCATCAGCGAATATGCCGTAGGAAGTGTTGTGTCGTTCACAGAAGGTACAAACGGTGTGACTGTGTTCACGGACATTCGATACACGGATGGGATGGTTGGCTTATGGTTTAAGCTGAGGGTCGCAGACAGCACCGTAACCGTAAAGGGGATAAATATTCCCTTTTTTCTTGTCAGCAACAGCCTGCGGTTCTATGTTGACAGAGCCAGCAATGCAGGTGCGTATAATAGCTTTGTGGCTCTGTTACGTATAGGCGCCGGTCTTGAGTTCATCGACAACATCGACATTACCAAGTTCCCGAAAGAGAACAGGGTAAGCCAGATAATTGACGGCAAGAAGCCTGTCGTGGCTTTCCAGCCGAACAACTACAAGGTGAAGACAGGTACTGATGCTAACGGGGCAGACATATATGAGTATGCCGAGAGCACGCCACTTGCAGGATTGGGTGCAGGCGACGGCAACGGGCACTACGGCTTCCCTGTCAGATACATGGGGATTGAAGGGTCTAACTATGTGAGAAAGGCCAACGAGGAACCGACGGAAGACGGTGACACGGGAGTGCTCGATGCCATAACAGGCAGACGTGCCGTTATCAGCTCGCACGACTACGAGGTAGAGTTTGGGCAGAATGACACGGTAATCATCCCGTCTACCATAGCACAGGGAATCATCCCAAAGGGAGATAGCAGGGACAACAGCCGTCCGTCACTCTTCGGCAACAAGGTGAATCTCTACAATGTCGCTATGGGGCGTGAGGTCGAGACAGCTGCACAGGCAGAGCTTGCGAGCAAGACAATGGAGTACATCACGAAGCTGACAAAGGACAGGAACACGTACACGGTCAAGAGCAACCCCGTAGCATTCCACACGGCCAACCCCAACCTATTCATCGGACAGAAGGTGTTCTTTGACGATGGCCTCGACATGGATAGCCAAGACCGCTCGGCACATATCCTTGAAACAAGGGTGATGAAGCTCGTCACGAAGCTCGATTATGAGTTCGAGCAGGAAATATCCGTTGGCAACGAGGTCTTAAAGGGCAGTCAGACGAAGACAAAGGAGAACGTAGAGGCCATCGTCTCTGGTAACATGAGCGTTGGCACGGTGGTGTCAGACAGCTACATCCGCATGATTGTCTCTAACTGGGTCACGCCACGGTTTCTCTCAAAGCTGTATGATGATACTACTGAGGGTACCATAGGCTTCCTGCGAGGCTTGTGGGTGAAGGCACAGAACCTCTTCGGCATCAGTGCCGACGGTGATGCCACGGTGCGCTCGCTGAAGGCCACAGGTGCGGGAAGCGGCACGACGACCGACGCGTCTGGGCAGACAAAGGGCTTAGGGCTTGAGGTGACGGAGAGCGGCGTTATAGGCGGCATACTCCGTGTGGCACAGAGCATCCTCACCCGCACCATCCAGAGCATCGGCTTCTCTGGCGGTGACTCAATGTTCGGCACGGGCTGGCAGCTGACGGATGATGACGGTTCGGACAGTTCACGATTGGTGGTTGACAAGCTCTTTGTGCGCAAGAAGGCTATGTTCAACGAAGTGGAGGTGCGTAAAATGGTGGCCATTGGCGGCAACTACGCCTTTTCCCCTGCTGCATCAATCATCGAGGAGGTAGACTATATCAAGCTGGCACCTGTGCCGGGGGAGGTAGACGTGTACACCGAGACGGTGTTGGGCTACGAATACCTGAGTGTGCCTTGGGTGCTTCGTCTCGTCCCGTTGTCGCTTCAGAACAAGCTGCTGTCAAGGCGCAAGCTGTTCCGTTCTACGATGACAGACGAAGACTGGGCACAGGTGAGCATCTTCCGCTGCTGGCTGAAGGCCGACGACGGCACGACGCGCACCATCAACACCTGGCAGACGGGCATGATGGCCCGCTGTCAGACGTATGACGTGGCAGCATCGCCCGACGGCACCCATACGGGCGAGGCAGGCAGCACGGCCACCCAGAGCAAGTACTACTGGCGAGCAGTGACAGCCAAGGGAGAGAACGTGACACGGCAGACGTACACGAAGCTGACGAAGGTGCTCGACGACGGACTGGGACATCACTATATCGACCTGGCCAACACAAGCCCGTTTTACGACACGGGCAGCGACCGTCCGTCGGCAGGTGACAGCATCGCCTGCTTCGGCAACTACCTGAACCGGGAGCTGTCAAACTTGATTACTATTGAGACGGTGGGCAGCGAAGCCCCCTGCATCCGCGAGCTGTTGGGTGTGGGCTATGACGACGGCATAGTGCCACGGTGGAGTCTTGAAGGATGTGAGCGCACGAGAATAAGCCCCGTGGCCGGCAACAGGTTCGTCGCACCCTCGTTCGAGATTGAGACCACAGGAGGCGCAACGGAAAAGCTGTATAACGTTGTTGAGAAAGGCACGGCGGTAGACTTCCGTCCCGACACACCATACATCACGACGGGCAGAGTGGGCGACATCCTGCTTGTGAAATACGCCTCATGGACGGCCACGGGTACTCACCTGCTCCGCTGTACGGCGGCAGGAAGCAGTCAGGGCGGGGAAATCACGCTGCCCGTCTACGAGTCTCTTTCGGCAAGTCTTGGCGACGGTTATGTGCTCGATGTCAACGGGCATCTGTATGTGGCCACACAGACGGGTTGGGAAGACCGTGGTCTCGTAGACGAAGCCAAGTCAAGCCTCAAGGTGACGATGGACGGCATCACAGCCGAGGTGCGACAGCTGAAGGAGGGGAAGAACCTGCTGACGGGAGTGCTCACAGGCGACAAGTGGAGAAGCGAGTCAAGCCACACGTTCCCGACACATCAGATTGTGCCAGTAAGTGTTGATGATGACAGCTTCTTCGTATGCGACACCTCTATCAACGACAAGCACGTCAGCAGCCCGCTCATCACCTTACAGAAAGGAACAGACTACACCCTGTCTTTCGAGGGCGAGACAACGGGCAGCGTGAATATCTATGTCTTTGACCCAAGCCATTATCAGGAGCAGCCCGCCGTGTTCAAGCCAACAACGAGCGGCAAGCGCAAAACGGTGACATTCCAAATCACGGGCACAGGCACTATAAGTGTTTACATCAACATCAACACGCCAAAGCTACGCTACCCGCAGTTGGAGGTCGGAGTGAACGCCACGGAGTTTGTTGTGTCACAGGAAGAGGTATCGTCGGTCATCAAGCAGACAGCCGACAGGATTACACTTGCCGTGAAGAGCGACCTTGGCTCGACAGGTGTTGACATCGACCGCCAGACCGTCGAGCTGCGCGGTGATAAAGTGACGTTTACGAACACGGCAGGAACGGTCAGCGGAAAGATAAGCATCGACCCCACTACGGGTACGCTGCATGCCGTAGACGGTGTGTTTGAAGGGTCTGTCAAGGCGACCGACCTCTTCCGTCCTGCATGCCAGTGGTGGGGGATGGTGAACTACCATAACTTCGACAACGACGACGGCAAGGGACAGTGGTTCTATGTCACCGACCTGTCAGGTTTCACGGCCATTGTTCGTGATGGTGGGGGTACGGTGCCAGGCACATTCCAAGGCGGCTACGTGTCTTTCCGTCAAATAGAAAGCTGGGGCTACCAACTGGATGTGAGCACCTTTGCAAGCGACCTGACACAGCCCTACTGCTGCATCCCGTGCTCCTACAACAGCCAGATGGTCTATGTCAGGGGCAGCGGGTTCAAGTCACAGGACAACAACATACTTGTGGCACTTCCCCGGCCAGAGGACTTCCACGGCATGCTCGTGCATGTCTTCAATCAGCGAACGACAGACAGCATATCGGTCATAGAGACAGAAGGCAGGAACCGTTTTATGTTTGAAGGACTCGCACTGATAGGAGTCAGGTCTGACACGCCAATGGGCAACGTGACCGTCAACGCGGGCTACACGCGAGACTTTATGTCCGTCCCTCTCACGCAAAGCAACGTCACCACATGGTACTGGCTTGCATTATAAAACAAAAAAATAAAATATGGCAGAAAGAACATTTCCACAGACAACAGCAGAGCTCGACGCATACATCACCGAGCTAATTGAACAGTCCCCGCAGGACATCGCCCGTATTGTTCGTTCGGTGCTACAGGAGATGGCCGCACCGCTTGAGGACAACGGCTCGGACGGTGAAGTGCCCCTCATCGCAGACAGCGAGCTCAACGAAAACAGCACAACCATCCCTCTTGCGGAGGTAGACAACAGCGGCATTCCCGTCCGATTCATACAGGCTCGCATCCGTGCACTTGCCATCGCAGCCGCCTCTCACATCACGCCCGAAGACATGGCTACGCCCGTCGTACCGCAGCCCACGAACAACGTGACCATCGACCCGAACGTGCTGAACACATGGGACACCGACACGGAGGGCATGACCTCGCTTACCGTTGCGTTCAACGCTGGCGTGTCAGGAAAGGTCAACGAGTACATGCTGCGGGTTCGTGTCGTTACCACTCCCTTCACGCTGACGCTTCCCGCTGGCGTGAGATGGGCTGGCGGCGAGGCACCGACGTTCGAGGGTGAAAAGACCTATGAGATTAGCATCATCAACAACAACGCCGTCTATGCGGCCTTCTAAACAGGAACGGGTATGAGCGAGTTCAGACGACGGATAATGAAGGCAGCAAAGGCAGCAGCCAATGCGTCGCGGAGTTCCAACGGCAGGAACGACGGACAGGCGGCAAACGAAACGGAATAACTGTCAAAACATATACACTGAAATGAAAGAACTAATTTTCTCTCTCGGCTCTCTGCTTATGATAGCAGTCGTGGCCATGCTGCTGGTCATTGTGGCAATGGGCGTAGACCTCGTGTCAGGATGGCGCAAGGCAACGCTCATGGGCGATGCGCACACAAGCTACGGGCTCTCGCGCACACTGACGAAGTTCCTCATCTATGAAGGTATCCTGCTTATCTCCACCTGCATCGACGTGATGCTTCACTTCGGCCTGTGGCAGTTTTCCGATGCGGACTACCTCGTTCCCTGCGTCACGCTGCTGCTGGCCATCATCCTTTGCGGCATCGAGCTGTGGAGCGTCTATGAAAAGGCCGAGCAGAAGCAGCGGCGCAAGGCAGAGGCCATCGTTGCAGCCGCAAGCCACATGATAGACAAGAACGAGCTGGCCGACATCATTGCCAAGGCGCTGACCGTAGCACTGACCAAAGGACAGGGAAAGGAGGCAGCAGAATGAAGATCATCCTCGGAACACCCCACCTTGGCAGCACCCCTGGCAAGCAGAGTCCCGACGGGCGGCTGCGCGAGGCCGTCTACGGTCGTGAGATTGTCACCGACTGCAAGGCCATACTTACAAGCTACGGCCATGATGTGCTCGTCGACTACGAGCCGCTGGAGCCGAAGCCCGAATGGACGCAGGCACGGCAGAAGGCAGGCTATGGAGCGGAGCAGTCTAAGGAGCTGTCCTACCGTGTACAGCGCGTGAACGCCTGGTGTGACTACCACGGGAAGGAGAACTGCCTATACGTGAGCATCCACCTCAATGCCGCAGGCGACGGTACACGCTGGCGCGACGCTGGCGGCTGGTGCTGCTACACGTCGCGCGGCAAGACCCGTGCCGACCGTCTTGCCGAATGCCTCTACGACGCTGCCTTCACCAACCTGAAGCCCTACGTCCTGCTCATGGACGAGGGGAAGCGCAAGGGCGAATACGGCGAGAAACAGACACCCTTCCGCATGGATATGAGCGACGGCGACCGTGACTTAGAGGCCGACCTCTACGTCATCCGCAAGACCGCATGCCCTGCCGTGCTCACTGAGAACCTGTTCATGGACAACGTCCGCGACACAGACTTCCTGCTCTCCGACGAAGGCAGACATGCCATCACGCGTATTCATGTGGAGGGGATATTAAGATACATCAACAACCAGTAACGAAAAACGACTATGGAACACAGAAGCAGATTCTTCGAAGGCATCGTCATCGGGGCATTCCTGATGATGGTCGCACACCTGTTTCTCCTGAAGTGTGAGAGAGCAGGCATCACCCCAACGACATCCACGGACACGCTGCGCGTGACCGACACCCTCTTCGTTGACAAGCCCGTGCCCGTGAAAGACTCCGTCATCACCCATGTCATAAGGAAGCCTGTCATCCTGCACGACACCGTGTTAGTAACCTTGCAGCCCGACAGCCTCTACGCATCGGGCGACTCCATCATCGTGCCCATCACGCAGACAACCTACACCGACGACACCACATACACCGCGTGGGTCAGCGGCTACAGCGCACGGCTCGACAGCATACGCACCTACAGGCAGACCGTCTATGTGACGAAGACCGTTTCGATGGAATCAGCGAAAAAATGGTCGCTCGGCTTGCAGGGCGGCTTTTACATCACACCGAGGGGCTTGCAGCCCGGCCTCGGAATTGGCATCACCTATAATCTGCCACCTTAACCATCGCGCATGAATGTTTGCTTTTATAGAATGTTAGTATTAGGTGTTTTTATTGTTTCCCTGCGGCGGCAGGAATCGAGTGTTTTTATTTTTTTTAGTTAGGTGCCGGGTGGCCATCCGTGACGGACAGCCACCCCGTTTTTTGTTGTCATCTGCCTGCTCTACGGCAACGGAGAAAAGAGAGTGTAAGATAGGGTTTGTAACAAATATTAACAGTCAAACGGAACAAAAACGGAACAGAGAGGCAAAAGAAAAGTGGCTAACGCTATGTTTGTCAGCCACTTACGTATTTTCTGTTGTCGAGGTGACAGGACTCCCACCTGCTTTTTCAATACTTTGCCAATTTTTGTGAAAATCCCGTAAATAGGGCGGTTTTCCACATTTTTGGTGTTGCAAAGATACCAATAAAAATTAAAAAAAAGAAAGAAAAACCAAAATTTAGCGGAACAAAAACGGAACAGCTTTTTTTTTGCTATCTTTGCCGCAGGAATATCTCTTATGGCAAACATTAAGTTCTTGATAAGGCAACCCGAACAGGAGTTGCCGCAGACGATATATATATCATACCGTTTCGGACGGAATGAGAAGCTATGCTATGCCACCCCGCTTAAGGTGGAGGCACTGTTCTGGGATGCGGAGCGCATGCGGGTGAAGCCCTCACGCTATTGCAGGTACACGGACGAGGTCAATTCCGCGCTGTCTGCCATCGGCACACTGATAGAGCAGTATATAATAGATGCGTCGCGCGACGGCCTGCCGCTCAACAAGGATGCGCTCAAAGAGCTCTTAGACAGGCATTTCAAGAAGAAGCAGTCCAACGACGACTTCCATTCCTTCTTCAACTACTATATTAAGCTTTGCGATACGAGGCTCAACGGGCAGAGAGGGGGTCAGACGATAAGCTATAAAGGCAAGCGTGAGTACGCGCGTACATTATATTATATTGAGGAGTATGAGAGGGACAGGAAGGTACGTCTTGAGTTTGACAAGATAGACATGAACTTCTACGAGGACTTCGTGGCTTACCTTCAGTCGCTCAACCTCGCGACGAACACCATCGGGAACAAGATCACCTTCCTGAAAGCCCTGATGGAGGCCGCATACAGCCGTGGGCTTACTGATAACATCAAATACAAGTCCTTCCGTGCCATTGCGGAGGAGAGCGACACCGTTGCCCTTGACGGCGAGGAGCTTGGCAGGGTGGCACGTTGTAACCTGCGGCGGCATCCGAAGCTGGAGAGGGTGCGTGACCTCTTCATCGCCGACTGCTGGACGGGCTTGCGCTTCTCCGACCTGTCAAGCCTTAGCCCCGTGAACATATCGGGTGACATGATAACGCTCAGGCAGCATAAGACCGACAAGCCCGTTGTCATACCCGTGCATCCTGAGTTCAGGAGGATATGGGACAGGTACGACGGGAAACTGCCGAGGGTCATCAGCAACCAGAAGTTCAACGAGTATGTGAAGCTTGTCTGCAAGGCGGCAAGGATAAGGACGGTGGTTCAGAAGTCCATCACGAAGGGCGGGCGGCGCATAACCACCAACTATGAGAAATGGCAGCTTGTGTCTGCCCATACCGCAAGGCGCAGCTTTGCCACGAACCTGTACAAGTCAGGCTTCCCATCCATTTCCATCATGGCCATTACAGGGCACAGGACGGAGGCGGCATTCCTGAAATACATAAAGGTAACGCGCGAGGAGCATGCGGAGCTGCTGGCCAAGCACTGGAGGGAGAGCGGGAATGTGTAAGTTCGCCTCCATTGCTCCTGATGCGCCCATACAGGCTATAGGCGCGGACAGGCATCTGTCCCTGCGACGGAATCCGAAGGTGTTTGTCACCACCACCGTTGACGGCCTTGTGATTTTCAACGGGGAGGTGTGTACCATCATGGAGGCAACCCGTAAGGCTGGGGCGACTGAGTCACCGTCCAAATGCTGGGTTTACAAGGGTATGACGCTCGAAACGTTAAATATATTTGTCTACAAAATACTAAACAGCAAATTTTGATTAAATCTTTGCATATATTTGTTATATGCAGCATATTTTCGCATACCTTTGCGGAAAATAAAAGCAAAGATATGGATAATATTAGCAATGCCGTACTTATACAAGGCGCTACCCTTGCAGACATAGAGGCTATGGTCAGCCGTGCCGTGGATAAGCGTATGCAGGAGTTCTACGAGCGCGTCAAGGCGAAGCCGCCAGTTCTTGTGCGAAGGAAGGACGCGGCACGTCTGATAGGCCGCTCACTCCCGACCATCGACGCTTATGCCAAGGCGGGAATACTGCACACACGGCATATTGGGGGATGCGTGTACTTTGACGAGAACGAGCTGCTGTCAATAAAGGGCAGGTGAGCCCTCCACGAACATTTCCCCGTTACCGAGCAGAAGCCACTCACACGACACACCGTAGTCCTGTGCCAGCCATGATAGATACTCCGTCTTCACGGAATGTCTCTCGCGGTTGTTCTTAAGGGTGTTCATGTTGCCGTAGTTCAGCCCGTGCCTGCGTGTGAAGGTCTGTAGCCCGCGAATGACCCTGCGCCTGTGCAGCTCTTCAATGGCGTAGAAGAACCTGTCGGCAATTGCCGTCTCTGTGTCACCGATGTTCCTGCTCATGACAGCTTCTCCGTTAGTTTCTCCAGCAAGGTCATCATACGGTCGGCCTGTTCCGACTGTTTCCTGAGAGCGTCGGACAACGCTTTCGCCTGCGTGTGGATTACGGCCATCGCGTCTGCGTCGCTTATGTTCACGCTGTTGTCCTGCGTACCGTTTCCCTCGTTCTTGTTGTTGGCAACAACCACGGCCTGCTCGTTATCCCTCACCACGAACTTTTCAACGGCCTCCTTCCCGAAATTATCGCACAATGCCTTGTATTGCTGGTAAGAAATGATGCATACGCCCTTCAGTTCCATACGCGATACGTTAGACTGGTTTATCCCAAGGACAGCGGCCATGTCCGACTGGAATTTTTTTTGCGCCTCCCTAAAATCCTTTAATCTAAACTCCATGATGTATTTATTTATTAAATAAAGCTAAATATATGCGCATTTGCTTGCATATCACGCATATTGTTTATACCTTTGCATAAAAATATTTATTATCGAGCACAAAAGTAGTAAAAATAATTTTATAATCAAATAAAATGGAGAAAAAAAAAGAAAAAATGACCCTAAAGTGCTACTTCAGGCAGCTTTCCGAGCAGAAAACGCCTCTCCAAGCCTTTATCAGCGAGGTTATGGCGCAGACGGGCAAGTCTGAGCAGACGGTTCGGAATTGGTGCTTATATGGCATACGTCCGCATACGTATGCGGATGTTAAGGTACTTGTGAAGCTGACTGGCATAGATGAGGATGAGCTATGGAGCGAGTGATTGAGTTCTACACGGACGATACCGAGGTATGGTACAAGGATGCCAACGGTGCTTCCCGCCTTGAGGAGGGTTCGCAGATTGTGAGCGAGCTGCTGGACGAGGTGGGTGACATGTACCCGCAGGCAGCGAAGGCTTTAGAGGACTGCTACAGGAGCAGTTCCTTTAACATACCTTATTATAAATATCTACGTGCGCGACGGTTCTGCAAGTGCAACTTCGGTACGCTCGACCACACCAAGGAGGACATAGACTGCGGTGCGTTCAACTTTGAGCGCGTTTCCTGCCCTCTACGTGGTGAGTGTCAGTATGAGGGCATCATCTGTATGCCTAAGATGGATTCGCGGCTCAGTGAGGCCGAGAAACGCGTCATGCGGCTCGTATGCGAGGGGCGCAGCAATGCGGAGATAGCAAGCGAGCTGTACCTTTCCCCGAACACGGTCAAACGGCATGTCAGCACCTCTTATATCAAGGTTGGCGCGAGAAACCGTGCGGAGTTCGTGAAGTATGCGAAAGACAACAATATTTTTCAATAAACTTAGGTTTCACCCTTTAATTTTTAATGTATTATGAGTCTTTTTAGTAAGCCCGCTGACTTGAAGGTCAGCCCCAAGGTAAAAGCCTTGATTTACGGTCAACCTGGTGTTGGCAAGTCATCATTGGCACTTTCCGCTCCAAACCCTGTCCTCTTGGACTTTGACGGCGGTGTGCAGCGCGTGAACGGTGCTTTCCAAGTTCCTACCTTGCAGGTGGAGAACTGGACACAGGTAAATGATGCCCTCGCAGAAATTGAGAAGGGCGAGTTTCCCTGCGATACCATCGTAATCGACACGGCAGGCAAGATGCTCGACTACATGGGAGCCGACATCATCAAGAGCCAGCCGAAGTATGGCAAGGCAGACGGTTCGCTGACCCTGCAAGGCTACGGTGTCCGCAAGAGTATGTTCATCAATTTCCTTAAGCGTGTAGCTATCATGGGCAAGCACCTTGTGTTTGTAGCCCATGAGCGTGAGGAGAAGGAGGGCGAGATAAAGGTTATCCGTCCCGAAATCGGCGGTAGTTCCGCTGGTGACCTTATCAAGGAGCTTGACCTTGTCGGATATATGCAGTCGTTCTCCTACGAGGCCACGAAGGACGGCAAGCACGTTATCATCGTTGACCGTACCGTGAGCTGGTCGCCGACGCAGAAGTTCTACGGCAAGAACACCTGCAACCTGCCTCCTGTTCATGCCGTTGCCACCAATATTGACGAACAGGGCAATATCATCGGTGAGAATAACTTCCTGACAAATGTGTTTGCCATCTTCGAGGGTAACTTGAAGAATACGGCCAACACCCGTGCGACATACGACAAACTGCTTGATTCCTTTGGCAAGGGCATTGCCGAGGTGAAGGATGCCGAGAGTGCCAACAAGGTCTTTGAGAAGATTGAGACCTACGCCAAGCACGTGTGGGATTCCAAGCTGCGTACTGAGAAGCTGCTTGCCGCCAAGTGTGGCGAGCTTGGGCTGAAGTTCAACGCTATCGACAATAAATACGAGGCTGTAGCATGAACAAGCAGTTTGCTTTCAAGTTTACACCATCGCTGTTGCAATCTTTTCAGGATTTCCTCGACAGCGACGTGTTATACGAGAAGTTCTTCGGTTCGACCGAAGAACCCTCGTTGACGTGCGAGGAGTACGAGCAGAAGCAGTTCCAAGAACTCATTGATAAAATCAACAGAGTGCCCTTTGAGAGCGAAGCAGCTGACCGGGGCTCATGTTTGAATGAGGTGGTGGACTGCATCGTCATGCGTACCAAGAGCACACGGGATGACATCAAGGTAAAGACGCTCGCATCCTTCGAGAAGATGTGCGAGGATGGTGCTTGGGACATGGTGAACAACAAGCCGCTGGCCTACGAGCGGTGGTTTGAGACAATCAAGCAGCCGTGCATATACGCCAAGAAGGGCGACAACGAGTTCTACTTCGACATCGAGTTCTGCAAGCAGCTCGCGAAGTACTTTGAGGATTCCCTGTGTCAGATATACGTCGAGGCTCCCATTGAGACCGATTACGGCACGGTGCTCCTGTACGGCTATCCCGACTATGTGCGCGGTGATATGGTCTATGACCTAAAGACCACGAGCAGGTATGAGTTCGGCAAGTATGCCAAGTATTGGCAGCAGCATGTGTACCCCTACGCCTTGATTGAGAGCGGCAAGTGTACGGACATTACGGCGTTCGAGTTCACTGCCTTCGCCATGAAGGGCGGTACGACGCGTTCCCCTCTGCTCTACGGTGACATGTACCCAGAGGTATATACCTACGACCACGAGCGTAGTACGAAGATGCTGCGCGGGATATGTCAGCAGTTCGCGCAGTTCCTTATTAACAATAGGCACCTCATAAAAGACGAAAAAATCTTAGGTGGTGAGAAAAAAGCAGCTTAATATGGCAAATACAATAAAAACTACCGAAGTGGTCGAGAAGCTTTTTAATGCTTTGTCGCTGGGTAAGATAACCACCCAAGAGTGGAACACTGCGACAAGTGGATGGAAGATTATTCTAAAAGTATTAAAGTAAAACAAATATGGCAAACATTGAATTAAAATTCCGTGAGGCTTGCAAGCAGAGCGGCCTTGCAAGTATGCTTAACCAGCTTAACAACCAAGCCCTGAACGGCCTCGTTTCCGCAACGCTGAACATTCTGAAGCAGAGCGCTGCGGGCAACAGCGTGACAGGCACGATAAAGGCCGTCGGACAGACGGTGAACGTATCCAAGACAGGCAACGAGTTCCTGAAGCGCGAGCTTGTCCTTGACTGTTCCCGCTACAACCCCGATGACGGGACGAAGATTGAGAACTACGTGCAGTTGAGCTTCACGCAGAAGCACTGTGATGACCTCAACGGCTTTGCCGTCGGTGAGAAGGTGGAGGTGAAGTTCCGCTTGACGGGTCGAGAGTATCAGGGCAAATACTTCAACGACGTGATAGGCTTCGGCATCGAGCGCGTGGACGGTGGGCAAGTCGCACAGGCTCCCCAAGCACCGCAGGCTCCAACTGCACCCGCACCCGTACAGGCAGCACCTGCTCCTGCACCTGCTCCTACCACTGTACCACAGGCTGCACCTGCACCGCAGAATAACGCACAGGACGACTCGCAGTTACCATTTTAACGTACCCACGGACTGCCTTGCTGAAAGGCGGGCAGTCCTTAACTAATAACCAATGAGCAACATGGAAGGAAAGAAATGCAAGAAGTGTGGCGAGTATCTTCCGCTGTCGGAGTTCCCCGCTAACAAGAATGCAAGTGACGGTCATTCGCACCTGTGTAAGCGCTGTCTCACTGAAAACAAGCGGCTACCGTATCTTCGGAAGAAGGGGCAGATGGCCAACCCTGACCGTCCGCTTGCGAAGTACACGCCGCGTCAGCTTATGGAGGAGCTGAAGCTGCGCGGGTATGACGGCGAGATTACATACGTTCAGAAGATAAGACTATCTGCTTTGTAGTATGACAACATTCGGAATAATCTGTATCGTTTGCGGAGTGCTTTACATGGTGGCTTGCGTATTGGATGGTCAAGACGTTAAACCGCTTTGGAAGAAAGCACTTGGCAAATGGCTTGAAAGGGCAAGCAACTATTTCTATCCGATAGAGTATTACGCAAGAACGGAACACCAGCCAATCTACATCGAGGAAGCGACCTTCTGCGCAGTAAAGGTTGAAAGTCGGATTTATCTTAGTGAGAGTGACGTATGCGAGGCAAGGATGCAGGAAGAGATAGCACATCGTAACGGTATGCCCTGCCCTCCCAGGTACACCGTTGACTTTATGGTAAAGGAGGCAAAGAAGCGTTGTTTGCAAGAACTTTTCGAGCAGGCAAAACAAGCCGTTACGATAGAAGTAGACGAGGAAAGCCGATGGCCTGGTATCATCGTCAACGGAAGTATGTATGTCGGTGAAAAAAGACAGGGAGGGTAGTCTATGGCAATCTATGTGTTGAGTAATCCTTACGACAGGCAGAAGATGCGTGAGCGTGTCGATTCCCTTCTTGCCGCCAAGGAGGGTGTCGTGGAGCTGAAGAAGAAGCACCCGCAGAGGACGATGGCCCAAAACGCATACCTTCATGTCATTTTGGGCTTATTCGCTGCCGAAACGGGCATGACACTCGACGATGTTAAGGAACAAGTGTTCAAGAAGATGTGCAACCCCGAAATATTCTGCAACAAGAAGAATATCGGAAAAAGCGGCAAGTCTATGGAAATAGAGACGCTCCGTAGTACCCGATTCTTGGACACGGCTGAAATGAGTCTTGCAATTGACAGGTTTCGTGCGTTTTCAAGCTCCGAGGTAGGTGTGTATTTGCCGAATCCTAACGAACAGGAGGCTTTGCTTCACGCTCAGAAGGTTATAGAAAGCTATGTGGAATATATGTAAAACAAAAAACAATGAAAAAGTATAAAGTATTGTTTGCCGACTTAGACGGCACTTTAATAAAAACAGCAAGCGGAAAAAACATTTACTGAAGATTGTACTGATTTCCGTATTAGGAAAGAAGTGCTTGACAAAATCAAAATAATAGCGAAAGACCTTGTTTGTGTCAACATCGTTACAAACCAAGGTGGTATTCCGCAATATATAACAGAGACGGATTTTAACGCGAAACTACTTGCAATAAAGTATTTTATTTCGCAATATACTGGCATATCGTGCTACTCTTATTATTGTAAATCTTTAGAGGATTCCGACCCGCGTAGAAAACCAAATCCGGGGATGCTACAGGAAGCATGGGATGAATGGCTTGGAAGGGATTACACAAAAGAGGATTGCCTTATGATAGGCGATGCAAGCGGCAAAGAAGGACAGTTCTCTGACTCGGACAAGAAATGTGCTGAAAACTTCGGCATAGACTATATGGACGTGGAAAATTTTATTAATTACGAATAGTATGAAACAAGATTTGGAAACTTATGCTCCTGCGCAGCCTGAGTACGTCCTTACCGACGTGGTGCGCGAGGAGTTCCCCTTAGAGCTGGACTTCAAGGCCGTGGAGGGGGCACAGACAAAGAGAGACGCAATGAGGTACATCGGTGCGAAGTTCACCGCCGTATTCCCCGAGAACGAGTATGTGGAGCGCAGGATGGATGACTTCGAGAAACGTGCCATCCGTGAGGAATACTGCGTACTTGTGGAGAACACCCTACCCCAGCGCAAGCGCGAGCTTGAAGAAGCCTTGGAGGAGGCGAAGCGCATGAAGAAGGAGGCCGAGGAACGCTATGCAGCCGCCTTGCAGGAGGTGTACGCATACGCCGCCGAGGTGAAGCAGGGCATCATCGAGACGAAGCTGAAAGGCTCAGAGACGTTCAAGATTGCCCTTGCGGGCTACTACCTCACCTATACGTGGAACGAGGCCACACAGACGTTTATGCTGGCCAAGGGCGAGGAAATACCCGACTGCACGGACGTATGGTCGAGCGATGAGAACAACCGCAAGATGATGATGGAGCTATGGGGCTGTGATTTTCCCTACCCCGAAAAGAAAGACGTAGAGTACCCTGATGCCGATTTCTGACCTCTTTCAAAGCGTAAAAACGAAGCGATGCCCGTCATGCGGAAAGGAGCTGGAGGCTTTCAACTTCTACTCCAGCCGTTCTTCCGCTGACGGGCTCCAGTCTTATTGCAAGAAATGCCAGCGGAGGTACAGGGAGAAGCACCCGGAAAAGGAGTGGAAATGGCACAAACACGACCCCATTTCGCTGTCGCTGTGGTAGGATATGCTACCTAAAGCTAAATATGCGGCATATATGCTAAATAATGATTATTGGTTTGCATATATTGCATATATTTCGTACCTTTGTATCATATTAAGCACTTAATAAGACGAGTATGAAAGAACAAAAAGACAAGGTGGCTGAGTATGCCGATGTTGTAGGCCGACGCTTCCGACCGACGTTCGATTCCGATATAGAATATTTCGAGATTCGCGGCTATGATGCCGAGCGCGACATGGTGCTGACCACTGCGCACCCCAAGCAGGGCGAACCTTTCGATGATGAGATAGAGGAAGTTTATTTGATGGCCGCTTTCGAGAATGGTGACTACAAGGCCGTCAACGACAAACCCGTTGACGAGCGGACGTTTGAAATCATGGCACGGCCATACCTCGACATGATGCCGCCAACGGTGACGCGCAAGCAGAAGTTCTGCGGCCCGTGCTGCGACCGCTGCCAGCACCGCTTCGGCACGACGAGCAACAGCGAATGGTGCAGTAGCCACTACGAGAATGACAAGTGTTACAGATTCAAATTAGATAAGTTATGAACCGACGAGACTACGACAGGCTTATGAAGCCGCTGTGCAAGCAGCTGAACGCCCTCATTCCCATAAAGGGTACGGAGGACAAGGACAAGATAAACGCCCTCATATACGAGGTGAGCCAGAAGGTTCCCGACTTCAACCTGTACTGGGACAGGGAGCTGTATATCAACTGCAACGGCGACAGTAACAAGTTGCATGACGTCACTTTGCACAGCGGAAAAGTGCATTTTGAGCCGAATGTAGACCATGTGGAGCATCCTGGAGTAGTGGTAAGGTACAACGACAAAACTGAATAGTATGAGTGCTTATGCTTATGCCAAAGGTGAGTGCGAGCTTTGTGTGGCTTACGTAAACGGTGATACTGAATGGTGTGGCAATTGTCATGCAGAATACAGGAATACAGAAACAAAACAAAAATGGAAACAATAAAAGCCGTAGTGCAACAAATAGTATTCTCCAACCCCGACAACGGTTATTCCGTCCTACAGGTAGACGTTGAAGATATGGGCTGGCAGACGGTCGTGGGGACGTTCGTGGAGGTGGGCGTGGGCAGCACCCTCGTCATCGATGGCGACTGGCGCAACGACAAGAAGTACGGGCGGCAGTTCGCGGCTGTGTCGTGGCACGAGGAGCTTCCCGCAACGCTGCTCGGCATGGAGAAGTACCTCGGCAGCGGACTTATACAGGGCATCGGCAGGACGCATGCAAGAAACATTGTAGCGCACTTCGGTCTACAGACCTTCGACGTGATAGAGAAGCACCCTGAAAGGCTCGCGGATGTGGAGGGCATCGGCAAGAAGCGCATAGAAAAGATAAAGGCTTCGTGGCAGAAGCAGCGGGGCGTGAAGGACGTGATGGTGTTCCTGCAAGGCCACGGGGTCAGCCCGGCATACGCGGTGAAGATATACAAGGAGTACGGGAAGGACAGCATTCAAAAGGTGAAGGAGAACCCCTATTGCCTCGCTGACGACATCTTCGGCATAGGCTTCAAGATGGCCGACGCGATAGCTTCCACGCTGGGCTACGGCAAGAACGACCCACGGAGGCTGCGGGCGGGCATCCTCTACACCCTCAACCTGCTGGCCACCGACGGCCACTGCTTCGCTGAGAGCGGGCAGCTGACGAAAGCGGCCACGGAACTGCTACAGGCCGACGGGCAGCCCCTCGGTGAAGCCCTCCGTGGCATGATTGCGGACAACAGCCTAATTATTGACGGTGAGGCTATCTACCTCCCGATGTACTACTACGCGGAGTGCGGGGTGGCGAATAAGCTGAGAACGCTGATGGGGAGTGAATGAAGTATTATAACCAAATAAAAGTGCAATGGATAGGATTGAGAAAAAATACAGAGCCCATGAGTTAAGGATGCAAGTCTTAGAACTCGGCAGAAGGTATAGCGGTCGCACGACACGCTACGTTGACACATACATTCAGAAAATGTATGACAACATAGGCATCTGGGTTCGCATCGTTGACCATTATGACTCACCACAGGAAAACAAGATGATTGCCAAGAAGGTGATTGAGAGAATGCAGTGGGAGCATACGAATGACAAAATCGAGTGGAGAAACAAAGGGAAAAACTTTGAGATTAGGATCGTTTCGTGTCCTTCCGAGGTAGCCAAAAAAGAACAGGTAGAACGACTGAAAAAAGAGATAGCGAAAATAGAAGCAGAGCTAAAAAAGGAGAACTGAACTATGAAAGAAAAAGGAAGTTATAAGTTTGAGGTCGGCGACATTGTTGACTTCAAAGATGGAATGTCGGTAACGCCTCCGGGATTCCCGGACAAGGCTTACATGAAGGATTTGGTCGTGGTGTTCCGATTCTGGGACGGCAACAACGTGTATATCCTCAACACACAGGATAATGACATCTGTGTGACTGCCATCGAACACGATATTGTTGGAACTGGCCTAAAGATGGGATTTATTGAGGATGAAACGCAAAGAGTCAATGAAGAACCGAAGGAGCAAGCGTCTCACTATCTTGGCTACGTCTACAAGGTGAACAAGCGGCTTGTGGCTGCTGAGACGATCGAGAAGGCCATTGAGACATTCTGTTCGCATCCAAGTCACAAGCTTGAAACCATCGAAGAGGTGAAATTGCTTGACAGGGAGCTGGCATTGATTCAGATTCAGAATAAGAAGTAAACCGCAACATCAATCAGACTATGCCAAACAAACAAACCACCACCCTTCCCTTGCACCAGCTTGACATCGGCAAGATTTCCGAGGAAACGGGCATCACGTATGACGACGTACAGGTAGCCGCCATCAAGGAGGCTCTGCGCTCGAAGGTGATGGTGCTGACGGGCAATCCCGGCACAGGTAAGACTACAACGCTTCTCGGTATTATTGCGGCTTTTGAATCGTTCAAATTGCAAATCGTCTGCGCCGCACCGACGGGACGCGCCGCCAAACGCATGAGCGAGGCCACGGGGAAGGAGGCAAAGACCATCCACCGCCTGCTGGAGTTCAACCCCAAGGGCGGCTTCGGGCGCAACGAGGCGAACCCGCTGGACGGTGACGTGCTGATAGTGGACGAGTCGAGCATGATAGACATTCTGCTGATGAACTCGCTGCTGAAGGCCGTTCCCGCCGAAATGCGGCTTATCCTTGTGGGTGACATCGACCAGCTGCCAAGCGTGGGGGCAGGCAACGTCCTGCGTGACATCATCGACAGCGGGGCAGTGCCTGTCGTTAGGCTCACCCGCATCTTCCGACAGGCTCTCACCAGCCGTATCGTCACCAACGCCCACAAGGTGAACCGTGGAGAGTTCCCCGACGTGAGCAATGACAAAGAAGGTGACTTCTTCTTCATCAAGGACGAAGACCCGGAACACGCCGCTGCGGAGATAGTGAACATCGTGAAGAACCGCATCCCCAAGGCTTACGGCTACGGCATCGGTGACATTCAGGTGCTCGTTCCCATGCGGAAGAGCGTAGTAGGCTCTATAAGCCTTAACGCAGCCTTGCAGGAGGCCATCAACCCCGTGGGTGACTGCCTACAGAGCGGGGCGAACAAGTACCGCAAGGACGACAAGGTGATGCAGATACGGAACAACTACGATAAGGGTGTTTTCAACGGTGACATCGGCACGGTGGAGAGCGTCGACACCGAGGAGAACACGCTCACGGTGCGCTTCGACACGGGGCTTGTGGAATACGAGAAGAACGAGCTTGGCGAGCTGACCCTCTCCTACGCCTGCACCATCCACAAGTCGCAGGGCAGCGAGTACCCTGTGGTTGTCATGCCGCTGATGATGCCCCACTTCATCATGCTTCAGCGGAACCTCGTCTATACGGGTATTACGCGGGCAAAGAAGCTGTGTATTATCATCGGTTGCAAGAAGGCTCTTGCTATGGCGGTGAAGAACCAGACGGTGACGAAGAGAAACACAAGGTTGAAGGAAAGGCTAAACGCAAAATGATATGAAATACTACGAGAATGAAATTTATCCAGTAGGCTTAGTGCTATCGTATGATGCTGAGAGCGTTGACAGGTTCGTAAAAGAAACAGACAATAAAGAACTATGAGCGAAAAAAGCGAGCCGTTCAAGGCGTTTAGAGGATTAAGCGGAATGCTCGGCCTTGCTTTCTTTGCTTGGTATTGCTCAAAGGACAGGACGGTCAATGAATTGCGAAAAGAGAATGGCCTGTCACCTTTGGAAGGTGGGGACAAAGTTATTGTAACACAAAAAAGCGTATGAGACAGAGAGTATTATTTGAAGGACAAGTTGGCGACAAGAGCATAGACCTTGTTCTTCCAGAGCTTATCGCAAAGGCAAGAGAGATGCGCGAGGACGTGTTCCTCAGATGGAACGGTGCGACGATCCGCATTGCTGGCTGTGACACGGTAGAGAGCCTTATGCGAGAATACAACGAACAGTTGCATTGCTTCGCTCTCGCCACAAAGGAAGAGCTGGGCGAACTGATAACCATGCAACAGGTGGAAAAGAAGGTCGTAGATTTTGTAAGACATATTTTTCAAAAGGAGGGCTGAATATGAACATTTGGATTGCAAGAGACGATAACGGTAGTTTGTATCTCTATAAAAACAAGCCTGTGAAAGTACATGGAACAGGTGAGTTTATTGACGAGAAAGACGAAGAAAGCTTTTTGAAGCATATCCCCTCAGATTTATATCCAGAAGTGAAATATGAGAATAGCCCAAAGAAACTAATTGTTGAGGAGGATTAGCGTATGAATAAAGAACTGCACCTGCCATTAAAGCGGAAATGGTATGATATGATTCGCAGCGGTGAGAAGCCCGAAGAATACCGCAATATTACGCCGTATTGGTGCAAGAGGCTGCTCGGAATTGAATATGCTCTTTTCTCGTACAGAAACAACTATCAGTCTTGCAACGTGAAAGGCTACACTCACGCTCACTTCACCCTCGGCTATCCAAGGCAGGATGATGCCGACAGTCACATGGTGAAGAAGATTAAGGAAATTATGATTGGTACAGGGAAGCCCGAATGGGGCGCAGAGCCTGGAGTAGAGTATTTTGTAATCAAATTAAGCAATGAAAGTGTATGAGACAGAAAATTTGTTTGGAAATAGACGAAAACGATTGCATCGTAAGCCGTTTTGAAACAATCCTTGTAAGGGACGTGCGCAATGACAAGTACACCCGTTGTGCAGGAGAAAAGCTTACCGACATGGTTTTACGAAAAGGCTATGACGGTATTGTTTATGTAAATCCAATGCGAATACCATTATATAGCATAGTAAGCTGGCTACGCGAAGAGCGCTTGCTCCACATCCATGCCGAGTACAAGTGCTTCTGCGATGGAATAAAGCGGAATCCAAAGCCATACTACCATTGGGTGCCGTTCATCAAGCCGCTGCCCCATTGCAAGTACCAGATACTGACCAGTTATCTCAATAACGGCCTTGACGAGCACTGCGACACTTACGAGGAAGCATGCGAGAAAGCTATCGAATACGCATTAGATAAAATCTTATAGAAATATGGAACTAACCAAAAAAGAAAGAGAGCTGCTGTTACAAGTAGCATACGACAACGAGACGGGCAACCACCTGTTAGGTCGCAAGCGGTCTGACGAGTACTGGCAGATGCGAAAGGAATGGGCAGAGGCGGCTAAAGCCGAAAGTCCTACAGAAAAACAGACGATGATTCTTGAGTACGTCCATCAATGTACGGACTATGCCTACTACCATTCGCTTCCCGCAGATAAAAGACTAACCCTTTAAACAATAAGAATTATGAGAACTGAAACAAAAGAAATCAAGTGGTATCATTATCCTGAAGAGTTACCACAGTGTGAGGCTGCTGAAGTACTGGTTAGAGCCAAGAGTAGAATTTCATTGAGAATGGGCTATTTTATCCTGATGTGGTATATGAGTGAGACTGATCCTGCATTTAGATATGGATTTGTATATAATGGTAATCCTATTGGGAAGATGACACACAATGAGTATTTCCCATTCAATGAGTTTGAGTGGTGCTATCTAACTGGGCATGATGCCGAAAATAACAAGTTAACATCAATATTTTAACCCTTTAAATAATAAGTAAAATGTAAAAATGGTGTTCTAATATGCGCTTGTATGCGCATATTAAGAATGTTTAGCACAGAATTATATTTGTTTATTAAATTTTTGGGATATTTTTTGTACCTTTGCATCAAAATATTACGCATATCAATATGGCAACAAAAATCGAATGGACTGAATCTGTATGGAATCCTATATCGGGCTGTTCTAAGGTCAGCGAAGCCTGTCGCAACTGCTACGCCGAGGTAATGGCGAAGCGGCTACAGGCCATGCCAGCAAGCAAGGAAAAGTACAAGAACGGTTTCAAGGTAACGCTTCACCCAGAGTGCATTAACGAGCCGTATAAGTGGAAGAAGCCCCGCATGGTGTTCGTGTGTTCTATGGGCGACCTTTTCCACGAGGACGTGCCCTTTGAATATATCGACAAGGTAATGGACGTGATACGCAACACGCCACAGCATACCTATCAGATACTGACTAAACGGGCTGAACGCATGGCTGAATACTTCAACCCGCTACGCGGTGTTCCGACGAATGTCTGGCTCGGTGTGACGTGCGAGAGTGACAAGCATTTCGACCGCATCAACCACCTCAGAAACATAAATGGCGCGAAGGTGCGATTCTTGAGCTGTGAGCCATTGCTGGGCGATTTGTGGGGCATAAACCTCCGTGGCATTGATTGGGTTATAACAGGTGGTGAAAGCGGCACAAATGCCCGCAGAACGCCCGTAGAGTGGTTCCGTACCCTCCGTGATGCCTGCCAGCGCAACTTCGTTGATTTCTTCTTCAAGCAATGGGGCGCATGGGGCGAGGACGGAGTGAAGCGGTCTAAGTATAAGAACGGCTCACTGCTCGACGGCAGGGAGTGGAAACAAATGCCAAGACCATGATAGTAGACACGATGACAACCGCAGAGGTGTTCCGGGAGCTTGAAGCCGACAGGGACAACGTCTCAGGGTGGTGGGTGCACAAGCGCGAGGACATGAAGAAGCGGGCACTGAAATGTGCGCGTTTCCCCATGACCGTGTGGTGGCAGTACACGTCACCGCGCAAGAACAGCTACCTTGTCATGGCTGCTGCATACGGCAGGAAGTACCTGAAGCAGAACGGCATGTGCATACTCGCATTGCAGCACACACCTGCTGGCCTTACCGCATACACGCAGAAGCTGAACTGGATGCACTTCATGGACAGGATGGTGTTTACCGCCCACATGTGGAAACGGTACAGAGAACGCATCAACACGTACAAGACGGGCATAGAGCTGATGAAGCAGTACTTCACCAACAACGGCTACGGGGAGGAAACGGAAGGCAGTCAGTTCGTCGGGCGCTCCGTCCGCTACAACGGGCACGACAACATCTGCCTAAGCATCAACGACGGAGTACTTCTCGGGGAACGCAAGGATGATGCCTTTATCGCCAAGACATTCATCACCTACGACATGGCAACGGGATTGCAGCGACAGGAGTTCGATGCAAAGCGCGAAGCCGTACCAACCAACGAACAGCTTTGCGCTCATTGCCGAAAACAGATAAAAAACATGACTGCTTGGTGATATGGCTATTGTACTGCGTGAATACCAAAAAGCAGCATCGGACGCTGCCGTGACATTCCTGCAAAGCACTACAGATGGTAACGGTCTCATTATCATGCCCACTGGCAGCGGAAAGTCTGTCTTGATAGCCGACATAGCCCACAGGCTCGGAGCACCAATCCTTATCTTCTGTCCCAGCCGTGAAATCTTACAACAAAACCACGACAAGATGGAGAAGGTGGAGAAAGGTATCAGCACCATGTATTCCGCTTCGGTAGGGCAAAAGAAAATATCAATGGTCACGTTTGCCACCATAGGCAGCGTGAACAACCACCCAGCAGATTTCGACCTCTTCAAATACATTATCGTGGACGAGGCACACGGAGTGGAAGCAAAAGGCGGGATGTACGAGCGTTTTATCCATCGCAGGAAAGACCGCAGGGTAATAGGGCTGACAGCCACGCCTTATCGCCTGACACAAGCATCCAACGGCTCTTCCGTCCTTGAGTTCATAACACGCACAAGACCCCGCATCTTCGACAAGGTTCTATACTACTGCCAGATAACAGACCTCCTTTCCAAAGGCTACCTCGCAGAGCTGAAGTACCACGACCTCACCACAATAGACCTGCAAAACGTCCGAAGCAACTCCACAGGAAGCGACTACGACGACAAATCACTCGTAGCCGAGTACGAACGCAGCGGATTCTACGACAAGCTCGCCTACACCACACTACGCGCCCTGAACCCAAAAAGCGGCATACCGCGCAAGGGAATCCTCGTGTTCACACGATTCGTTAAAGAAAGCGAACACCTCCGAAACGTACTGCTCCAGCAAGGCGTAAAGGCGGCTATCGTCACAGGCGAGACACCGAAGAAAGAACGGGAAAAGATTATTAACGACTTCAAAGAAGGCAGAATACAGGTGGTCACAAACGCAGCATGCCTTTCCACAGGATTCGACTACCCAGAACTTGACACCGTAATCCTCGCAAGACCGACAAAGTCACTCGCTTTGTATTACCAAATGTGTTTAGATATGAAAACAGAAATACTTACAAAACGCGGCTTTATGGACTACGAAAGCATAAAGCAAGATGACCTCGTAGCCGCATACAGAAACGGGGAAATTTTATTTGTTCCCATCCAGCAGATGGTTCATAGAAAAACTTATGATGGAGAGCTGTTTGTATCCTTTAAAAACCAGCATCTTGATTTCAAAGTAACAGGCGAGCATGAACTACTGGTTAAGGCGAAAGGGGCTTTAGAGTACAAAAAAGAGGAAGCACTCAAAATCTTCAACAGGAGGGGATTCTATGAAGTTCCCGTAAGTGGGATTGAAAAGATGGATGGAGTTAACCTTACTGATGACGAGATACGCTTTCTTGGATGGTGTATTTCTGACGGTTCAGTTAACAAAAATACTAAATGCGTACATATTGTTCAGTCACTTAAAAATCAACAATATATAAAAGAAATTGAAAGGGTTATAAAAGTTTGTGGACTACGCTACGGTAAATGTTACCAGCAAAGAAAAGGGGAGGCAGCAAAATTTGCGGGAACAGTACGTTTTATGATTTCGCATGGAGACCCTCGCAAGAATATTGATAAGGCGAAAGGATTGCGTGGTTGGAATAAATATGACGGGTATATTCTCGGCTGTAAGACATGGTCAGAGATGTATGAGCAATTCAACGAACATCAGTTTGACGTGTTTCTCGAAACCATCTATATGGCAGATGGTGATCATTCTAACCCTATAGGCTACAAGAAAGATACATTGTGTATTTGCGGAGGCATTCACAAAAACTACTGTGACAGACTTCAAAGTCTCGCATTAAGACGAGGTTATAGGGCAAAAATAACCACTTATGTCAACAATTATGGAAACGAGGCTTACACGCTCTATTTAAAAAAAATGAAACATGCTTCTATCGCTGGGTATAACGTTAAGGATGGAAGTATCAGCATTTCAAAGAAAGGGTATCATCGAGCCAAGCCAATCATAGAGGAGAGTCAAGGAGAAGAAATATGGTGCGTGCGAAACGAAATAGGGACAATCGTAACAAGACGAAACGGGAAAATTCTTATTACGGGAAATTGTGGCCGGGCAATACGTCCCCACAAGGACAAAAAAGACGCTTGGGTCATAGACCTCGCTGGCAACTACCGACGATTCGGAGCCGTCGCAGACCTAAAAATCGGACTCGAAAAGCTGGGAACGGAACGATGGGCGGTGTTCTCCAAAGGACGGCAGCTGACTAACGTGAGAATAACGTAAAGGGGCTGTGCAATCGTTTGCACAACCATGCAGCGGGGAACGTTAAATTTTAACAGCGTTTTTGAAAAAGCAGAAGAATAGTTGATAAAATAACAACTAAACAGAATAAAAAACTATCAAAATTAACAATTATGGAGAATTATTCCAAGAAGATTTACTTGAGTGCGCCCATAAGCGGTTACGACATCGAGGAGAGGCGCGAGACCTTCCGCAAGAAGAAGGAAGAGCTGGAGGGTTTGGGATGGGAGGTTGTCAGTCCTATGGAGAACGGCCTGCCTGTTGACGCAGGCACCCACGCCCACATGAAGCGTGACATTGAGCTGCTGCTGTCGTGCGATGCTATCTACATGATGAGCAGGTTCGTTCACAGCAAGGGCTGCAAGGTGGAGTTTGACGTGGCTACCGCCATCGGTCTTGACGTTTATTTCGAGGAAGCTATGGGAATAAGCAAGCTCACTAAATTCAAGTAGGCCATGAGAGAGGACAGATATGAACGCGAGGAGTGCGTTGGGTGTGACAAGTATCCCACCGTTGATACATACACTTTCCAATGGTATTGATGCGATGAAGAACGAGATTGTTGTACCTATACACAGGGCTATTGACAAGGAAGCCGTCCTTGGGCGCTTGAAGGGCTTGGGGGTGAAGGGTCTCAGCTATGACGATGCTGAGAAGCAGGGGGTCATCACCCGTGTCAGCAACCTCCTTTGTGCCATGCATGCCCTGACCACTGTTTCCCAGCTTGTCTACGAGCAGGCTGCAGTCCTTTTTGATGCCTGCGGCATGAACAAGCACGAGCTGAAGCGGGCTTGCGCTGAGTATCAGAAAGCCTGCGACCGTTGGTTCAAGTTCTGGGAGAGCTATCAGACCGCTGACGGCGCAAGGGAAATGGATAATGAGTCTGCCGACCTTTACGAGCAGTTCTTCCGCTGGGCACAGCTGCCTATACGGTGGAGCCTCGGTGACAGGCAGGAAGCGCCGCGTGACACGGAGCCTCTGATAGAGATAGACCGTGAGGACAGGATATGGCGTGTGTACCGTGATGTTGCAGAGTGCGACGTTGTGCTTGACGACCGTGAGGAATGGGCGGTGATGCGTTCCGACCAACCCGACGGAAGCAGTACGATGACCTGTGTGGAGCGAGGTCTTGACAGGGGTCTTGCCTTCATGTCTGCCAAGCGCATGAGTGCCAATGACCCTGGGAGGCTCTACACGGCGAGCAAGCTTGAGTCACTGACGGAGAAGCGTATGGAGGTTGTTCCCTACAAGGCATACTACGGTGGAGAGATTGTCGGTGATATTAAGAATGTGATAAAGGGATGACGAAGGAGAAGGGGAAAGAGCAGCGTACCTATCAGGTAGAGCTGACCGAGCGGCAGGTTAAAATTCTTTCCTATGCCTGTGACCAGTTTGCGCGTTGCATTCAGGGGCAGGACGGTGCATTCCAAGAGCTGTTTGAGGCGGCTTGGGAGAAGCGCTGCAAGGAGGCCGTTGGTGGTCACGGCATGGATAAGGAATGGGATGGAGGCTGGTATAACATGCGCCATGAAGCGGAATCCCTGTGCAAGTGGATAAAGCGTCGTTTCTGGGGCCGTGAGAGTAATTCGATGTATGGCATCCACTATGACGACACAGCCGACATCCTCATTGATATTCATTTTGTTCTACGTCACCAGCTGTGGCTTGACAGGCCGGACGGTGAGAAGTCCCGATGGACTGTAGATGCTGAAAGCCCCACTTCTCCTGTTGGCGACGAGCCGCTGGCCATCATTAGGAGAAAGGAACGATAATGGTATGACGAACAAGAAGCTGAAGGACTTGCGGAAGGGTGACAGGCTATGGTACTGGCACTTTACCTTCACCACTCCTATCTATGTCGAGTGTGCGGTGAGGGACGGTGAGCTGATGCGCATTGCGGTAAGATGGGGCGACTCGGTATTTGAGTGTTTCGGCTCTGCGCTTGGCTTCACCTGCGTGGGATATGACCGCAAGATGAAAGTTGAAAGGATGTTCACATGCTCCTATGACCTGTCGTACAGGAACGAGCAGGGTTTTAGGGTGGCTTAACGACAAAAGATATTCATATAAGATTTACGGACGATGACAAGCGAAGTATTTAACGTTGATTGTATGGATTATATGAGGACGCTGCCCGACAAGGCGTTCGAGCTAACCATTGCAGATCCTCCGTATGGGATAGGCGCGGACAAGCCATCCAAGAAGCCTTGCGTGGTTCGGCAGCGGAACGGCTCGTATCTGCGGGTCGAATCACCTGACTACGGCAAGAAGGATTGGGACGCACGGCCACCTGAGCAGGACTTCTTCAACGAAATTATGAGGATAAGCAGGAACGTCATTATATGGGGAGCCAACTACTTCGGACTGGCAGGCGGTATGATTGTGTGGGACAAGATGAACGGCGACAGTGACCAATACGGCTGCGAAATCGCCTATCAGTCGTTCAATCAGCGGACGGACATCGTACACTATATGTGGCAGGGAATGTTCCAAGGCGAGTGCTGCAGTACTGACGTGAACATCGCCAATCGTCAGCAGGGCAACAAGCAGAAGAACGAGGTGCGCATCCATCCCACCCAGAAGCCCGTTGCCTTGTACGCATGGCTGCTGAAGAACTACGCCAAGGAGGGCGACAGGATATTCGACCCGATGACAGGAAGCGGCTCTTCAAGAATTGCAGCTTATAAATTGGGGTTTGATTTTGTAGGTTGTGAGTTGGATAGAGAATATTACGAGAAAAGTATAGAGAGATTTAACAGAGAATGCTTGGGGCAGACAAAACTGCCAAATGGCAAGAAGGTCATCCAGCAGTCACTGTTCCCGTGAGACCCGTGAAGCAGTGTTCAAGGAAGAATGACAAATAAAATTTGTGGTAAACAGCAATATCATGAGCAAGAGAAACGACAAGGCAAAAGGCAGGGGGGAAGGGCGGTGCTGCGGTGAGTGTGCCTGGTTCTACGCCGAGGACACGCATGGCTACGGCTGCTGCCCGTTCCTGTTTGCCGAGGTGAAGGAGTGCGGCAATGAGTGTGCGGCACAGGAGCATTTCGTCAGCAGGAGGCAGATGCGTCACTATATGGCCGTGCTCATTCAGGCCAACAGGTACAGGCGGGGCGGACATGTACCGTCATGGCACAGGATGCCGCTACCGTCCGACTTGGGGAAGGCAATGGACTTTGCCTGCAAATACATGAAAACGTTCAGTAACCTGTAAAAGAAAGATTAAAGAGAAAATATAGCAAATAACGGTATTTATGACAAAGACACTGTATTATGCCGTCAGCGGCAGCGGGCAGGGGTGCGTGTTCACCGGCCTGCCAGAGAGAAACGAGCATTTCCGTGTGTGGTGCGGGGAGCAGCTTGCCTGCTTCTCGTCTCTCGTCATGCAGATGGAGTCCGAGGGCTTCGAGCTTCCCGTCCTGACATGGAAGGACGAGCCTGTGGCGATAGAGCTGGGGCTGACGGTCAAAAGCGCGGTGTGAGGGCAAGGATATGAAGGACAGGATAAATGTATCGGAGTACAGGGCGTTCTTGCGGCAGAAGCCACGGAAACGGCAAAAGACGGCCATCGTCGGTGGCGGGCTCCTCGTGGATGTGAAGAAGGAGGCAAGGAGCAAGTACGGCAACAGACGGTGCGAATACAACGGGATCAGCTTTGCGTCGGAGCTTGAACGGAACAGGTATATATACCTCAGAGAGTGCCAGTTACGCGGGGAGATAAAGAACCTGCGCTTACAGGTGAGGTACGACCTATTTCCCGATGAGTACGAGGACGTGGTGGTACACCTGAAGACCAAGGACAAGACGGTAAGGCGCAGGACGTACACGGGGGTGTTCTACACAGCCGATTTCGTCTACGAGAAGGGCGGCGTGGAGGTCGTGGAGGACACCAAGGGCTCGCTGAAGGCCGTTTCCCGCGACTTCGAGCTGCGGATGAAGATGCTTCACTACCTGAAGGGCATCGACCTGAGAATAGTCACCAAAGCCACCGAGCCCGTATGACGTGGAACTCATTGAAGCGCACCACCCCACTCCGCAGCAAGGGCGCAGTGTTAAGGCGCACACCGTTCAAAAGAAAGCCTGCGGCACTGACACCCAAGAGGGACGGAGAAAAGCCCGTGTCTGGCAAGGAAAAGGCTCACAGGCGCAACGGACGGGACAAGGTAGACCTCGCCAAGCGGCTCGACATGGTATTCTCGGCATTCGTGAGGCTCCGTGATGCCATGTACGGCGGCAACACCGTCTGTATCTCCTGCGGACGGGTGCTACCGTTTGAGCAAATGCAGGCTGGGCACTACTATTCACGGCGATGTATGAGTACGCGCTGGGATGAACGAAACGTTAATGCGGAGTGTGCGATTTGCAACTGCCATGATTCCAACCATCTTAAAGGCTATACGGACAATCTCCTTGCAAAGATTGGCGATGAGCGTTTTGAACAACTTAACGTCCTGCACAACCAGGAACGGAAATGGAGCGACGCGGAGCTTAAGGACATGATAAGACACTACACCGCCGAGGCAAGGCGGCTGAGTAAGAAAAAAGGTATTAAAATACATATATAACATGAATTATCCAACAAAGATTAAAGTAAAACTTTACGATGGCATTATGCCTGAGAAGCAGCACGAGGGCGATGCTGCGTTTGATGTTTTCGTACCGCGTGACACGGAGCTGTTCTGTGGCAGGCAGGTTGTTGACCTTGGCTTCTCCATTGAGCTGCCGAGGGGGTTCGCAGCAACGATACAGCCGAGAAGCGGACTGTCATCGAAGGGGATGGAGTGTGTGTACATGGAGGGACAGGGCTTCCTGAGCGGAAGCAAGACCCGCATTGACGCAGACGTTGTCAGGGGGCTTGTCGATTCAGGGTACGGGGGGCATGTCGGTGCCATCATCAACGTGAGGGAATGCATTGTGGAGGGGCAGATGGTCTATCTCCCGAAGGGCATGCGCATTGCACAGATGCAGGTCGTGACAGTCCCCGACGTGGAACTGGAGAGCACCGACGCAATCGCCTCCTCTTCGGACAGGGGCGAGAACGGCTTCGGCTCAACAGGCGTATGATGCGCCCCGATATGCTAAATAGTTTGTTAATTAAATATTATTAGCATATACGGAAGCGGTTGTTTTGCATATATCTGTTATCTTTGCATCGGATTAGGGCGTGAGGCGGGTAGCTGCCGCCAAAAGCCAAAATGAAAGTTAAGCATTCCGTCTTTCATTCGCCCTTATCCTTTGCTTAAAAACGGATGCGTAACAAAAAAGGAATGCAAATGGAAAAAGAAGATTTTTTGCGGCAGTATCATACTAAGGAATGGTACGAAATCAGTAAAAGGATTAAGGCGCGTGACCACAACACATGCCGGATGTGCGGTCGTAATGTCACAAAGAGCTGTGTTCCCGCATAAAAGGAAAGGTTGAGTAAAATATGGCAGCAAAACGGTACATTCCAAAGATTCCCTGGGACTTGATAGAGGACTTATCCCCGGAGCGACACACCTTCTGCAAGGTGGAAGCTTTTGTGTATCTCGCCAACCATGCACGTTATACTGATGATGACGATGTGGTACATGGGGTGAAGTGCAAGAAGGGACAACTTGTCACGTCATCACGAGAACTTGCATTAGCCTTTGGATGGCCAGAAACAAACGTTCGGAGATATTTGCAATTGCTTGTAAAAAAGGAGCATATTATCTACCATACCATTGTCAATGGTACTGTCATAACAATGCTTTCTCTTGCAGACAAAACGACCATAGAAGAAGCGAAACAAGAATGCGGCGCACAATGCGGCGCACCAAGCGGCGCAGTAAGCGGCGCGGGAAGCGGCGCACTTAACCCTACTGTTTTACAAATACTTACAGAACTTGGCGGCGCACAAAGTGGCGCACCAAGCGGCGCAGTAAGCGGCGGCGAAGCGGCGCACATCGCGCGCGTACATCTCTTAGCTATTATAGATATTATAGATATAATCTGCATTTGTCAAAAATATCCTCCTGAAATGCTTTTTGAGGCATGGTGGGAGCTTTATGACAATAAAAAGGGAAGGAAAACCGCTCGTTTAAAATGGCTGAAACTATCACCCGAAATATGGGCAAAGGCAATTTGGCACACGGCTGCTTATGTAAAAGCAACACCAGACAAGAACTATCGCAAGCACCCTGAAACATATCTGAACGGCGAGTGTTGGAATGATGAAATAACCGAGAGAACAGTTAGCAGTGATACCGAACAGCTGAAGAAGGAGGCAACCCTTCAGGAGCGTCACTCAAATTTCGTAATATGGCTATCTAACAAGTTTGATGCATCCGAAAGAGGAAGGGTGATGCCTATATTCCACGTCACGCTTGACAACTTCATTGAAATGCTCAATGCGTGTGGCAGTGATGCAAAGAAGATGGCTGACACGGTGGACTTATTACTGCAAAGCCCAATAACGCCGCAGGACGGGCTTATCGGGGTGTTCCGCAAACACATGAAAGTGAATAAAGGATGACGAAGCGCGAGGCCATAGAATACTTCATTATCGCCAAGCTGATGTCTATATGGGCTGGCGATGGGATGTCTGCCTACAAGCAGTGCAGGGACTTCCTTCTTCCCGACATGTTCGCCAACAGGCAGCTGCGGTGGGTATACAGGGTCATCTGCGAAATGTACGAGGCTGGATGGGAATGCACCTGCGCGGACGATATAGGGCAGTACATCATCGACAACCAGAAGGCTCCAGCGGAGAAGGTCGGCAATATATGCTGCTTTCTTGTAGAGATATATATCCAGTTCTGCAAAATGGCCAAGCCGATAACGGGTGTAAAGTGGACGTTAGAGGAAGCGATAGACGAGCTAATAAAATACTGCGATGGACAATAAGACGAATCAGAGCAAAACGAACATGCAGGCAGTAGTCCTGCGCAGCGAGGACACAGAACGTGCCGTCATCGGTACGATTCTGAGGTACAACGAGCTTTACAGGCAGAACTCCGACGTGCTTGTTGGCGATATGTTCCACGATGAGTACAGGGCTGTGTTTGATGCCGCAAAATCGTTAATTGACAAAGGCGAGGCGGCAACACCCGTAACGGTGGCCACGGTGCTTAACGATGGCGGGAACAGTGGCGACAGGATGGAGATTCAGCGCATGGTGGCTTTGAGTGACAAGGACACCTTTTCGCAGAACGTCCGCAAGCTGTCCGATTACTACAAGCGCAACATGGCAAGGCTATACTTCCAGCAGTGTGCCGATGATGCGGTGAAGATGGGCGTTTCCCTTGACGAGACGATAATCAACGGGCAGAAGAACGTCATGGAGCTTGTCGGCAATGACGGTGCGGACGGCATAACGACGGCATCTATGGCAATGGAACGAATCAAGAAGCATGCTCTTGACGTTAGAGACGGAAATGTGCCGCCAGGCATAATGACAGGTTTTAGGGCTTTTGACTGCAACTACGGCATCCATGATGACCAGCTTGTTATCATCGCGGCCAGAACTGGAGTGGGAAAGTCAAGCCTTGCCATGAATATTGCTGTGAACGTTGCCCGTAAGGGCATAGGCGTGGCATATTATTCCCTTGAGATGGGCGTGGAGGAGCTGTGGGCGCGGGTGCTAAGTGCCGACATGGGCATGAAGGCGTTGGATATACTGCACAGGAAACTTGCGGACTTTGAGCTTGACAGGCTGGCGAAGGTGACTAATAACTTTGCAAAATATCCACTGTATATCGATGAGGACGCAACGGTGAAATTTGAGAGACTGCTACGCTCCATCAGGACAATGCGTCAGAAGTACGGTGTGAAGCTGTTTGTGGTGGATTACCTGCAAATTCTCAAATCAGAAAAGACGTATGAGAACGAGGCCATTTCCCTTGCCACAATGTCGCGTGAGCTAAAGAATATTGCCAAGGAGCTACACGTAGCCGTGATAGTATTGAGCCAGATGAACAGAGCTGGGGTGAAGGAAGGAATAATATCAAAGTTTGGACTTCGTGGCAGCGGTGAGATTGAGGAGGGCGCAGACACGGTGGTGATGATTGACCGTCCAGACGCAGACCCGAACACGAAGGGAAAGAAATTCACTGGCGACTTCTCATGGGTGGCTGACACGACAAACAAGGCGTTGCTGATACTCAACAAGGGACGCAGCACTGGTGGCTCGGAGTTCCTCATGGACTTCAACCCAGAGTACACGCTGTTTACTGACAGCGGCATGGGTTTACCTGACACTACATTCGGCTGTGATGGTAAAGAAGACACACCGTTTCCCGCACCATCAGATAACAACAATCAACAACCATTTTAATAAACAAATATTATGAACGACGAAAGACTGACAGCCTATTTGAAGGCGCTGAAAGAAGCCTGCCTCGGCATTGAGGAGGCGCGTGAGCGAAACTTTGACATCCTGCTGGAGTATTCTCAGGCGCACGGGATGTTTCATTTTAACCCTGTTGAGAAGAAAACGTGGATGGGGCGGAACGAACCTTCGCCTTTCTATGTTCCTCTTGGCTACACCGACTCAGAGGACTATCACCATTTCATGGACTTTTGCGAATGTCGCGGGATGGAGTTTTTACGTGCGATAGGAGTAAAAGCACCTTCTTACGAGGAGGTTGCCACCGCGTTTAAGGAATACAGGAACGGTATCAAGCATGGGACTGTGGATGTGGACGGTGTGGAAGTCCAGACGGTGAAACGGGAGTTCACAAGCGCCAACATCATTGAGGTGGAGGTTGGAACGACTGGTTATTGCGGAGGTGACTCAGGTCATGGAGGCAGGACGTATTTCCGCATCGAAGACCTTAGTAGCACGGATATGGCCGTGAAGGTTTCGGGGACAAGCTGCGGTGAGACGGGAAAGGTTGAGATTATGTTTGGCGGTGACAGCGAGCTTGAAACCTTCATCGACGCATTGGAGTTCGCAGCAGAGACGCTACGTGAACAGGCTGGGCGATGAACGAGAAGGAAAGCATCTGCCTTAACTGCATCTACGGCAGTCAGCCCTACGGCTACTATCCGATAGTGTGCGTGTACGATGCGGAGCATATCAGGGAAATGTGGTATGACAAGCACCACTGTAGGCGTTGCGAGCTCTGCCCGGAACCACCGAAGCAGAAGCCGTGGCAGGTGATAATAACGAAAAAATGATAGAGTTATGACAGACAACGTAAGAAAAGCAAGAATCGCAGAGGGCGCGAGCAACTACATGAGAGGCCGCGCAATGGCACTATCCTTCAAGCCGCTCACGTTGCAAGACATTAAGGACGCTTTCAGCTGTGGAGCCGAGGAAATGGAACGGCTCATTGACGATTCGATGTGGTGGAAGATGGCAGAAGGCGACGAACTGCCTGAAATCGACCGCGAAGTGATAGCGCTGACTACTAAGGGCAAGGTGGTGTTCGCCCATAGACCGCAGGAATCATGGACGGGGAAGAATGTCGAGACAGGAGAGGTCACCACATACCATCCGAAACGCTACGGCAAAGGTGGTTGGAACCAGCCAGACGTATTGTGCTGGCTTGACATAAACATACCAGAAATAATTGAGTGAAGGCTATGACAGAGAGGACATCAAACCTATGCAGGGGCAGGGAATGCCCGAACAGGGGACGGTGCAAGCGGTATCTGCTGCACGTCGCCAACCCAGAGGCAGAGAGCGTGGCAAAATGCCCAGAGGGACTTTGGTTCGTCAGGGCGGCATTAGACCATCCGCAGATGAACCACGGGAACTACCCACGTGGATGTTGAACAGGAAAAGAACGAACCTATGAAGAAGTTTCCACAACCGCTACACAAGACAAAAAACAACAAGATTGTGCTCGACGAGGCACAAGAGGAATGGCTCTGCAAGTATTATCCCGTGACCGAGAACGAACGGATAGCCAAGGCAATGGGCGTGGGCATAGAAACGCTCCGCAAGCTTCGGGCGTTTTACGGGCTGGCGAAGAGCAAGCGGGGCTTGGAGGCGATTCATAAGCGCAGGAACAGACGTGCAGCCAAGACCAACGAGCGGAACGGCTGCTATGACCGCAAGCGCGGGCATTTGCCATGTGAGGCAACGATAGCCGGCCTCCAAAGGTACTGGCAGGACATGCGGGACGGCAAGCGGAAAAGTCCCATCGGGAAGCTGAGGGAGAGCGACCCCAAGCGTTACGAGGAGCTGATGAAGCGGCATAGCGCCAGCCGAAAGGAACTGATACGGAAGGAAAGGCTGCGCGTAGTGTATGGCCTTGAGCGCAAGACGAACCTGAAGGTGGTCTTGACAAAGGCATATACGATGTCGCAGATCCATCATCGGAGTTCGGCGCTGAAACGCGGCTACCTGCTTGACGTGGACTGCTCGGAAGGGTCGGCAGGGCGTTACACAATCTATTACGACGACCAGACACAGCGCAGCGCGAAGTTCGAGGAGAACTGTAAACTCGATGGATTTAAAATAGTACATGATGATTCTGGAGAAAACGGCTATGGGGAAAACGGACAGAACACAACGGCTTCTTGAAAAGAAAAAGGAGCTTGAAGAAAGGCTGCATGATGAGACTATAAGGGAGCACAGGCGTATTGACGGCATGGGCTTCGGCTATGGCATGCGCCATGCAAGGATAAACTTCTCCACGTTGAAGTCCGACCGCCTCCGTGAGCGCATAAAAAAGCTCGAAGATGAGATAGAAAGTCTTCGTGTTGGCGGTATGGCAGCTAACTAAAGCTAAAGGTCGGCGAGTTAAGCTAAAGAGTGATTAAAAACTTGCGTATATGGCACGTCGTTCGTACCTTTGCATCAACGAAAACCCTTAGAGGCCAAGAGCGCAAGGCCATAACACGGCGCAAGACGAGTATGACAATGACACAGCGCAACGAGATGATGACAGCAGAGGCAACCCGCTACAATACATCAGTTGAGAACCTGAGAGAGCAGGGCTTCTTCTTCGACGAGAACGCCTTCGGTGATTGTCATTGGTTTGCATCATGTGGAGAGCTTGGCGGTACGCCGATGAGCCTCGCATGGTACAGCGCACAGCAGGCAGGGGTGAGAGCAAGGCTTCACACCATGCGCGATAAGAATGCCGTCATGAGAAGTAAAAGGACTTTCAATATCAGTGGTGGACGCAGTATCACGGCTAATAAAACGACTATGCTGAACAAGAGGACTTTCATTCGCAGGGCTTACAAGGCCATACAGCCGCTGACGAGCCACAAGTATTACGATAACGACTGGTCGGCAGTCGAGGACGTGATGGATGCCATAGCCGCCGAGGGCGACGTGAGGATGCTGCTTACCAAGTGCGACTACCAAGGGCAGATGGGCAGCGCAGAGTGCCGCAAGGTGTGGCGGTACGACCTCACGGGCTGCGACAGGTTGATAGACCTACAGATTATCGCCAGCTTCTGCGGCACGGTGGCAGACCCCATGAGCGCATACGACATAACGGTATTAATGAACTAAAAACGAGACGATATGAGTACGACGAAATGCTTTTGTCTGAGAACCCGCAGCGGCATGATGATTTGTCCGCTGACCACCGACAGGCGCGACTTAGAGCGCACGTTCAACTATCAAGTGCGGGGTGAGGAGATTATCGAGGTAGATATTGACAACGCATTTGTCTGCAAAGAAGAGCGGACGGACAGGTGCAAGAACTGCCCTTTCAAATAAAAACGCCCGCTGACGCACAGAAAGCGGTCATGGTTCGCTTTTCACGGCCAAGGCTGGCAACTATACCACAAAGAGAAAACAAACGGCCACACGGCCTTAAAAACGCGACAATATGAACGATAGGACATGGCTGGTATTTATGACAGACCACAACCTTTGCAGTATGGAGAGGTCTTGCAAGAATGATGAACGGTACGAAATGCGGTTTATGACCAAGGACGGCAAGGTGCGGGTGTTCCACTGCTCCAGAGCCGAGGTAGCAGCCAAGTGCGGTGACGAGCCGAAAGAAGCCAGCGTAGCCCATTTTGAGCAGATGGCAATGGACTGGTATGCCGAAAATTATGAATGATATGCAAAATATTCGTTAAATGTTTGGTGATTAAATAGAAAAGTTTTATTTTTGCAAACGTAACCCGCGTATCGGGTAAAATAAAAAAGTTAAAGATATGAGTAAGTACACAGAAATGACCGACGAGCAGTATTTCGCTGCGATGGACGAGTTCTTTGAGAAGTATCAGGCTCCCCAGCCAGAACCAGTGAAGTGCCTGAACCTGATTATGCGCAAGCCCTTTGCCGAAGCCATCGTCAAGGGTGAGAAGAAGGTGGAGATTCGCGCCTTCTCAGACCACTACTTCGACCGCCTGACGGACAAGAAGGTTGACAAGTGGATGAGCGACTTCCGACAGAAGCACGAGAAGGACGAGGAGGCGATGGAGGCTTTCGAGGAGTTCATGTGCGCCACCCGCCCCGTGGAGAAGATCCATTTCCACAACTACAACAACAGCTGGTTCCTGGACGTGACCTGCACCGAGAACGCGCTCATAGGTATTACGAGACAGAACGTTGAGCAGCTTCAGGAGCGTTTCGACTGCCATGAGTTCGACGAGATGCTTGCGAGCTTCGAGGCTAAGAAAGACCCGAACCGCCCGTTGTACTACTACTTCGTCATAGGTGACGTGATTGGCACGGACATCAAAACAGAGAAATAAAAGGGCAATGGGGCGAGTCGCTGCTACGGCTGATGCGATAGCCCCACCCTTTAAACGATAGGGACTGCGAAGGGTTGAAAGGTGGTGTTCGCCGGCCACCGCAAACGGGAGATAAGGCAGGCGTAAAAGCAAACCCTCCCCGTACCCCTTAAACAGAGTTCTTTGAAATACAAACGGCATAAAGGAAGCGACACGCGAAAGCGGCCTTACCATCCACATCGGGCAGTCGTACAGAGGCAAGGATGGGATGCCGTAACGGGGTTTTAGCTCAGTTGGGAGAGCGTCTGTTTTGCAAGCAGAAGGTCGTCGGTTCGATTCCGTCAAGCTCCACAACAGTCTTTATTATTTTCATAATATCACGACACCGAACCGTTGCGAAACGAAGTAGGTTTATTATACGGGAGGTTAGAATCCTTCGCCTTCCGCACAAACGACAAAGAGAATATATGAGTTTTTGAATCGGTAATTTTCTAAGGATTATGCCAACAAGAGAAGTCTATCAGGTGAATCAGAGCACTGGAGCACGTACCTACGCAGGCTATGCTCGTTTCGGTGCAGACGGTTCGTTTCAAGGCACAGCAGGTGGTTATGGCCGTGGCCGTAACAGCAACAACGCCAACAACCGAGCAAGCCGAGTGCAGAACGTCATCTCCACCTCTGGTGCACGTCAAGCGCGGCGTACCCGCCAAGCCTTCGGGCGTTAAGCAGCAATACGGGAGGGGCACGGGTGCCCCTCTCTTTGCAATTTTTTATAAGTAACTCATATATTTAATAATTATGGCACAAGAATCATACGTGGCGCGGGAGAGTAGTGCAAACCCGCTAAATGCCGTCAGCAGTGGCACACAGCGGAGGGCTAACCCGTTCCGCAGTATCACCACACGTCCAGTCAGTGACTCTTACAGACGGGAGCTGGAGGAGCAGGGTGTGAACATGCGCATCTATGAAAGCCTGCGGCGTGACGAGCGTGACAGGAGGATTGATGATGAGTATGAGACGCAGGTACAGAACTTGCGGAGTGAACTCCGTGAGAAGTACCCGCTTGGCAATTATGCCAACTCTTCGTTCACGACAGACCGCGCCCTCCTTGCACAGGCAAAGGCTGAACGTGCGGCCTACAACCGTGAGCTGAATCAGGGTGTGCGCAGGCTCAAGAGGCTTGCGGCAGCGGCCAAGAGAAAGTAAAATACAATTTAAAAGTTTTAGAATTATGGCAAGTGAGGTATTTTCAGCACGTGAGGGAAATATAAATCCTATAAATGCGGTTGGCAATGCCAATAGAAGCAACAATAATAAGGTACTGCAAGATGTATCTAAGTTTATTAATGACAGCAAAGCTGCATTAAAGGCTCCAGACGAGGATTTTGCAGGCAAGGCCATACTCAAGGGCGGAACGGAAAAGATAAAAAGTAATGCCGATTACCACCGTAAGGAAATCAAAAAGGAGATAAAAGAGGCTTTAGCATTTAAAGTTGCTGCTAAGAAGTTCAAAGTCGGTGACGAGGTTGATTTTAAGGTAAGCAAAAACCAGAAAGGCTACAGGAAAGGCGTGGTAGAAGGATATAGGTTTAGCGTTAACGGTGATATGGCAGACAAGACCATTAGAATAAGAACAGGCGAAGGTCGTGGTTATACACAAGATATAAAGGATTTCTCCTCGCAAATGTTAAGAAAACCAAGAAAACAAACAAGAAGTTTATAAAAACAAAGAAAGGATAAAATTATGGCAAGCGAAGCAACAATCTTCAAGAGGCGAAGGCTCAAAGGCCATCAAGAGGCTGAAACGGAATGGTTTCACTATGAAGGACATTCAAAGTTATAGAAGTTAAAACTCATGTTAGACAAGGCACTTCTAATCTGTGATGAGATAGCCAAGCGCGGCGTGGAGGAGGTGATACTCTTCCATTCCGCGTCGGGCAAGGACTCCATAGCACTGCTCGACATACTCGCACCGAGGTTCAAGCGGGTGGTCTGTGTGTTCATGTACATCGTGAAGGACATGGAGCACATCAGCCGCTACATCAACTACGCCCGCAAGAAGTACGCGAACTGCGAGTTCTACCAGATTCCCCACTTCGCCGTTTTCTCATACGTGAAGTACGGCTACATGGGGCATGAGAAGAATCCGAAGATGAAGCTACAGACGATGGCGAGCCTCACAGACATGCTGCGGCAGAAGTTCGGAATCGAGTGGGCTTTCTACGGCTTCAAGCAGAGCGACAGTCTAAACCGCCGCTGTATGCTGCGGACGTACACGATGGAGGCCATCTGCGAGAAATCGAAGAAGTGCTATCCTCTCTCGCACTACAAGAACAAGGACATCTTGGAGTACATTGACAGGAACGGCCTGATACCGCCAGAGAAATACGGCGCAAAAGGCCAGAGCAACGGGCAGAACATCAGCGACCTCGACTACCTGCTGTACATCCGTGAGAAGTTCCCGAAGGACTTGCAGCGCATATACTCGGAGTACCCGGATTGTGAGAGGTTGTTGTTTGAATACGATTGGAAGAAAAAAAACGAATCAGAAAAAGAAGCTAAAGATGTCTAAAGTATTTGTTTACTAAACACATAAATATTATCTTTGCAGTATGATGACGTACAAGTATAAACTCTATCGGACACATCGCACCAAGTATCTTGATGCGATGATGAACGAGGCTTGCTTTGTATGGAATCATGCTTTGGCATTATATAAAAGATATTATAGGTTATTTGGAAAATATATATCGCTCTATGATATGCAGAAGCATCAAGCAAAAAGAATAAAAAGGAAACTGCTTAGTGCTATGGCTGTACAAGAAATCCTTGAGCGTCTTGATGAATCTTGCAAAAGATTTTTTAACCATATTGCAAGTCGTCCTCCAAAATTTAAGAAAGCAAAGGACTTCTCAAGTATTGTTTTTAAAGGCGTTTGTAATCATGGAAAATGGAGTGTAAATGTGTGTGATTTAAAAGAAAATAGTATATCGTTTGTACAATTAGGAAAGTCATTCAAATATTACAAAAGTAGACAATATGAAGGAAGAATTAAGAGAGTAGTTTTATACAGAAGCCGTATCGGAGAATATTATATATTTATTGTCACAGATGCAGAGCCGAGCAAGTACGGAAAGACACTCAAAGGTGCATCCGTTGGCATTGACTTCGGTTTGAAGAAGTACCTAACCTTGTCGGACGGCACGGCCTACGACAATCCTCAGTTCTTGAAAGGAAGCCTTGTCGAGTTACGCAGGAGAAGCCGCAATCTCAGCAAGTGTAAGAAGGGCAGCAGCAACCGTGAGCGCAAGCGTAAGGATTTAGACCATCTTATGAACGACATCTGCAATAGGCGCAGCGATTTCCAATGGAAACTCGCCCACGAACTATGCCGAAAGTACGACACCATCTTCATCGAGGACTTGAACCTTGAAGGGATGAACAGACGTTGGGGAAGGAAGATGCACGACCTCGCCCATGCGGATTTCGTTCAGAAGTTGGAGTACATTGCCACGAAGTACGGTGTTGTGGTTCACAAGATAGACCGCTTCTACCCATCTTCCAAGACCTGCGAGTGCGGATATATAAACAAAGAGTTGAAGTTGTCGGACAGGCAATGGGTATGCCATGAATGCGGAACGATTCACGACCGCGACCTGCTGGCGGCTAACAACATACTTCGTAGGGGCATCTACGAATTGGAGAGTGATGGTAAGACCTCAGAGGTTATCCAAAGCGGCAGTCACGATTGTATCCAACAATCTCTTCGGAGAGTATGCCACGACTACGCTCAGAAGGAGAAGCAGGAGAAGAAAGAGTAACGTATGGCAAGAGAAACGTATATATACAAGGAAGAAGATTGGGTGCCACAGAACGTCATGGGTGTAGCCAATCGCTCAAACGTATATACACCTGTTGTCTATTACGAAAATGGCGGTCAACTCCTTACTGATGAACGTAGGTATAATTTCGGGCAGACAAATAAGACCGAATACTATAAGTACAGGAAGGAGCAGCAGATGGCTAAATTCCTCGCTTCACAAGGTTTTACCGTTGAGCATCTGAATGAGATTCCCGGCATACCATCGCCGGATATAAGGATAAATGGTGTCCTTGCAGACTTAAAAAGGCTTGGTAGCCATAACAACATAAAACGTCATGCGGATGATGCCATAGGCAGGCAAGGCGCAGACTTAGTAGTGTTTCAGTTTGATAAATGGAATGAGAGAATGAAAACAGAGGTGGAAAAGCTTACAAAAAGAGGTATTCACGGCTACTACTTCTTGACGGACGAATTAAAGTTGAAGACTTTCTAAAATATCAACGCCCCGAACCGAAGTCCGAGGCGAGGGTAGTCCGAGCCGCCCGAAGCGTAACACAGCCTTGTCCGATTGTATTAAAGTCATATCGGCATCAATGACACTGCAAAGATAAGCGTAATATCTGAACAATGCAAGTAAAACGCAATAAATTTAGTAAGATTTAGCATAATATAAAACGTTGAACAATAAAAGTTGAAGATTATGGCAAGAGAAGCAACAGTAGCGATGAGCAGCCGCACACGGGCATTCATGAACCGCGAGGAGGCACGCCGCAACGGTCTAAGTACCGCAGAGCAGGCGGTAAGGCTCCGTGCCTACAACCTCCAGAGGCATTACGGCAATATTTCTGGCAATATGCCATACGTTCCCGCCAACCAGCAGCGTAACAACACTCGCATCCGCAGGGCAGTAGACAGGATGCTTGGTAACCGTTAAGTAAAAAATACAATTATGGAAGTTATACAGAGTTTCACCATCGACCACACGCATCTGAAGCCTGGCATCTACGTGTCGCGGCAGGACAGAGGCTTCACCACCTTTGACCTGCGCATCACCGAGCCGAACATGGAGCCTGCTGTTGCGCCAGCAGCGATGCACAGCATGGAGCATCTGATGGCAACGTGGTTCCGCAACAGCGAGGTCAAGGACGATGTGGTGTATGTGGGACCGATGGGATGCCTCACGGGAATGTACGTCATAATGACGGGCAGCTACATCGTTGAGGATATGAGGCGGCTTACTATCGAGTGTATGGAGTGGATACTCACGCAGAAGGAAGTCCCCGCTACGACTCCAGAGACGTGCGGCAATTTCCTTCTCCATAACCTATACATGTGCAAGTTGGAGTGCAGGCGGTATCTGGAGCGTCTGAAGAACGACTTCCATTCCGAGTACACAAAATTACAGGTAACGCTCAGTGACGGACGTGTTTTTGCGGATGCGTAGTAAAGAACTTTAAAAATATTTTCTATGGCAAAAGAGACAACAGTAGCAAGAGAGGGTGGTGCCAGACCCCTTAACGCAACGGGAACGGCACGGCGATCATCAAAAGTGCCGAAGAGTGACAGGGGATTCTACGATGATTCCTACGTCAAGGTCTACAACGAGAAGGGCAAGGTCGTGGAGAGCGGTCTGTGGGACTACTCAGCATACCGCGATGAGCCTACTAAGTGGAACAATGCGGACGGGAACTATGACCTTCCGCACGGTTATAAACTGGTTATTAAAAACTAAGTACTATGGCTAAAGAAGCAACAATTGCAAGGTAAACAAAAGTGATGGGACTGCGGGCAGCAAATGCCGTCAGCAGGCGCACAGACAGAAGCCTTGGGCGTGCAACCTACCCGTCACAGAACAAGAACGGTGGCAGGCAGGACTATTTCGATGCGCTGACCATGCCGCAGACTTCTTCCCAGCGGCAGATGCAGCAGCGTCTTGACGCACTGAGAAGAAGCGTATCAAGCTACCCTCCTCCGCAAAGAGCAAGGGTACAAGCGGAAATAGATGATCTTCAGAAGAAGATATGGCGTAGTAACGGCATAATAGTATAGTGTTATGGCAGCAGAGGTATCGATAGCGCGTGAGAGCAAGGCAAGGCCGCTCAACGCAACAGGGTCTCCTGGGAGAGCCGATAGAGTCATAAGTGATTTCAGAAGCAACTACAGGGCAACGGTAGTGGGGAAAGATGGCACTCCTATGGCCGTCACTAATCACACGTTTGCCCTAACCGAGAAACTGAGGCGTGAAAAATATCCGTTCTTGAAGAATATTGGAACGGAAGACCAGAGACGAGCGTTTGACTATGTCGTAGGAAATTCCGTTGGCGGTGGTGCAAAAAAGGTGGCAGAGGCTCTTAACCGTTCTGGCTTGGGAGAGACCAACTGGAAAGCAGCTGACCGCACCGATGGAATCTTAGAGCTGCGCTCGACAGACCCGTGGAAGAACGAGCATCGGCTGATAATCCGAAAAAAGACCAAAAAGTAAAGGGCTATGGCAGCAGAGGCATATATTGCAAGGGAAGCAAGGGCGAAGACGCTCAACGCAGTATCGGACGGTGACAAAGCCCGCAGGCAGAGAGCGTACCGTGAGTATGCGCAGCTGCGTGACAAGTACCGTGGGCAGCTGCAAGAAGCGGAAGACCGCTACACATACGCCTCAGACAACCGTGAGCGTTATGCAGCTGAGAAAAGCATCGAGTACCTGAACTTTCGCATCAGGGAAATGGAGGCTAATATGAAATACATAAACATGACAGCTTAAATGTTGGTAGTATGGCACAGGAGGTGACAACAGCAAGAGAAAGTTCGGCAAAGCCGTTAAACGCGGTAAGGCCGAGCAATTCACGGACGCGGTATATCGGCAAGATACGTGTCCCACGTGACGTGAACAAGATTCCCGACAAGGAGTACAACGCCATAACGCGGCATCTTGAAAAGAGGAATGCCGATAATGCGGATGCTTTCAAGTATCTGGAGCGTGAAGCAATGACCGACAGGCAGCTTGGCAATTTCTATGCCGTGGCAGAGCATTTCAGCACGAGTTATCGTATTTCCGATTCGGCAAGGGCTAATGTCCGCAAGTGGCGAAAGCTCGCGTGGGATGAAATAGTAAGCAGGTAATAAGGTATGAAAGAGGTAACATCGGCAAGGGAGCACTCCACGGCAAACGCTGGCAACGCCGTGCGCGGTGACGTGAGGACGGTAGGCGGGGTGACGGAGAACGGCTATTCCGCTTCGCTGAAACGTGCCATCCTCTCCTACGAGAACCGCCAGCGGCAGGAGGAGAACGAGGCGATGGCCTTCTACGACGATGCAGGCAACCAGCTCAACCGCAAGCAGGGGAAGCGCGACCGCGTGTCACTCCGCGACAGTGACGTGCCGGGCGAGAACCTCATCATGACGCACAACCACCCGTCGGCGCTCTCGGAACGCGGCTATATGCGCATCGGCAACTCCTTCTCTGCGGAGGATGCCGTGCTTGCAGTGAAGTTCAATGCGAAGGAGATACGTGCCGTCACTCCAACCTATACCTTCTCCATCAAGCGGAACGGTGACAAGTGGGGCGTGACGCAGGCGGCTGTCCGCAGGGCGTACAAAAAGGCGGCTGACGAGGTGACGGTGAACGGACAGACGTACTACGACCTCATGCGAGGCTCGCAGACGGCCTATAACCGCTATGCAGTGACATTCTTTCACAAGATAAACAAACTTGTGGCTGATGAGCTTGGTTGGAAATATACTAAGAAGAAAGGGTAAGCTATGAGTGCAGAAGTAGTAGCAGTGCGAGAGGGAAGTGTCAGCCCATTGAATGCAATGGGCACTGCACCCAGGATAAAATCCGATGGTCTGCCAGAGGGAACACACTTTCACAAGATGAAAATAGATGGTGTGTATCAAGGCATGATAGACCTCGCTGACAGAAAGATAGTCATCGTCAACATCAATGGTGTGGATATGCCATTCTACCTCTCGACTGGCCAAGGAAGGAAGTACAGCGTGGAAAGCGGTAAATGGTATCCGTTCTTCGGACTTGACCCTGACGGGTGGTTCAACAAGGGTGGTGAGGATGATATCAACGACTACTACGGAAGCACCAAGCTTCGCAACGTAGCCGAGGCACTTGACAGAAAATGGGGTGACATTAGAAACACACCGAAAGGAAAGAAGGTGGCGGAGCGTTTTCGGGACAACCCGACGCAGTTTGAGTCCATCCGCTCGCAGGTGAACCGAGATATGGAAAAGCACGTCTATCGCGTTGACCACAAAGGTCAGAAGATAGACTATGCCGAGGCAAGGGTGAATCGCGATGACAAGGCATTTAAGGAAAGAATAAAACGAATAATCAAAAAAATAGGAGGTTAATATGGCAAAAGAAAGCACTGTGGCAAGGGAATCGAGCGTTAGCCCGTTGAACGCCATGCGCAGCGACAAGGCACGTGCAAGCGGCCACACGGTGAGTGACTATCTCGACCTGTACCGTCAGCAGAAGGCCGGGGTGATGCAGATGTATGCCCGTGGTGAGTTATCCGAGGCAGAATACAGCTCACGGATGAACGTACTGAACAGGAAGATAGGACAACTGGAAAGGAGGTAGGCTATGGCAAAGGACAACGAGTTAAAGCAGCGGCTGGCGACCTACGGGCTGTCCGTAAAGGACTTGTCGGAGGAGCAGCTGGCAAGGGCAAAGAGAGACTGCAAGGAAGGAGCCGTGGACGGTTTCTTCTCCAGCAACGACCTTATTAGGCTGACGCTGAAAAGGCGGTGAGTGCTATCGTCTTTTTGGTTACAAAAGCTAAAAGACCGCCTTTATAGCTAACTAAAGCTAAGAAATGGCGGTCTTTCTTGCACCATTGCCATTCTTTTCGTATCTTTGTACCAACAAACGAAACACCCCCTTAGAGGTCAAGAGCGCAAGACCCAAACACGGCGCAAGACGAGTATGGTACAGAACATCATCAACAGCATCAACACTTGGCAGGATTGGTACAGGTTCACCGACAAGGTTGAGAAGAGCGAGACCTACAAGCACAGCTGGTTCGTATATACCGACTGCTTCAACGAGCTGCCTTGCGGCGCAAAAGCACCCGATGAGGTGATTATCGCCAAGGGGCTGACCGAGGCCGAGGCCAAGAGAATCTACGAGGCCAACAAGTACGCCGTAGAGAATTGCGGCACGGATTACGCAGACATCTATATGGCTAACCTTTACAGCCCCTACGATGGCGCAGAGCCTTATGTATATGAGAGGGCAACGGGCGAGCACGTCAGCAGAGCCTTTGAACTGAAAGACATCAGCGATGGCGTGACAAAGAAGTTGAAGAGGATGGGCTTATACAACTAAGCCCCACCACGATAAAGAAGTATCACCTTTATAATATACGAGTATGAAGACATTAATCAGAAACGACGTTAGAGAGTATATCCTCAGTGAGGTAAACATGACACTGGCACGGCTTGGCGTAAGTGAGCAGGTAAAAGATACGGAGGTATTCGAGAACAAGCATCAAGACCTTCTGCTATATCGGTTTGAGAGTGCACCGATTCGGCAGATGCCCATGATGTTCGAGAAGCTTGTAGTAGACGGCTTCATGGTGGCCATCACACCGAAGGACGAGAAAGACCGCTATTACAAGGCAAGTGAGAAGTATTACGTGGTATCAGTCAATCTTGACTATAAGTACGACCACTTCGACGGTGGCAGTAACATCTGCAGCATTGGCCGCATGGTGTTTTTGGTAGACAAAGAGCTGCCAAAGTCCTTTGACGAGAATAAATGGGCAAAGCCAGACATGTTCATCCGCAAGGTAGAAGGACTGAGCATATAAAGGTATGGATGTATTTCAGTTAAGGCCAAAAAGCAGGCACGGCTATTGCGGTGGCATGGCACTCGTGGCCGCACCGTATTTCGCAGCAGCCGTCGACGAGTACAGCATCAACGGCAGTTATGCCGAGGAGTACGTCTGCGGCGAGTTCACCTTTCAAGAGGCATCATCGATACAAGGACTCGACTGGCATGGCGGCGTAAGCATTATCTGTGACAGCATGTATTTCGAATAGACGGCCGCACGACGCACAGAAAAGGCCGTAGGGCGCACAAAATATACTGGGTTGGCAACTGTGTCACCCCCGCAAAAGAAAAGGCCGTAAAAGGCCGCACTAAGGGTAATTTCGTTTTAGGGGCGATAACCGATGTGGTTGCCGCCCCTTTTCTTGTTTTTGTACCCTTGCACCAGCAATCAGCAGATAATTGCCATATATGCAACTAAAAAGCCGCTTTTGCGCATATATGTCATATTTTTAACTTAAAAAATTCACATAATATTTGTTAAAACGTTTGTTGGATAAATACTTTTCGATAAATTTGCCGCTGATTAATATTTATTCATCAAACATAAGAGTTATGGCAAGAAAACCAATATTCCCATAAACACCAACCAAAAACAAAAAGATAATGGCAACCAGAAAAGTAAACATCGACCCACGCTACCTCAGCTATAACAAGCAGGAGGTTCAAGGTCTTCTTGATGACGTACACGACCGTACCTTCCTGAATGGGATTCCAGAGGCAATCGCCGCCAACAATGAGGAAATCAAAGAGAGCTACGGGTACTCCCGCGTCCATCACGGGAAGCTGCAGTTCTTCCACAGCGAAGCGGATGCCGTCGCATACGATGCAGGCAACACGTCCAAGCTGCTGCACGAGGATGACATCGCTGCAACGTTCACTCCGAGCATCACCGTCACTTCGAGCGACACCACCATCCACGGCAATGCGTGTGTGGTCTTCGGCGGGGACACCGTAAGATTCGCGGCCACCATCTCCAACACGTCGGGCACTGCACACTTCCGCCTCTGGAACGGGAACACACCCGTCGAAGAGAATAACGGCACGGCCACGCTCAACGGGTTCTCGCTGAACTGCAGCACGGGTGTCCTGACAGTCCCGTCCGTGAACACTGACGTGAACGTAGGAATCTCTGCGTTTATCCCAGGAGGCATCGAGTCTGAGAAGGTCACTGTGACGGCAAGGAAGCTGGTGCTCATGGGAGGATTCACCGTGAGCGGTACGGAGACCCTGACGGAGACGGGTGACAGCAACCTTGTCCTGATACCCGTCAACGCGGAGTACACCGTTCCCGTGGTATCCGTCAGGGCAGAGCTGTCCTACGGAGGCAGCAGCGCCAGCTCGGACGCGTACCTGTCAGTAGCCCTCGACAGCCTCCAGAACCTGCGGCTGAAGGCAACCGTCATCAGCATTCCGGCAGCCACGCGGGAGTACTCGCTCCTGATTACGGCCACCGATGCCAAGGGCAATGTCTATACACAGACGGAGACGCTGACGGTGCAGAGCATCCCCGTCTCGTCGTTCGCCATCAGCGGTGATGAGACGATTATCGCAGCAGGGACATACGCCTACACCATCGGAAGCATCCTTCCTGCCAACTACAACCGTGGCATCGCCTCGCTGGCCGCCAGCGTCAACACGTCGTATGGCGGTAACATCATCGTATCTGCCAACGGGGTGGCAGGCGCAACGCTTACGGTCTCCTCGATGCCGTCCAACACGATGGAAGTGACACTGACCATCACGGCGACGCTCGAAGGCGGCGGTACTGTCTCGGCCACGAAGACTGTGCGGCTGAAAGTGGTGCCGACAGGCTTTGTCGACCTTGGCCTGCCCTCCGGGACGCTGTGGGCCGAGGGAAACATCACCAAGGACGGCCAGGGAAATTACACTATCGGCCAGCCGACCGAACCCGGATGCTTCTACTCATGGGGTAACATCGACGGCCATCTTCTGAGCGGGACGAGATTCGTTGACGGTGTCAAGTTCGCCGACACCGAGTATTATCCTGACTCGCCTGGATGCTCCTTGAGGGCAAGCATAGCCAGCAACGACGCAAGCCATGATGCCGTTCTGGCAGCCCTGGGTACACCTTGCCGCATGCCGACGAAGGCTGAGTTTGAAGAGCTCATCGCCAACTGTGAGGCCGAGTATGTACAGGTGGACAGCAGGAATGGCATCCGGTTCACGTCAAGAGTGAACAACAGTTCCATCTTCTTGCCTGCCTGTGGATGGGCAAATGGAGGCAATGAAGTCGCCAAACCCAACGAGTTCGTCCAATACTGGTCGTCAACGTTTCACCAAGTCGACGAGAACGACAAGCTGTTCGCATACGGTTTCAAGGGCTCGGCTGACGGAACACGCGAAGTCGGTTTCCACCGCGCGTCACAGGGATTTCCCATGCGTGCCGTCGTGTAGCCTTACACGCCGGCCCGCACTTTCGAAAAGATATTATCAAACGATAAAAGATTCATAGAACGATGAGCAAAGTTTATGGAATATCAGCACTGTACGCCCCTGTCAGAAAGGAGCGTAGTCGCACCGTGGTCTGCTACGGACAGCAGCCGGAGCCAGACGGTATTCATGCCACGTGGCATGAGGTGTATTTCTATCACAAGCGTGACGGCGAGCCGGACATGAAGGCCGTCAAGGCCGCCATCACGGAAGACATCAACCAGCGTGTCAGGGAGCGCATCACCAGCGGCCTCACATGGAACGGCAAGCCGGTATGGCTCTCCGAGGAGAACCAGATGAACTGGAAGGCAGACTACGACCGTGCCCTGCAGACCGAGGGGGCGACCCTCCCCATGAAGCGGAAGATCGGCGAGCAGCCTGACGGAACGCCCGTCTATCACACCTTCACGAGCGTCAATGCCCTTATTGACTTCTTCGGCACGTGGATGGACTACAAGAACCAGCAGCTGGCCGACGGCTGGGCTGAGAAGGACAGCATCGACTGGTCTGTTTACGAAAAATACATCGAGTGAACCTATGATAGCACCGGGAACTGATCTGAAGTACAGGCTGTCGGTAGAGCTGGACGGGTTCACCCTTGACCATGACGACTTCTCGCTGACCATACGCAACAGGTATGGCCAGCCGAGATACGTCATCGGCAAGAGGGACTTCCTGCGTGACACCGACGGCAGATGGTATTTCGTCATGCCGGAAGTCCGCAATGGCTCCTACTATGCCACGCTGACGTGTCACCTGAGAGATACGGACTTTGCCGACGGCACACAGGGCGTGACCGACATGCGGCACCTCGTGGATGTCGGCGTATGCCCGTGTGAGCCAAGGAGCTGCCGCTGTGCGGGTACGGACGGGATGGCCGTCCGCTATGAGCGTGTGATGGCGACAAACTGTAACAGCAGAGTACACGAATGGACTTTTGGGTGCGCATTCCCGATTATACTAACATAAGAAATCATGGAAACAGAGAAGATAATACCGACATACGTCCACGTTGAGAAGAGTAGCGGTGACACCTGCAGCGCGTCTGAATGGAATGCGCTGTCACAGTCCGTGTCAGAGACGCAGGATGTCCTCAACAGCCTGATCGAGGACGTGGAGAACCTGCCGCAGGGCGGCGGGGGAGGTGGGACGGGAAGCCCGCTGGACTATGTGGTGCTGGTAGGCAACAAGGCGTTTGCCGGGCAGGTCACGAAGGCAGGAAAGATTTACATCATCCAGGACGACTTCGACCTCCAGGGGGACAGTGTCACCCTTCCTGCCAGTGTGTCCCTGCGGTTTGAGGGAGGCTCCGTCTCGAACGGGTCTCTCATCCTCAGCCACACCCGCATTGAAGGCAGGCCCTCGTTTGCAGGCGTGACCATCAGCGGCAGCTGTGACAACGACGTGCTGACACCCCAGATGTTCGGTGCCACTCCGTCGGACGTGGAGGACGAAGGGAACAAGGCCCTGCATACGCTGGGCTTCGAGAACCTTGCCCGCGTCCTGGATAACGAGGAGACAAGGTCGAAGGCCGTCTATATCCCCTCCGGCCACTATGCCGTCTGCCGGAAGATTTCGTTCATGGCCGGCTGCAAGGTCTTCGGTGACGGTGACGCGACCGTCATTGACACCTACGACGGTGCAGGAATGGCTTTCGGCACCAAGGACTGCTGTAGCCTGATTGAGGGATGTACGCTGACGGCAGACGCGTCAAAGGGCGACAACACCCTCAGCGTGACGGACGCGACGGATATTGAGGCGGGCGACTACCTGGTCATCACCGACGTGGTGGACGGTAGCTTCAATAAGGGGAGGGCCTACCATAGGGCGAGCGAAATCGTCCGCGTCTACTCGAAGGAAGGAAACACGGTATATCTCCACAGTGACCTGTACGGGACCTATCCGATGGCATTCGGGACAGGTGACGTGACAACGATGGGGAACGCTCCGGGCTACCGCATCGCCATATCGCATTTCAGACCGAAACGGTACATGCTCTCAGACTTCAAGATGTTCAGCCACGGGCATTCCGGCCAGACGCAGGCTTACTATACGCTTGAGGTCAACGGCCACATCGACAGCCTGATGGAGAACGTCACCGTCGAGAACTACGGCAACAACGTTGCGGCCACATTCCTCCTCGGTATGTCCTTCCGCATCACCGGCTGCCGCATCAGAAGCTACGTCACGGGCATAGATGACGCCTATGGGCTTGCCATCAGTCACGGCCAGGACTTCCTGGTGTCCGACTGTACGTTCAGGGCCAACTGGCATGCCTTGGCAACAGGCGGAGGCAATGGACTCTACTGTGTCGTGAACAGGAACTTCACCTACAGGAGGCTGCAGTTCGAACGGTTCAGCAACGACGCCCACACCAAGGACGACCTGGACGTTCATGCCAATTCAGAATACTATCGCTACGAGGAAATCGACGCGCCTCATGTCAGCTGTGACACGGGCGGCAACAACGTGACGGTGGAGAACTGCAGGCTGTATAAGGTGGGTGCTGGATTCCACGGAGCCGGCCTGACCATCCGTAACTGTGAGATCTTCAGCACCGACACGGCGAACCTCCTCTACTACAACGATGAAAAGACTGACTTTAACGACTACTCACTGGTCATAGAGGGAACGAAGTTCCACGGCTTCGTGCATTACGACCTGCAGGGAGGTAAGAAGGAGCTGCTCAGCTTCGTGTTCAGGAACAACATCTGCGGGGGCCTTCTCCTGCGCGAGGGGAAGATCCAGAAAGTCGTGTTCAGCAACAATGTCATCCTCCGCAGAGGGTTCGAGCTCCGTAACATCGAGACCAGGGAGGTCTTCATCACGGACAACATCTTCAACGACGGGTGTATCATCGTCAAGCCGTCGGCAGCGACGATGTGCAAGGGTGCCATCTCCGGGAACATCCTCCGCTACGACGGCAGCGAGCGCAATGTCAACTATGTGTTCTACATCAGCCGCTTCCAGGGAACCGTCCGGGACAACAATGCGACGAACGTGGCAGACAATGTGATGGTGCAGGTTGCCAACGGTGCCGTCGTGAACATGCTGGACAACACCCTGAAGCAAGGCCCTTCGACAACTTCCAAGGCGATCGTCTCCGTGAGCAGCGGCGCGTCCGTGGTCTTCAACCATAACGTCCATAACAGCACAAGGAGTACTCCGCTGCTCATCTCGGACAGCAAAGGCTGTGCGAAGACGGACAAGAACTGGTCTGTCCCTGACATCCCTGTCCCTGCCGAGAGCATCGGAGAGACCGTCTACATCCAGGACCAGAACAAGATGGGCTACACGTCCGCAGGCATCGGCAGTGCCAGGCTGAAGGCGTGGAGCGCCGGCAAGGCAAGCCCCATCATCGAGCAGAACACGCTGGAATGCGGCAAGGCTTACTTCGCCACCTTCCGGAGCGGCTATACCAGCCTGTATTTCTCGAAGACCGGGACTGCGGACGGAGAGGACATGCTGGCCGTCGTCACCGAGAAGAACATGGGGAAGGCTGTCTTCAATGCGCCTGACCCGGCGGAATACCCGTACATCGTCATCCGGTCTGCCGTTGACGGGAACAGCGTGGAGATCTATGAGAACCGGTCGCTGTCAGAGTATGACGGGGCTGAGATGAACGTCAGCAGACACGGCACGACGGCATCACGGCCGGAGGGGCGGAAGATCTACGTGGGCTTCACGTATTTCGACACAACGCTGGGTATGCCCGTCTATGCCGCCGCCATCGGCAACGACTTCGCCGTGACGTGGGTCGATGCCACGGGAACGGCGGCATAGACGGTTCAGCCTCGCGTCAAGGGCAACACCGCACCGCCCGTATTTTCTTAATGAATAATCACTAAAATTAAATTTTTATGGCTAATTTTTTCAAAGGATCAGAGATTAAGTTCACCATCAACCTTCAGGCAGAAGGGTTCTCGATGGACGAGGATGAGTTTGACATCGCGGTGGCGTCGCCTCGCAGTAGCGTAGTCGGTCACAAAACACGCAGTGGCGAAGACCCTACGGACGTTGTAATCTTCAAGGAGACGGTCACCCCGGAGCAGGGCGATCCCGTGGACGTGTGGTATGCCATCGTCGACACGCAGAACCTGAACGTTGGAGACATGCGCGTCATCGCCACGGCCTATATCACCGACTCGGATGCGAATGACGGTGTGCGTAACGAGATTGCTGTTGCTTCCCTTGGTAAACTCGTAAACCCGTAGTGTGTCATGGCTTGTCTATTGTTTACCATCACCCCGGTATCGCTGGCCAGCCTGACCGTCGGCACCTTCGCCGCAGCAACCCTCTCGGTGACAGCCTCGGCACAGGCGTCGCTGGAAGTGAGCGGGAAGGCACAGGCGACGGTGGCTGGAGAGCCTGACAGACAGGCGACGCTTGCCGTCAGTCCGGTACGGCAGCTGGAGCTGTCTGTGGGCGAGGTGTGCAGCGTAAGCGGAGGCGAACTGACCGTATTATCCACCTCAGACGGCCCGTTGCGCACACGAGACGGCGGCTTCTTCCTCCTTGACCCGGAGGACAACCCGCCAGAAGAATAGACCGTAAAAGGCCGCACTAAGGGTAATTCCGTTTTTAGGGACGATAACCGTATGTGGTTGTCGTCCCTTTGTTGTTTTTGTACCTTTGTACCAACAATCAGCAGATAATTGCCATATATGCAACTAAAAAGCCGCTTTTGCGCATATATGGCATATTTTTAACTTAAAAATTCACATAATATTTGTTAAAACGTTTGTTAGATAAATACTTTTCGATAAATTTGCCGCTGCTTAATATTTATTAATCAAACATAAGAGTTATGAACAAGAAAACCAAGTTGGTACTGGAACTTCTGAAACCGAAGGCCAAGAGTCTCGGGTTCACGAAGGAGGAGCTGGAGGGTGTCGCAACGAAGATTGCTGACAACCTCAATGTAGAGGACGATGCAACGGACGAGGCAATGACGGCAGCGGCCACGAAGGAAGTGGACGCGGCAATATTCCACCTTGAGCTCGCGCAGAGTCACGCTAACCGCATTATCCAGAAGCAGGAGGAGAAGCGCCAGGAGGCCGAGGCAGAAGCCAAGCGCAAGGCCGAGGAGGAAGCCGCACGAAAAGCTGCGGAAGAGGCCGAGGCAAAACGCAAGGCAGAGGAGGAGGAAGCTGCCAAGAAAGCCGAGGAAGAGCGCAAGGCCGCTGAGGAGGCAGCTCGCAAGGCTGCTGAGGAAGCAGGATTCCAGAAGCTTCTCGAATCGGATTGGGCAAAGGGCTTGAAGCAGGAGAACGAGAAGCTCACACAGCAGCTGAAGGAGCAGACCGCTGCCATGAAGAAGCAGCAGGAAGCCGCCAAGAAGCAGCAGGAGGAGTTCGAGGCTTTCCGTAACGAGTTCATCGCCATGAAGACCGAGAAGGTGAAGGAGAACCGCGAGAAGCAGCTGGCCACCATCCTTGAGGGTTCGGGCGTGTACGGTGAGCGCATCAAGAAGAACTATGCCAAGATGACTTTCGACTCCGACGAGGACTTCAACGAGTTCGTCAGCGGGGTGCAGGAGGACATCAAGGCCATGAACCAGGAACGTGCCAACCAAGGACTTGATAAGTTAGGCAAGCCCGGTGCAGGAGAGCAGCAGGGACAGGGCGACGAGCAGAAGCCCATGACCGAGGCGGAGATTGACGCGCTTGCCGCAATCATGAGTTAAACTTCAAAAAAGGTAAAAAGAAATGGCAAACACTAAGACAGAGTACGGCTTCGGTAACGACCCTATCGTTATCCGCAAGCATGTGGACGGCATCAAGGGCGGCGTAGCCCTTGACTTCACCAATTTCCCTGACGAGTACGTCCGCGCTGGTCATGTCTGCATCCGCGACACCGAGACAAAGAAGGTCTACAAGCCCTTCCCCGTCAGCAACGGTGCGCTTGGCAGTCTGCCCAACGGCTATGAGTACTGCGGCATCATCGAGAACAGCGTCCCCAAGGACGGCTCGGAAATGGCCGCTGTGCTGACCATCGGTGAGGTCAACGACAAAGCCTTGCCCTATCCTATCACCACTATTGCGGCTGCATTCAAGGCCGCCGTCCCGACCATCGTTTTCAACCACGACTAAGGGAGCGAAGCGTTTTTTTAAGGTAAGAAGATTGTTTTAAGGATAACACAACAACATGTTACAGTCATTATTTCAGAAGTACCTGGAGCGCTTCTTCCCGATGCTCCAGCGTCTTATCGAGACGGTCAACGGCAAGCGTGACCGTAATCTCACCTATCTGCACAAGTCACACCTGAACGAGGAGTACTCGCCCGACAACAAGTGGGAGAGCACCGTTTCCGACACCACCTACGTTGCTGCCGACTTCGTGTCTATGGACAGCCCGCTTCCCATCAAGAAGCGCGACACCATCCAGACGTCCAACGGCAAGCTGCCAAAGATCGGTATCAGCCGCGTCCTGAAGGAGTCGGACATCAACGCGCTCAACACTATGGAGGCACAGGGCGGCAACGCCCAGCTCATCGCCCGCAAGCTGGCCAACGACCCCGTTGCCTGCGCACAGGCTATCGACGAGCGTAACGAATACAACTTCCTCTATGGTCTCTCCCGTGGTTATGTGGCCATCAAGGACGAGGACAACCCCAACGCTCTCATGCGCATCAACTTCGGCTATCTGGAGAAGAACACCTTCTATTCCTCGACCAAGGGCGAGCCGTCGCTTGAGGACATCCTCGACGTTATTGCCAAGGCACAGGAGAACGGTGTCAATATCTATCAGATTTGGATTTCCAAGGCCACATACGATGTGCTGCGCCACACCCGCGAGGCTCGCGAGCTGTCTGCCAACTATGAGCGCCGTATCGTATCTGACGACTTCACCCTGCCCGTTCCCACACCGAACAAGTTCGACGAGTCGTTTTCCGACGAGACTGGCGGTGTGACGTTCGTGAAGGTGAACCGCTCGGTTATCGTTGAGGAGAATGGTGTCCGCAAGAGCGTGAAGCCTTGGGACGACAACCGTATCATCTTCGTCACGGGCGAGATTGTCGGAACGCTGGTATATGGCCGCTTGGCAGAGCAGACGAACCCTGTGGAGAACGTGCTCTACGCAACGATTGACAACTACAAGCTCATCGCCCGCTTCCGCGAGACGAACCCGCTGCGCGAGACCACCACGGGACAGGCCATCGTTGCTCCTATCATCGAGAATATCGACCAGATTTACATCTACGATATTTCGCAGGGACAGGAGCTTGACCCCGCAGCTGAGGAGGCTGACACCACTGATGTATATGTGACCGTATGGGGGAACAAGTACGACAAGGCAGCTTTCGTCACCGCGCTGAACGAGGTAGGCAGCACACGCCTGAAGACCACCACCACTGACGCAGCTATCATCAAGGCTGTGAACAAGCTCTCCGAGGAACAGCAGAACGAGCTTCAGGGCAAGGTAACTCCAGTCAACTAAAGATTATTGAACGATGAAGACAGTCATCCAGGCATTGCACGACGAGGTGTTCTTCCCCATCCCCTACGGGAAGGTTGAGAACATCGTCATCCGAAGGGGTCTCGACGGTGATGACGGCTTCACAGCCGACGTTGCCGCAGGGAAAGGCTACAAGGGTGCACTGGCTGACTGTCTTTTCTCTCTCATTCAGGCAGTGAACTTCTCTGAGGCAGACAAGTCGGTGGGGGCGCTCACTGATGCCCAGAGAAAGGCCATCCTCAAAAGAGCCAACGCTCTGTATGGTGAAATTGGCGAGGAGGCGAAGGAAGATGCCGCCGCGCCGAAGGTATATATCAACTGCTGATGCCTGTACTCGATTTCAACGCCTACGAACTTGAATACTTCGTGGAAGGGCAGGGAGGCGGCTACGACGAGAACGGTGACTACACCCCCGATGAGGGGGAATGGGTCAGGTTCGGACGGTGCAACGCCGTCCCCGCAGGACGCAACAACGTCATTGCCCTGCCCGACCGCGACGGAAAGCAGATTACCTTCTCATTCACCATCATACTCCACAATCCCAAGGCGAGGGAGTTTGCCTACGGTGAACGGCTGCGGCTGACCACCGTCAACGGGATGGAACAGAAGGAGCTGACCGTGAAGGGCTTTGCCCGCTATCAGTGGCAGTGCAAGATATATGCTTAGGATAGTATGTCAGACCTCCGTGAGCGGGATAGCGTCGTTTCTTCAACGCGCATCCGAGCATATCACGGAATGTATGAGGCAAGCCCTTGCGGACATCGTCAGGGAGGCAGACGAGAAAGCCCGCAACAGGGGTTGGGACGAGAGTTTCCACGATGTGACGGGCAACCTCAGAAGCTCGATAGGCGGTGCGGTCTACGACCACGGCAAGGTCTATTTCTCCACGGAGTTCGCCCAAGTGCTCGAAGGAAGCACGGGCAGCGCAAGGGGGCGCAGCATGGTGCAGAGTCTTGCAGGACAGTATTCGGACTGTGTGGCAATGACAATGGTTGCAGCTATGGACTACGCGGAAACGGTGGAGGCTCGCGACTCCAAGGATGTGCTTGAATCAACACGCATCTGGGCAGAGTCGGTGGTCAGGCAGAGGCTTGAGGATGCCAAGGAGAAAGCTATCAGGGAAATAAACACATGGAAGCTATGAAGAATGACATTGCCATCAAGACCGATGTGTTTCATCACATCCAAGGCTCTGAGCTTGAGCGCGAGATAACGGGAGTTGTCCGTAAGACGGGCAAGCGTCCTGTCGGCTCGAAGAAGGAGGACATTGTCATTTCCGTGCTTGCCAACGTCAACGGCCAGATACAGACGGCCACGGTGAACGTGAACATCTACGTCGCCGCCAATGTCGTGAACGGTCAGGCCGAGGAACAGACGAAAAGGCTTGATGTGCTGTGCGACCTTGCAAGCAGCCTGTTTGAGGTGTTCAGAGGCTCCGACTTCCGCGCCACGCTCTTACAGCAGCGGGTACTTGAAGTCGACGGAGCCGACGAGTATATCATCAACAACAAAATAGAGTACAAACAAGTAAACGAGTAATACAATGAATAACGTTCCTTTGAGTTGGGGCAAACCCAAACTGCTCATCAAGAATCTCTCTGATGACAATGCCAAGTGGAAGCTTCTTGCTACTCCCGTCGAGGACTCTACCAACCTGTCGACCACGCAGGGTGACAAGATGGAAGCCAAGATTGAGGGCGGTGAGAACGAGGCCGTGAAGTACAAGAAGAACACCTATCAGCTCGCCTACAACATCCGTAAGGCGCAAGGCCGTAACCAGCCCGCGCCCAACAAGGATGGTGTCGTGAAGGCCGAGTACGCCGTTCTTCTCCAGCCGGAAGACGCAGACACCGACGGCTTCTACATCGAGCGTTCCGCAATGAATATCCAGGACAACTTCACCACCAACGAGGGTGCCATCTGGAATGTCACGCACGATGCCCTTTCTCCATCCACGGCAGACACCAACACCGTGAAGTGGGGTAAGGTGACACTCGGCAATGGCGTGGTCTCCTTCGCAGAGAACACCGAGATGATGGCAGAAGACCAGGATGATGCCGTCACTTTCTCCAACGAAGCCTACGAGGACAACGACTGATAACGTCATCACCTTACGTCAGGGCAAGAAAATGGATGGGGAAGGAGAAGTCAGAAAGCTCCATCTTCATCCATTTTCGGAAAAAAGAAAAAGGAACGCGAAAAAAGCCAAAGGATATGGCAACAACAGGAAAAAGAATCAAAGATAAAGTTCACGCTGAACGTGGACGAGGCAAGCATGGGCGACAAGACCCTTGCACAGTGTGACTTCAAGGTAGACTTCTATGCCAAGGAAGGCAAAGTCACTTGTGAACACGGCTGCGGTGCCCTCTGAGGAGAGCGTTCGGGACATTGTAAGTAACAGGGCTTCGGCACAAGAACAATAACCATAAATACTGACAGATATGCAAAGAGAGATATTCAACGGTAGACGTGACGGCGTAAAGCGCATCTTCGGGACGCTGCGCCATTTCGTCGGTTTGAACAAGGTGTATGAGTACGGTGACATCCTCTTGGTTTCAACGAAGAACAACGAGGACTACGACCTTATCCTCCTTCCCGACGGAAAGACGCGGTTCGTACAGCTGTACAACGCACACAAGGACGACCCGATGCCCCCGACACCCGGTGGTGGTGGTGAAACCCCCGTGGTGGCCACGGAAATGTTCGACATTTCTGCCTACCATGCTACCGGCACACCTCCCGTTCCGGCCACCTACGCAGACCTCACCGCTGCCCTTGGCACCGATGGTGAAAACGTTCCAGATGCTCTCCGCAAAGGCGGTATGAGCATCAAGTTCATTCAGAGTTCTGACAATAAGTATGTTCAATATAGACTAATGTCTACTACTTGGAGTACTGTTGTCACTGATTGGCAGGGAGTAGATAATGAACCTACTGTTGAAAGTGATAATTTGGTAAATAGCGGAGGAGTTGCTCAAAATATAAAGCCAACTATTTTTGAAGGAACAGATGATGCTTATAGCTGGATTCGAATAGACTATAGTGCTCCAATCCAACAAGGCTCTATAATAGTTAATAATGGTGTAAGTGTTTATATCTATAAAGATGGAGACACATCTACTTATATAACTTTAAATAATAATGAGTCATATAAATGTGAGTGGCCTGTAGGCAGGATAAGAATAGGTGAAAATTCAGGTGATTATCATGTAGAAGTATACAAGGCTAACACCATATCTGCTAAAGTAAAGGAAATAGAACTTAGTGGATTTATCACTAAGTCTGTTAATGATTTAACAAACTATTATCTCAAGAGTGAGACTTACACCAAGGCGGAAGTAGCTGCTCTTATCGGTGCTATTCAGCAATTCCATTATGAGATATATGCAAGTTCAAGCGAGGTTACTACCCCAGCTAACAATGTACTCTATCTCATCGGCCCTGCTTCTATTAGTGGAAGTGACAAATACGAGGAATATGTGTATGCCAATAATGACTTTGTGAAGATTGGTGATACCAGCATTGACCTCAGTGGCTATGTTACTACTACTGCATTGAATACCGCTCTTGCTGATTATACCACTACTGCCAACCTTACCGCTCTTTTGTCAGGTAAAGTCGACAAGGTTACTAATGCTACAAGTGGGAATCTTGCTGGACTTGATGCTAATGGCAATCTTACTGACAGTGGTATTGAAGCTAATGAAGTTGTTACAAGCACTTCTGTAAGAACCATTGTTCTCCTTACTCAGGCTCAATATGATGCCTTGACTACTAAAGACGTGAATACTGAATATAATATCATTGAGAGCGTATGATTACTTATCCAACTAATAAATTACAAAAGGTGCTCCTTGCTGGCAAATGTCGGCAGGGAGTGCTTCCTGTTGGTTATACACAGTTAGAATATCTTGAGATTGCTACAGAAGGAGTGTATTTTGCAACTGGTATAATGGCTGATATAGATACAGAAATGGAGATTACAGCAAGTAATATAATGTCTACTTCTTCTCAGCTTATGGTTGCACAATGCAAATCTGGCATGGATTACTTTAGAATAGCTAAGGCAAATGCAAGTCAAATGGTAATAGGTACACTTGGTAGTGAAACAATTACTGATAATAATTCAGATGGTGTTGCTAAATTCACAGCAAAAGTAAATAAGACAGGATTTTATGTTAATGGCACTCTTATTGGTAGTTTTACTAATGCTCCTTCTACCCTAACAGATATAGGCGAAATAGAAATTTTTAGAGGTAAATACAGCAATTCTACTTATTTTGCGTATCAAGGTACAAGATTTTATGGTGCAAGGATTAATTCAAGCTTTGTTGTTGTACCTTGCAGACGTGATTCAGATAATGCTTTAGGTATTTTCAATAAAGTTAATGGTACATTTATATTACCTAATGTTGTTGATAATGGCTCATTTATTGCAGGGCCTGATATTGTTTATACTACGCCTACATGCGAGTATGGTGAACCTGTTACTGTAAGTGCTAAGCCTACTGAGGTTGTTAGGACTCAAGCTACTGATTATGCTCCTGTTAAGAGTATGAAAGGTAATACTGTGAAGTGGAATCAACTTGTAGAGAATGGCGACTTTAGTAATGGTACTACTGGATGGAGAAAACATGGAAACAATCCTACTTCTGTAATAAATAAAATATTATCTATTACTAATAGTACATCTACTGATTATACGATGCAACATCCTATTAGCTATATTGTAGGACACAAATATATATTATCCGTTGTTGCACGGGTATCTAATGGAACTCAAAGTGCAATAACTTATTTCGGAGGTAGTTCTAATAGTGTTACTATCAGTTTTACAAATACTTCTTTTAAAAAGAAATCGGGATTATTTACGTGCCAAACTAATCAATATAATGAGATTAGATTAGGATTTGGAGGAACTATTGGTGCTGTTTTTTATATTTCTAGTGTAGAATGCTTTGACCTAACAGCTATGGGTATTGCTGACCAGATAAACAGTGTTTCTGATTTCAATACTTGGCTATCCACTAATGTAGGTCTTAAAGATTACTATCCTTATGATGCAGGTAGTCTATTATCAGTTAATACTCCTTCTACTGTAATTAATGATAAGGAATATCCTTTCCCTATTACTACCCTAACAGATATTAATGGTACTGTGATGTTTCCTAATGGTCTATGTCAAGCAGGTAGTATTAAGGATGAGATTGACTTTGAACATGGTACTGCTGTTAAGAGAGTTGGCGTTGTGGATTTGGGTGTATATAGCAATGACTTTGATTTGGTTAATGGCAACGATACTATAAGATATTATTTAAACAGAAACTTAGACTTGTCAATACCTATTACAACATTCAATCCAAATGTCAAAAATAATGTAATTTGTAGTAAATACGATATTGAAGCTTTTTCTATTATTTGGGGGAGGGAAACCAGTAATTGTATCGCTGTATTTTATTCTCCTACATACAATTCTCCTGCAATTGTTCTTTCTAGGGATGTCAATATTAACAATTTGTCAGGTGTAATGCTCTACTATGAACTTGCTACTCCTGTAGAATACACTCTCAGTGTCAAAGGTGCAATTCCTACACCCGATGCTCCTACTGGTATTTGGTGTAATAATGGAGTGGTGAAGGTACATAACAAGAGCGGTTTACCGTTAGGATATCAAATGGTTGAGAGTATAACCTTTGACAGTAATTCTTATATTGACACAGGTATAAAAGCAAATTCCGCTTATACTTATAAATTTAAAGTCAAAAGAACAGCACCTTATAATCACAACATTTGGGGTGCAAAAACAAATACCAGCTATACAGCTAATTCTTGTATCATACTTGGTTGGACAGGTAGTAATAATTTAGGTATTTACTCACACGATGGTGCTGATACTGGTAGTAATCCTGCTGTTGTTAGTTGGGGTGCAAATTATCACACTATTGAGTTTAACCCGATAAGTAAAAAACTTATTATTGATGATGTTGATAGATGGGATGATTTAAAATGCGGATGTTTAACTAATGAAAGCTGGTCATCCAATATATATAATCTGTACTTAGGTGGTACAAATACTGTAGGTTCTTTTGTTGGCGGTGGTGTATCAACTTGGGCTGAATATGAGGTATGGAACGGTAGTACATTAGTTCAAAGACTTATTCCTTGCAAAACTCTTGCAGGTGTTGCTGGGTTCTATGATACTGTAACTAATACCTTCTTAACCAACGCAGGCACGGGAGATTTTACAGCAGGTGCTGTTGATGATGAAGTTGAAATCTACACCGACGGTACTCAAGAAGTCGTAACCGACAATTTAGGCAATACCGCTAATGCAGAAATGCTACTTGATGTAGGTGATTATAAAGACACCCAGAGTGTACTTGATGGTAAGGTTACAAGGAATGTAGCGATAAAGGTGTTGAATGGTACGGAAGCATGGGGTCGTGAAAGCCAGTATTCAAGGTTCTATCTTAACTTTACACCTGTTAGTATAGTAAAATCTTCCGCACGTTCTATTCCTGCTTATTGTACACATTTTGAAATGTTATCAAACGGTGTATCGATTGCGGATGTTACAATAGGTCAAGGCTATATTACAAGGGGTGCTCAAAGTCAAATATATTCAACGGTATGTTTTCATTCAGAAATAACAACCATTGAAGCATTTAAACAATACCTTGCCGACCAATACGCAAACGGCACTCCTGTTATTATTGTCTATCCTCTTGCAGAATCTACAACAGAACAAGTTACACCTCAGCCATTAGCAGGTAGCTCAGTAACTGTTACAGCTGGAAGTATTGACAATCTTCCTATTGAAAGTAGCACTACTGCCGGGTTGAAGAAAAGGTATATTGGAGATAAGGAAGTGAAGAGAGTTTATATTGGCGAAAATTTGGTGTGGGAGAGTAATTGAATAGGCCATCATCCCCTTTCAAGTAACTGTTTATTTATTAGGAATGGAAGAAGACAAGAAGGACATTGAGCAGTATGTTGCCTACACGCTTATGGGCAGGCCATACGGCTTCTCCGTAGGTGACAGGCACTTCGCCCTGCATCCCGTGACGCTTGGCAAGATGTACCTGCTACAGCCTTGCATAGACAGCCTTGGGATAGACCCGCAGAACGTGCAGCGTAACCTCCCAATGGAAGCCCTGCGCCTTGCAGGGGAGAAGAAGGATGCCTGCCTGACCATCATCTGCTACCACACCTGCAAGACAAAGGACGAGGTGGAGGACACGGCAATGCTCGCGGAAAGGAAAGCCCTCTTTGAGAGGGAGCTGTCCGAGGAGGACATTGCCGCGCTGATGATTATACTGCTCTCTTCCGACAGGACGGCAGTCATCATGAAGCACTTCGGCATAGACAAGGAGCAGGACAGGCTGGCCGAGGTGCTGCGTATCAAGGCCAGGGATGACAAGAACAACCTCACCTTCGGAGGCAAGTCCGTCTTCGGCTCGCTCATAGACACCGCCTGTGAGCGCTACGGCTGGACTAAGGACTATGTGGTGTGGGGCATCGACTACACGTCGCTGCGCCTCATGCTTGCCGACAAGGTGAACAGCATCTACTGCACCGACGAGGAAATGAAACGCATTCCCGCACGGTTCCGCTACAATTCCGATGCCATCCTGAATGCCGACGGCAGGCAGGCTATGGAGCTGATAAGGCAGATGAGCTGGCGGTGAATGCGGTGAGTCCTGACGACCATTCAAAAAAGACAAAGGGGAAAAGAAAAATCCCCCGACTTTCATAAATAAACATCTCACCTTTCACTTATGACGCCTCGCAGCGACGGTCGGGGGGAATAGACCCTTCTTCTTCGTCGTAGCGAGGCATTATTGTGTCCGCAAAAGGTGAGATGATGGGTGCAAAGATAACCAAAAAGTTTAACATGTCAAAGGATTTGCACTATGAAAGTTCATGAAATGCTGAAATTAGGGGCTGAAACGTTAAAAACGATGTCACGGAATGGCGTTTACCTCACAGACTACGAATATATTGATGCCTACGAGCGTTTCAGGCACATGAGAAGAAACGGCATGAAATACGACCGTGCCATCATGGAGATAGCCGACGAGCTTCGTGTTGCGAAGCGAACCATTCAACGAGCATTCAAGCGCCTTTCAATGGAGTGTTAAAAGGTGTCACCACCTGTCACTTGGCATTTCACGAGGCCTCTTTCCTACAACAAATCTAATACTTAACTTTGCCTTTGTCAAAGCGCTACGACAAAGGTAACTATTTTTATTCACAACACAAACACAAGAGACATTATGGCACTCGAAATGAATGATTTGATGATGCTGAAGAGCTTGGGCAGGGACGACATGACCCCATACGAGCAGTTCAAAACACAGCACATGCAGGCCAAGAGCCACACCAGCGGTATCGGAGTGGCAGGGCTTGTCCTCGGAACGGTCGGCACTGTTGCCGCAGCTACGGCATGGATATTCGGTGGCATGCAGGCATCGGCAAAGGCTAACCAGGCCAAGGAAGCCGCACAGTCTGCCAAGGAGCAGGCCGCTACGCAGTACGCCGCCGCCCTTCAGCTGATGAACCAGCAGAACGCGAACACGAACGCTACGCTTGACCGCGTCATCCGTGGCCTTGAGCGTGAGACCGACGCACGTACCGCCGGTGACATCAATCTGACTGCCACCATCAACGACTCCGTCAGCGGTTCGCAGCAGGGGCAGCTCTCCGCAAGCCAGATTGCCACCAACGAGGCATCTGCAAAGATTCTCGCAGACGTGATGACTGGCAAGTACCAGCAGTCACCGCAGCGCGTGTCACTGTGGCAGGAAGGGCCGTGCAACTGCCCCGCAAGCGGATGCGGATGCAACGGTTAAGCGGAAATTTAGGAAGGAATCTGCTTAATGTGTAGGAAACTATGCAGACAAGCAGGTTCCAACCTGCTTAGAATCTTGTTATCATGTTATCAAAATAGAAAAAATGGTAACAAAAATCTGGTAACAAAACACGGCAACATGTTATGGTTTAACAGAAAGGAAAGGAAGCAGAAGATGGAGTTTATACAGAACTACGTGCCCACGAGCAAGGCACAGCTGATACAGGTAGCCATGATGTACAACAATGGCGACATACAGAAGGCGCAGGAAATGTTCGACTTCTACAGCAAGAACCTGAACCTTCCCGACTTCGACCCCGTAGCCCCTACGTTCATGCAGCAGGTGAAGAGCAACGCCTCGGACATCTTCGCATGGATAAAGGAGAATCAGGGCGATATTGTTCAGGGCTACCAGATGATATACTCCATCGTCAAGAACAAGGGAGCGCTGCCAATAGCCACTGAAGCTGCGGCAGAACCGCTACCACCGATAAACGAATAACTAACAAGTAACACGGCAAGAGTATGGTAAAGGGAACAAGGGAAATCAGTCTGAAGATATACGCAGATTCAGACGAGGAAGCGGAACGCGGACGGAAAGCCGTCATACAGTTCATCAACATCATCGGGCAGCACGGGGCGATGGTCTCTGGCGACAAGATAGCGGAGGCGGTGTCAAGGCTTAGTGACAGCCCATTCGTATTAAGTCAGATAATCAGGTTTTTCAAACAATAAAGGATATGGAACAGACCCAACAGCAGCAGCAACAGCAGCAGCAGAGATTCCAGTGCACGGGCGACTGTCTTAACTGCCGTGCCATCAACGACCGCAGGCAACAGTGGCAGTACTGTGCGGCACAGTTCACGTACAACACCATGCGCATGGTTCAGTCGATGCGGGCATCTGTGGAGGCGATGGCAGGAACGATAGAGGAGCTGAAGGCGAAGGTAGAAGCCATTCAGGACAGCGAGGCGACGGTCTTTGACCCCAACGCAGGCGAAAAGGTGATTATGGAAGATGCGTCCGTGGCATCAGCGCCTGAGACGAATACCGAGACAGCGCAGGAAGGGGACGGCGCAGCATAATAGAGCCCCAAGATAATCAACAACACAAAAACTAAACTATTATGAATTGCAATTGTAGTTACAGAAACGGACAGGATGCTTTTGACTTCCTCGTTCCGTACCCTGGTGGCACTCCAGCCGATGCCACCTACGAAATCGGTCTTACCCATTACTCATGTGGCGGACGTCAGATGCTGTTGGTAGACCCGACGCATCCCGTATTATGTGAACTGACGGCAACAGCAGTAGGAACTCCTATCTCTGTAGGCAACGATGCTTACTGTCAGGAGTGCCAGATTGCTGGCACAGTGACTTATCGCCCGTGTAACAGCTGCACACCCCGTGTGGAATACGTGTCTAAGCGTGTTTGCCTTCCGTGCTCGGCAGCTACGTCACCTACGCTCACCATCGGAACCGTGGCCGCTTCTCCAAAGCCAATCACGCAGTACGTGAACACCAATGGCTGTGGCTGTTGTCAGAGCACAAAGCCTTGCACCAACCAGATTGCCATTACAACGAGTATCAACGTGGCAACGGGAGCATAGTGTATGGAATGGAGCGAAGTGGCGATGATAGTGTTCTCCTGCGTGACAGCCAACCACCTTGGTCTGATTGCCGCCATTGAGGGGATTGTCAAGCACAAGCTGCCCGTTATCAACTGCGGGAAGTGCTTCAGTTTCTGGGCGGTGATGACATACGGCTTTCTGACTTGTACTGACCTTTTTCGTGAGCCCACGAAAATGATATCTATGACTGCCGCTTCGTTCCTCTCTTCCTATGCGGCCACATGGCTACAACTGTTATTCGCATTCATTGACAAGCAATACGGTAGGATTTATGGAAAGATTTATTCAGCAGCAGATACAGCCGATGACGGAGCGTAGCGTGCCCCAAGCACCATGTCCGTTCTGTCCGTCGAAGCAAAGCGTCTCTGTGCAAGCTACGAAGATGGCAGAGACGGAAGTTAAACCCAATAAAAAGAAGAAGAAATGACAGCAGAAGAAATGAGACAGGAGTTCAACGCCCTCTATAATATGATGGCAAGCTCCGACAAGGTAGAGAACATGCACGTCTTCGGGCAGGTACTGAAACGGATGTTTTACTGGTTCGTGAACAACAAGTCAAGTGAAGCAGAGGAGTTCCTGAGTCAGCTCGAAAGCATCCGCTGGAAGAACTACCTCACACCGCGCGAGGCCGAAAGGATTGTCGGCGACATGGTTCCGAGTGCACCGTGGAGCTGGGAGCAGTGGAAGGCGGCGATGGAGAAGCACGACTTTGAGCTTGAACATGAGCCATGCTACAACAGCTGTGCCTTGTTCGCAGTCATGAACATGGAAATGTCGGATAGCAAGAAGACATTGGAGAAGTATATTGACAGCGACAAGCTATTTAATGCCGTCTATGAACTCGCGGTTGACAAACTCACAGACAAAGATGAGAACTTCAATGTGAGGCACTGGAGCCTATGAACACCTACCGTGAGCTGTTACGCATGAAGCTGCTGGAGGATATGTGCGGGAAGATGTCGCCAGAGGACAAGCGCACCTTCGTACAGCTTACCATGCAGGATAAGAGCCGTGACGACATACTACAGGCACTACAGAAGCAAGAAAGGGAGATTGGCGAAATACACAGGAAAGTATCAGGCCAGACATGGCTTTCTGACTTCAGCAGCAATATAGCTGGAAATGCCTTGTGGGACGGGCTCGTGTGGGTAGGCTCGCGGCTGCTAAGAAGGCTATGAGGAAAAAGACGAAACCAAACGAGAGACTTGACGTGAAGGTGCTGGCAAGATTCCTTTGCGCCAATGACGGCTGTACAGACTATACGTTCAGCCGATACGTGGCAAGACTATGACCATCACTTTGCCGTGTTGGTTAGGGTGGCAGCAATGTCACCCTATTTTTATTCCCGAAAGCCGTAATATGCAAAATATTCGTTAAATACTGTTTGGTTAATAAATATTTTAGTATCTTTGCAGCATATTAGTATTTAGGATAGCAAATATATGAACACAGAACAACTGCCAATCACACAGGTATTCCCCAACATCGGACAGGTGAAGGGACTGCCGAAGAACCCGCGCTTCATACGCGACGAGAAGTACAAGAAACTGGTACAGAGCATCAAGGATGACCCTGAGATGCTCGAACTGCGAGAGCTGATAGTATATGACACGGGCAACCCAGACCTCGGCTACGTCGTGGCTGGCGGCAATATGCGCTACCGTGCCATGAAGGAGCTCGGCTACAAGGAAGTGCCCTGCAAGGTGCTGCATACGGGATTCCCCATCGAGAAGCTGCGCCGCATAGTGCTGAAGGACAACTCCAGCTTCGGCGAGACGGACTTCGAGCTGCTGCTCAACGAGTGGTCGATGGACGAGATAGAACTTGCCGCCATAGACCTTCCCGACCTCGGACAGGCATTGGAGGATGATGTGGCTAACGGTGGCTCTATAGGCGGTGCAGAAGGCAGCGGTGCGGAAGGCTCGCTCGTTGCTCCAGGGGTGTCACCAATGGAAGAGAGTTCTGTGACGGAGGATGATGATTTCGAGCAGAACGATATAGAGACGGATGAGATTATCAAGGAGGGGCAGATGTGGAAACTCGGAAGGCATTTGCTGCTTTGTGGTGACTCAACAAAACAGGAGGATGTTCAACGTCTTTTTCCGAATGGAGAACAGGCTCACATATGGCTGACCGATCCTCCTTATGCGGTAAACTATGGTTTTGACGGCAGTATGCGTGCTGAAAAGGGTGATGGTTTACTCGTACTAAACGACAATCTCTCTGGTGAAGGATTTCTTGAATTCCTTGTAAAAGCTTTTACAGAAGCAAAACAAATATTGCAACCAGGTGGGACTTATTATATTTTCCATTCTGACAGTAATAGCTACTATTTTAGGCTTGCGCTTATGAACGCAGGGGATATGACACTACGTCAGACACTGATATGGAACAAAAACTCGTTCGTTATGGGCAGGCAAGATTACCAATGGAAACATGAGCCTTGCCAACCAGCAGGTACGATGGTGCAAACTACGGAAGGTCTTAAACCCATTGAGGCGTTGACAAACAAAGACCGAGTAATCACATTTGATACTTTCAGTGGGCAAGTAAAAGGCTATCGTAATGGTGGCTATGCCATAGAAACTGCAAGTCGGAAATACAACGGTTTGATGTATTCCGTTACCGTTGACGGAAAGACAACTCGCGCTACTGATAACCATGAGTTCAGCATTAGATTTAACGGAAAAAACCGAAAACGCTATTGCACCTATATCATGAGACGTGGCGACTGGTGGCGTGTAGGTCATACTGTTGCCTATGACGCTCGTCAGTTTGGACTCAAAAGCCGATTTAATCAAGAAAAGGCTGATGAAGCGTGGCTGCTTGACTTATACGACAACACTTTGGATGCGCAGGTAGGTGAACAGATACTTGCAGTAAAATACGGGATTCCATATACACATTGGGAGGTACAGCGTGGTTTAAAACATCCTGACTATACAAAGATAAGGAATGAAGAGCAAATTTCAAATATTTACAGCTCCCTTGACCTTGCAACGATGCAGGAGAATGCTCATCGCCTACTTCACGACTTTGGACGTTCAGAGAGATTCCCACTTATTGACAGAAAGAACATTCACGAGCGTTTCAGTACACGAGTAACGGCAAAAGTAAATGCATGTAACCTTGTTCCTGAGTTAATGCAGATTCCTATTCCAACTGGTGATAGTGTAACTGCTCCTAATTTTCATTGGAAATCAATTGATGCGGTTACATTTGAGCCGTTTGAAGGTATGGTTTATTCTCTTGCTGTAGAAAAGCACAACCACTATATTTCTGACGGAATAATTACCCACAATTGCCTTTACGGATGGAAGGAAGGTGCAGGTCATAACTGGTACTCTGACCGCAAGCAGTCAACTGTAATTGATTGGGAAAGACCGACAAAATCCTTGGACCACCCTACGAAAAAACCTGTAGGGTTAGTAGGTTATCTGATGAAAAATAGTTCAAAAAAGGGTGATGTTGTGTTTGATGGATTCGGTGGTTCTGGCACTACGTTGATAGCTGCGGAACAGTTGGGTAGAACATGCCGTATGATTGAACTTGCCCCTCACTATGTTTCTGTAATATTGGCTCGTTACATAAAGCATAAGCACAACTATGCTGATGTGTTCCGTATTGAGCCTGATGGGTCTCAAAAAAGTATAATGGAGATTTACGACAGGGAAACGTTGGACGCTTGGGCTGAGTAGTAAGCAATGGCACAGGAGGTAGCAGTGGCACGGGAAGGGGGCGTGAGAGCCTTGAACGCGGTGAGAGAATCGTTGCCGCGCCCGCTGCCAACTTCTCCCGCCAAGCGCAGCGGAAAGCGAAGCAGCAGGCTACTGCCGGAGCTGAAGGCAAGCGACATCATAAACACCCACGAAACCTTCAAAGGCGGCGGGTCTCTCACCATACTTGCGGAAAGGACTAACGAGGGGCTGGCGAGCAAGGAGAACATGGAGGTGTACCGCAAGGAGAAGACCATGTCGAGAGCCTTGGCGAAGGACGGCCACAACGTGGTACTGAGGCAGGACGATAAGAAGGGCGAGACCTACGACATCACCATTGACGGAAGGCCAGCCGACCTGAAATGGTGCACGAGTACCAAGTATATGCTCTCCCACGCCGAGAAAGCCACCACGAAGCAGGGAGCCGAAATGACGGTGTTCATGTTGGACGGGAAATGGCGTAAGTTCCGTGACAAGATTCACGAGCTGTCGGAGAAAGGCTATCACGGTTACTACATCAAGAGGTCTGGTGAAGTGCGGACGTATTAAAAGCATCAAACCCCGCCGAAGCGAGGTTTGGATTCGGTTACACAACTTGCCGCTATGAGCGGAAGCCCTGTGCCTGTCCGATGATGTTTAGCGTCATATCGGCTTCAATGACGATACAAAGATAAGCAATTTGTTTGAGACGTGCAAGTCATGGGCGCGTAATTTAAAGAGATTTAGCAAAATAATATGAGTAACGAACTTTAAAGCAGGAGAATATGGCAAAGAAGGTGAAGCAGCTGACAACGTCAGAGACGCGAATAATAAAGCGTTCTGATATTCGGAAAAACCCTCTCAACCCAAAAATTCACCGTGAGGACAGGATAAAAACACAAGAGAAAAACCTGAAAAAGGTTGGCTATCTCGGTGGCATAGTGTGGAACGAGACTTCGGGAAACCTTATTGACGGCCATCGCAGAATATCTGCAATGGATTTGTACTACGGCTACGACGGCACTCCAGAGACGGACTACGAGGTGAAGGTGGAGGTGGTACACATGAACGAGCAGGAAGAGAAACAGCAGCTGGCGTACATGGCGGCAGGCGACACTTCGTACAACCTTGACCTCCTTGCCAACTTCGCCGACGAGATAGACCTTGGCGAGATAGGTCTTGACCAGAGCGAGATAGACGACATCCTGAATATCGCCACGGGAGGCAGCGAGGAAACGCCAGACCTTTTCGGTGAAATGCTGAAACCCACCAAGGCCGTGCCAGAGAAAGGCTCTGAGGAGTACGAGGCGAACAAGGCAAAGGTGAAGGAGGGGAAGGCAAAGACGCGGGAAATAGCGCAGCGCGATGCCCTGAACGATGCGGCGCACATAACGCTGTCGTTTTCCAGCTACGACAACTTCGTAGCCTTCTGCGACATGATGGGCATCGCACCCGACGCGAAGTTTGCAAAGGGTGAGGAACTTCTGAAAATGTTTGAATAAATGTGTTAAACTAAAATATATGAGTTATGGCAAACGAAAGAAAAGAGAGAAGGTCAAGAGCGGCGCGAACCAGACAGCTGAGTGAGGAAGGCAGGGAACAGTATGAACGTGACCTGCGCCCGCACTGCTTCAAGCCAGGACAGAGCGGCAACCCCGCAGGGAGGCCGAAGGGAGCCAAGGGCAAGAACAGGATTCCCGAACTCCTTAAAAGCGTCCTTGGGGCAAAGAAGGCCGCTGAGATTGACGGGTTGAGCATAGACGAGGTTGATTACATCGAGAACCTTGTCCTTGCCCTTGGTGTCAAGGAGCTGAACAAGCTCGGATCGTCGGACGCTTCGCCCGCGTACCTCACCACCCTTACCCGTGCCGCCATCATGGATATGAAGAACGGTCGCACGAAGGTCGTGGACTTGCTGCGTGACCGCCAGTTCGGAGCGGTGAAGAAGGAAGTGGACGTGACAACCAACGGTGGTAGTCTTGGCGCACCAACATCCATGACACCCGAAGAGGCGAAGCAAGTGTTGAAGAAGATTGAGGAGGAGTATTAGGCATGATTAAGATTGTCGATGTCCGCATATACCTCACAACCGTTGTTATGATGGTTGAGCCTACCGTTGAAGAGTGGGAAAAGTTCTACGAGGATTATCAGGAGTATCTTACGGAGGACGACTACAAGTGCATCATGGATGATATTAAAGACCCCAAAAGATGCAATGGCTGCACCACTTCCCTCGACAAAGGCGACTTCTGCGTATTCGTTAGGCATAAGGATAACTGCGGTGATATTGCACATGAGATATTCCACGTCGCCAACAAAATCCTTTGCCGTTGTGAGGTGAACCACGATGCGGATGCAGAACCGTGGGCATACCTGATAGGATGGCTTACGACAGAGTTTTACAAGATGTTAGAAGAGGAAACGAAAGAAGGCGAAGCAGATGGCTGAACTGTACGACACCGACATCCTGCGGGCGTGGACGCTGAAAAGCTCGCTCAACTTCACACGCTACTTCTTCAAGGAAGGGCACGACATGAAGTTCATCATAGGTGGACACCATAAGCTCATCTGTGATGCGCTCGATGACGTGCTCAACGGCAAGTGCAACAAGCTCATCATCAACATTTTTCCGAGGTCGGGCAAAACAGAGATTGCCGTCAAGAACTTCATCGCTATGGGCTTGGCGGTCAATCCTGCTTCCCGTTTCATCCACCTTTCCTACTCTGCAAACCTCGCACAGGACAACTCTATCGCCGTTAAGCAGATAGTGCAGTCTGAGGCTTATAGGTCACTCTACCCCACCCGCATCACATACGGAAAGAACATGAAGAGCCAGTGGGACACCGACCAGGGAGGCGGGCTTTACGCCACTTCTACGCTCGGCCAGATTACAGGCTTCGGTGCAGGTCTCGTCGAAAAAGAGGGGGAACCGTACCGTTTCAGCGGTGCTATTGTCATCGACGACCCCATCAAGCCAGAGGATGCCCTGTCGGACGTGGTGCGTGAGCGCGTGAACCGCCGCTTTGAGACAACCATCCGTAACCGTGTCAATTCCCGCAACACGCCTATTGTCATCATCATGCAGCGATTGCATGAGCATGACCTTTGCGGCTATTTGCAGGAGGTGGAGCCAGACGATTGGAGGGTGATTTCCCTGCCAGCCATATCTGTAGATAAGAACGGTGAGCGACAGTCCTTGTGGCCGTACAAGTTCACCGTAGAGGAACTTGACAAGATAAACAACGCCAACAGCTTTGTCTTTGAGACTCAGTACATGCAAAACCCGACCCCGATGGAAGGCCTGATGTACGAGCACCCGTTCAAGACCTACGACATACTGCCGAACAAACGCCTTGGAGTGGTCTGCAACTATACCGACACGGCAGACACGGGAGCTGATTACCTCTGTTCCATCGACTACCTCGCCATGAAGGACGGCTATTATATCATTGATATTTTGTTTACGAAGAAGTCGATGGAATACACGGAACAGGCAGAAGCGCAGATGCTGTCGAAGGACGAGGTGCGCTACTGTGCCATCGAGAGCAACAACGGTGGCAGGACGTTTGGAAGGAACGTGGAAAGGCTGTGCCGTGAGTATGGCAACGCAAAGACCACCTTCTTGCCTTTTACGCAGACGAAGAACAAGCAGGTACGCATCTTCCAACGGTCGGCAGAGGTGAACAACATGATAATCTTTCCGTCGAATTGGGAACGCAGGTGGCCGGAGTTTGCCAGCGGAGTGAAGTCCTACCGAAAGGAGGGAAACAATGCTCACGACGACCATTGTTTTGTAGCAGGTACTAAAGTCGCTACTTTATGGGGTAACAAGAACATAGAAAATGTCAAGGTTGGAGATTATGTTATTACTCCTTTTGGCTTGCGAAAAGTACTTGCAAGTGGGAAAACAGGCCATAAAAATGTTATAAAACGTTTTGGTTTGACTGCCACAGAAGGACATCGTGTTTTCAATGCTAAAGAGTTTAAAGAAATTTGCAAGTGTGATGAAAAAGCTTTATCTTTGTACGGATTTAAAGAGCAGATGAAATGGAGGTTAAACAGATTATTACTTTCAACGGAATCGAATACCGTCTTATGGGGAAGGGAAGGTATTATCTCAGTCAGTCAAAGAGCAACGAAGGACGAAAAGGTGCTAAGAGCCTGCATGTCGCTGTGTGGGAGTTTTATAATGGACGGGAAGTACCTAAAGACTGCTGCATTCATCACAAGGACGGCAATACTTTTAATAACGACATCAGCAATTTGGAGTGTTTACCGATTAAGCAACACTTATCGGAACATGGCAAGAAGAGGTGGCAAGATCCTGAATACCGCGAGAAGATGGCTGTGCATCAATACGAAAGATGTGCTGCTGCAACGGAATGGCACAGAAGTGAAGAGGGGAGAGCATGGCATAAAGTACACGCACATTGCAAAAAAAAGAAAAAGGTCAGTATTTGCAGGTATTGTGGACGTGGTTTCTTATCTGTCTACACGGATGCAAGCTTCTGTAGCGACAAGTGCTGCGAAATGTACTATTATCACCAACCTACATACACAGCAGTTTGCATACAATGTGGAAAAGAATTTAAATACGGAAAGGCGAAACCAAGTCGCCCAGACCGCAAATTCTGTTCCCATTCATGTAGCACAACATACAAAAACCTCCACCCTAAAGGACGTGTATAATATCACCGTTGAAGATGTCGGTTGTTTTTATGCAAACGGAATACTTGTATCAAACTGCGACTGCCTAACGGGAATTGTGGAGCGTGGGAGCCTTATCGGTGGAGCATCCGACTCGCAGATACTTTCGGATTTTCTATAGGCAAGAGAGGTCTACCCTCACGGGCAATTATATATTTACATTGACGTAACGTCACCAATTTCTTCAGCACAATGTTGCACTTCGCTGTATCTACCTTTCATTTTGTATGCTCATACAATTATAATGAAATCAGGTACTTATTTTTCGGTGCTGTATCTACCTTTCATTTTGTATGCTCATACAACTTGGGGTGCACAAGACTTGGTGCTGCGTTTGCTGTATCTACCTTTCATTTTGTATGCTCATACAACGCGCAAGCAGGATATTACCCACCAATGGAAGCTGTATCTACCTTTCATTTTGTATGCTCATACAACACGTATCTTCCTGTTCTCGCATCCCTTGCAGCTGTATCTACCTTTCATTTTGTATGCTCATACAACCTCACGAAAATTTAGGATTCCTGTTTTTCAGCTGTATCTACCTTTCATTTTGTATGCTCATACAACAGATAGTTCATAAGTGCTTGTCAGCCTTACGACAAGGGCGTACAGCCGCCCCGTTGGGAAGCACATTGCTATGCTGCATCTTTGTCTTTATGTTCTTTTTCCGTTTCTTTAGGGGAGGCAGTTTCAAGAGCGGCAACCGCCTCTCTCACGAAGTCGCGACTTTTTAGTTCAAACTTCGCGGCATCAATAAGGAGTCGGGAACGGTTGTTCATTTGCTTCAGTATGCTCACGGTGAGCTTTCCGCGCTCAATATCTATATCCTGTTTTTCGTTTTTTTCAATCAGCTTTGCCATGTACTCGTCCAAGGCCATGCCGCTAACTTTTGTGTCTAATGCGAATCTGTTCATAATAGTTTTTATTTGTCTGAATCTACATGGAATGTACGTTGCTTATTACACCGATTGCCGTAATGGTCTGTTTATGCTTACGGCTGTATGTTGCCTACTTTTTCGGATGTGTCACACCTATTGCTCAATTTAATACGTTCTTGGTTTTGCTGTATGTTGCCTACTTTTTCGGATGTGTTACACCTAACTCTTTAGAAGTCAAACGGAAAGGCAACTTACGGAGTGGTCAAACCTCCGCATAAGGCACTACAGCGTACCCGGTATTTTGTCTTATTCTTCATTCTCTTTATCCTTGTCAACTATCATCTTTATGCCCACCATCTTGCACTTGTAGGAAATCTTGTCCTTCAATCCGTAGTAGCTCCAGTTACGCAGCACAAAGGGCTCACCGTTCTGGTTGTCCTCTTTTGCCTTGTCCTCACGTGTCGTCTGGTTGAGCAGCACTATCTTGCCGCATCCGTGATTCACGGCAAGGTCGACGAGCATACGGCTATAGGTGTGGAGCTTGGTGTCAACGTAGTTTTTCTCCTTCTCGTGCCAGCGCTTAATAGCCTGACACTTGCGCTTGCGCCCCTTGCCGCCCTCGGAATAGCGGTTGTTTATCTGGCAGCGGTGCACGGCCTCCTGAATCTGGCGGCGGCGGTAGTTGAACTCCTCCTTCGTGCCAATCTCCCACCACTTATACCCGCTGTCATACTCCTTTGCTGCCCTCACGTCACAGGTGCAGATAATAGGATTCATCACGCCAAGGTAGGCATACATAGTCTTTTTCTCGTCGAGCTTCACCTCCTTCTTGGGAATATCCATGCAGAGCAGCAGGAAGACCTTCTTGCCGTCGAACTTGAGCGATGATGTGCACATCTTGTACTCTCCGCTAATCACGCGTTCTACGATGAGCCTGTTGCCGCTGCGGTCACGCCCGAAGCGCATCTGGAAGGGTACGCCCATCAGTGTGAAGAAGCAGCCTTCGCGCTTCTCACCCTCGCCGTTGGTGTACTCAGCAAAGCGGAGGTTCAGGAATCTGCCGGCCTTGAACGGCACTGGCATGTTCTGCTTGTAGGAGCGCAACGACCTGTCCCACATGCCGCGCTTGCGGTCATCCGCGTACATCTTCTGCGCGTTCTGTAGCACACAGGAAATTGTGCCCATGTCGGCCTTACCCTTGAATGCTTCGCTCGCGGCAACGTATGGTGCGTTCTGCTTCGTGGCCTTGTTGCCCCTCACGCCAAGGAACTCTATCAGCTCCTTGTCTTCAGCCGAAAGGTATGGCATGGTGTTGTCAAGGGCAAAGAGGTGGCTCATTGCCATGTTTGCCACTTTCACGGCTATGTCTCTGTTGGCATAGAGCTTATCGTAGTATGCCCTACGAAGGTCTTTGTCGTCCTCACAAACGAAGACCTCAATTTTTCTTGTTATTACCATATTGTTACCGTTTTTGTATTTTTTTGTATAACGGCTGCCGCTGTATGTACCTTGAATATTCATACCATTTACAGGCGCACCAGTTTCTCAGGCAACTGCTCCAGCGCTGTATGTACCTTGAATATTCAGACCCTTTACAGGAGAATCTGAAATGATAAAGTAGCTGTATGTACCTTGAATATTCAGACCCTTTACAGGAGGTACTTCATAAGTGGCTGATGCCCTTACGTTAAGGCGGTACAGCCCGCCCGAAATATTGTTGCTTGTTTCATTCGTCATGCTCGTTTTCGTAATATGATGCAAAGATACGAAATATATTTAATATATGCATAGTTTGGACTACCGTTTTGGCATAAGTTAGCTATATTTTGCATATATTACCCATTATATGTTTTGTTACCAAATATTTTCGTTTTTGACACCATGCCCCATGTTGCCAGACTTCCAAAAAACCCTAAACTTCTGTACTTTTTTGCTGCAATCCCGAAAAAAGTGTTATCTTTGCCGAAAATATCACCATTATGACATTACAGCAGGAAATACAAGCCATTGTGAACGATGCGAGCCTGAACTACGATGCCAAGGCTGAAAGGCTGTTGCGTATTATCACGAAGCAGGAACTGAGCGCCGTGCTTCCAAGGCCTGTGCAAACGATTGCATTAAAGGAGCCGCTGAAGCCCAAGACCACGGGCATGAAGACGCTGATGCTCTCCATCCACAAGGTGTACCTCGATGCCATCCTTGCTGGTACGAAGAAGATAGAGTATAGGGATTGGGGGAATCAATACTACGTGAACAAGTGTAGCTATGAGGAGGACGGCAAGCGCTACCTGCGGCCTTACGACGCGCTTGTGCTGTACGTGGGCAGGGGCAAGAATGCGCTGACGGCCACCGTTGCGCTGACGGATATAACGTGCGACGGTACTTACCTGATGTTCCATCTCGGCAGGGTTCTTTACACTAACGCGCAGGGCTGGCAGCAGACGGTTTGATTTAAGGCGGTTTGCTTTGCCGTTGTCGCAAAGAAGTCTGTTGTGTGGGATGGTTACCCGCAAACAAGAAAACGAGGCCGTGTGAGCCTCGTTTTTTCATTAAGCTATGTGTTAATCATCAATCATCTGCTCGCTTATTGCAGGCTCGCGCATACAGACCTCAGTAATTTAGCTTTTGTAATCAAAAAAAGCCCCAAGTATGCGTTTCACAACGTCCTTGGGGCAACCCTTAGTTAAAAGGCGACGGGTCGCGAGTATGATTGAGACCCAATCGCCACACGGCAATATGCCGTGCTTCGCTGGCGGTCAGCTTGCCATAAACCACGCCCTGCTGTAAGGCAGGTGACGCAGGTTTGAGTAGAGGCAACCGCCGTATTCTTCAAAGTGTCCGAAGAGCTTTATCTTGCCCTCGTGCATGAAGGCGAACTTACTGCCACCGATAATCTGGTTGACGGTGTATCTGAGCATGTCGCCGTCATAGCCGTCCTTCTTGATGGCCGGCACGAGGTACTTGCGGAATGCCTCCTCGCTGTCCGTCCTGTCGCCGTGCGGTGTAATCGGGAGTACACCGTTGTGGGCGAAGTAGGTGTCCGTGGCCTTGTCGTAGAACGGGTGGGTGTTCTTGATGCTCACAGACCCGTGGGTAGCCCACCGAAAGTGTATGATGACAGGCTCGCTCTTCGGGACGGCCTTCAGGTGCTCGTAGAAGTCCTCGAAGTCCATGCTGTGATAGGACGTGGACTTGCTGACGAATCCGCAGCCATCGTGGTTCATGTTATAGGCTTTTCTCAATTCACTCTTCGGTGGCAGGCTTTTACCTGCCGGACGTATTATTATCACGCACATAATCGTTTTTTATTGTTTGATGGTTTGACTTTTTTCGTTTGTGTCTGAGGCGGTTTCAAGCCCCACCGTCGCGTTTTCTTGCTGGCGGTGGGGTGATTGTGCCTTTATGCCACTCTGCGGCCTGTACGAGCCTCAAACTCGCGTCTGCGGCTGGCGAACCAGTTCTTCTCGGTCTGCGTCAAGAAGGGGATGTCCTCGATGCGGTCGATGTTCTCGGTGAGGCGGTTGGTCTTGCTGAACTCTACCAGCTTGCCTAAGAACTTTACCCAATGGCTAATCTTGGTGAAGTTGGTCGAGCCCTGATGCTGTCTGAACTCGATGGTGCTGTGGGCGCTGTAGGCGTTGGCGTTGACGCTGTGGTAGCGGTTGTTATCCAGGGCAGCCCGCATATCATTCTTTGTGGTGGCATCGAGCACTGCGTACTCGTGTTTGCGGAGGCTTGCGCACCAGCGGGCATTTCGTCCTCTGCGGCTCGGTGCGAGAAAGCTCTCGATGGCGGTCTCAAGGCGCATGTAGTTCACGAAGACGTTGCAGTACTCTTGGTCGGTAAGGCTGGCTGCGCCGATGTGTACGTGCAGTCCGCAGCTGCTGTTGGCGGTAGCGCCAATTTCGCGCAGGCTATTGCAGCATGCCTGTAGGCTCTCAAAGCCGTCCGTGCTGTTCAGGGCTGGCGTGACGCACTCGGCAGGGTTCGTGCCGTTGATGCTTCTGTCGGTGGTCAGCTTGTACTGAGGCATGTCGCGGTGGTTGTAATACACCTGGTCGTACACGCTGAGTCCGTTGCGGCGGGCAGCGTTGAAGAAGTCGGTGTAGCAGCAACCTACGCACTCTATCTCTACGCCAAAGGTGTAGGTGAAGATGGCAGGGCGGGTACGGTGGCCGCGTGGCGTCGGCAGGGGCATCGAGGCGCGGGCAAGCACCATTGCCTCGTATGGCGTTACGCCAAGCTTTACAAGGGCTTCTTGCTTCTTGTTGGCACTCATTCTGGCGGTCAGAATCTCGTTTGTCAGCTCGGTAAGGGACTTATTGGTATTCATACTCGTTTGCAACTGGCCTTTACGTTGCGGGGTTCTAAGGGGTTGTTTCGTTTTGTTGGTACAAAGGTACGAATAAGGTGTCTTATATCCAAATATGTTAGCTCTATTTTGCATATAAGGCGCGTCTTTAGCTTCTGTTAGCTGTAAAAATGCCGTAACACTCTCTTTTTCTTGCGTTTACGGCATTTCTCTCTATCATTACGCGAACATTAATATAATATAAACGGTCAAGTACCTTCATATCGTGTATCTTAATCCGTGTAATCCGTTGAATCTGTGTTTGTTCATACCTTCCTGACCTTGATCAGTTCGGGATTGTCGTAGCGGTTGCCGACCACCTTGATGGCCGCGTCGCCGCCGTTCCTGCACAGAGTGCCGCCGTGCCTGCCGTCGGGATGATAGAGGCAGAAGGCCGCCGCGTCGTTGTCGTAGCCGACGTAGGCCACCCGTCGCGCGTCATCGCCACGATGCTGGGCTGGTCAACCATTTTGTGCCCCTTGCGCCACTTGTCGGCACCAGGCACGTTGAGCATCCTCGTGTCGGGCGTGCCGAACACGAAGCCGTCCGTCGTCGGCACGTTGTCCGACTCAAAGAAATAAGCCTTGTTTGGCTTCGCTCTGAATTTGATTTCTCTCATAATCGTTAGTCCTTTTCGTTATATGATTCCAGATTCGTCAGTCTGCGCTTCAAGTCCTCGACCTCGGCGGCATAGATGCCCGTGAGCGCTTCGATGAGCTTGTCCGTGTGCCCTGCCGGCACCTGGAAGTGCTGCACGCCCACCTGCTTCCCGTCACGCCTGCGGAGGTCGAAGGCGACGTGCGCCATCGGTGTCGCGTTGGCCGTCCTGACCCCGTTCAGCCGCTCCGTCTCCTTCATAAACCAGATGATGGCCTCCCGCAGATGCCTCGCCGCCGGGTATAATTCTGCCTTCGTCATAATCGCCTTTTCCGTTTTAAATTATTTGTTTGTCTTGATTCGATTTCGCCTCTTGTATCTTGCGGATGCGCTCTTCCTGCTCGCGGCGTTCCCGCTCCCGGTTGTAGGGACGGATGCAGCCCGTCTCTTCCAGTTCGCGGAGCATTTCCTCCATATTGCCGACCGCGATATACAAGCCCTCGATGACCTGACTGACGGAGCAGTGGTCGAACTCGTGGCCGAAGCCTGCAAACTGCAACGTCTCGTCCTGCTTCAAGCGGTCGATGGCGTCGAAGATGCGCTCCCTCCATGCCTTTGCCAGCATACGGGGACGAATGTACTGCGTGGTCTGGTAGTCATCCTCGGTCGTAGCTGGGTGCGGCACCACGTCCATGTAAGCCTGCCCGAAGGTCTTGAAGCATACCACGTCGGAACGGTGCGGGTCGTCGTTCTTCACGTGGATGATGTCGGGATAGTCCATCACCTCCATCCGGCGGTAGAACTGCCGGTTAATGAGCTTGTTCGCCTCGATGGGCGACGGCTGTTGCTTCTTTGCTTTGCTGTTGCTGGTCATCGTTCAGTCCTCCCATAGTTTTGTCCCGTCGAGCGTGGTGCGTCGGCCCAGTACTTCGACGAGGTATTTCTTGCCTTTCTCCGCTCCCCATTCCTCGCGGCCCTCTCGGTACTCGATGCCT